ATTAATAACCAATAATAAATCCATCCTTGTGAAAATACGCTAATATCATATTCAAATGCTTTCCAGATGAGTCCTAAGTACTTTTGATATAGTTCTGTAAATGTCATATTTAACTCCTTTAAATTTTCCATTGAGTTTTACGGTATTCTTTCCAAGATCGTTCAAATCTACAGTCATTATCACGGTCATTTCTGATATGATATAGCATGTGGCAGGAATAGTTTTTAATTATCCCTGACAGAATTTGCATACCTGTTGTTTTTGAAGGTAGAATTACTTTATCGGCAAACCTTGGGTTTATCTTCCCTCTTTTAGTGTAGACTGATCTCCATTTTGGATTGTGTCGTCTCATAGTTTTAGGTTAGATGAATCTATATGATTATTTTGTATGAGCCAGATCAGGACGTTTGCCAATGCAGACGCTAAATTTTCACCGTTTTTATTAATTAGGTTTTCACAATCTGCAAATGTTAAGTACCCGATATTATATTGAACGTGTGAATTTACACACCTTTTTCTTATCCTTAATAGATATTTTCTATCAATCAAGCATGGCACCATTTCCATTAGTTCTGCTACGGAATAAGCAGGTAAGCAATTTATGCTTAACTTTTTTAAAAATGGTGGACCTATTGCAATTGTGTTAGGATCTTCAAACATGTACTTCCAGTATGAGGTGCATTTGATGCCTAATTTGAACAGTTTTAAACCTTGATCATAACTACATAATTGGTCTTTAAGTTCCATGTTATTTTATGAGTTCAATGTGAGTACGTGCGTATTCAATGCGTTTTAAATGGGAAATGCTATCAACTTTATCAAGAGTATTTTTGAAAATATCTTGTATAAAATCGTCAACGGCATCGATTAAAGGTTGTGTGTTTTTACGGTCTTTAAATTGCCCGTTTTTGGCGAATTTCTCAAGAAGGTCAAGAAGATCATTTCTATGATATACAACTTCTCTGACTCCTTGATTTTTAAATAGATCTTTTACATAATCAAGAGGTATTATAATAACCGGTTCCGCTGGTATAATTTCCCATATTGGCTGCGTGCCCTCGTGTAGACTATAATCGTGATCTGAATCTTCACCACTACCAATAATAAAAGAATGGCCATTTCCTTTTAATGTGTCACCTTGGTTCGATTTATTATAAGCATCAGCTAGCGTCATTTTTTCATTTTTCATAATCAACTCCTATTATCCATCCCATGTTTACGAGAAATAAGCGGTTTTTTATTGTACCTATTTATCTTTAAAATTGATCTGCTTCTTGAATTGTGAGAGTTGGATAATCTATTTGTGTTATTGATATCTAACTCTCTCTTAATGTGAAGTTGCTTTCCGAAGGTATGAGTGTATCCATATTCCAGTTCACGGTCTTGGATATATCGTTCTATTTTTATTGGAATTGCCTCAAATTTTACAATCAAATCATCAATACTAGGTTTCTTTTTAAGAAAACTATCCCATGGTGAGTCATTGACTAATATAATATTATTTTTAACGAACCCTTTTATCCCTGACCATAATTCATGTTCAACCACTGCTCTTCTTCCAAATGATAATACCGGTAAACCACCTGCTTTTAATTCATATGATTCTTTTTCGTCAAACATATAGAGGTCTATGTCATCGTGATCAGATATCAATTCCCTCAACTTTTCGACAACCTCATCGTGGCCATTCCCTATTATTAGTATTTCCATTATGTATTAGCGTTTTGAAGATGGTATTCTATACATTCTGATAGTATCTCAGAGGGCGAAAGTTGACGTTTTTTAGCTTGGTCTTTGATGTGTTCTTGGTGACGTTCTGACAGATTTAGGTAGTTAACATCTTTTGGTGGTGGTTCTGGTTGTGGCATTTCGTCTCCTGATTGATTTTAACTTTGCAATTCATCTTTTTTTCTTTCAATATTTAAACTTTTAAGCATAAATCCTTCCATATCAATATCAACAGTGTAAATAGGATATTTTTTACTGACCGCCCACGCCAAAGCGTCTTCTTTTGATTCAAAATCACTTTCCAAATTTCCAGATGAACAAAATCCTACCTGATATTCATTCATCTTTTTCCAAACGAAAAAACTGTCCGTCTCATCACCGGTATTTATCAATACGGCAATATCATCATAATTGTGATATTTTATAAATATTTCTTTTTTCTCAGACAATATTTTCTTAATATACGCCTTCATTACTTCTTTTGGGTCTGTTATGTAAGTTGTCACTTTTGTCTCCTGATTTATTATCCCTTAAAAATACTTCTGTGACTGGCTTTAATTTGGTAAGTGTTTTGTCTAACCATTATACCAACCTTTTCAAGCCATAACATGATTTTACTGAGTTCGTCGTCAGATCTCCAGTCAACGCCAATTAATTTTAAGCCGAAACCAATTTTTAAGCCGTTGAGATTGTGCATATGCGTCCATGTTTCAAGAAGCAGTTTCTTAAGGCTGTCCTCGTTTTTACGTAACCATTTTTCATTTCCAAGTGTTTCCTTTAGGTTGTTCAATTCGTCTCCTTTAGTATTCACACATCCATAGCAGGGATGTGTGAAGTTTTGGTTAATTTAATTAGTCCCACCGATCAAGTTTATATTTTGACTTAATTCCTGAAGATGTTACGACAAATTTTGCGTTCCAATTTCCATTACTCTGCAAAAGTAATCCACATGCAGATGCTGATTCTTCACCGGATATTTTGCCCTTACTTGAAAAAGACTCAATCGTTGACCTGATTGCCCTTAATTCTGATTTTAATGTTTCAGGAAATAAAGCCAGTGAACTGTTTCGGGTGTCCTTTGCGCCTTCCAATATAAACATAACCCCTTTTCCCTGATGAGAATACTTTCCTTCATTCCACATTGAAGGTTCAAAACAAACAGCGTTTACTACGCAATATTCACCAGTTTGAAGACCCCAAATATGACCTGCTGACCCACCTGAATACAGGTAATGAGAAACTGGGTTCCTTAATTCTTCTTTATCCCATTGCAAAATAGGAGGTGCATCTTCATGGGTCGCAGTAACCAAGGCAGCATAACTATTGCCACCATGCCCAATATACAGCTCGATCTTTTCGGCTTCAGGAAGGACATTTTTTGAGAATTTTTCCCAGGTGATCGTTTTTTCAGATGTAACAATCGTTTCTTGTTCTGGCTTTTCTTTTGTTTCAAGATGCGAGAAAATACCACCTTCACTTTCCTTCTTCCCAATATTTTTAGGTTCCCAAATAGACTCAATTTCGTCCAATCTTGCAAATCTTCGCTCTAATGACCTTGCAATACCCAATTTTTCAACAATCTTTTCAGCCTGTTCAATATTACCTTGGCTTGGCAATGCTTGGGGTCTTTGATATTTCAATGGGTGCATTTTATCAGCAAATCTTCGTTCTGCTTGGCTGAAGTCCATATCTGATTCGAGATCGTCCAAAAGTGTGCCAATCATTGAACTTCTAGGATGGCAGAAATCTTCAGGTGCATTAGCAATGAAACGCCATAGCATGTTATTTTGACGCTCTTCGTGTTTCGTTTTTCCCAATGAATCATGAACTTCTTTTAACCATTTTGCACAACCTAAAACTTTTTCTGAACGGTAAAGGTTGTCATTTTTCAAAAGAGTAACTGCTTGGGTTATGGTTTTAATCGAAAACTCTTCCAGTGCCCTGTTCATATTTTTAAAATCTTCTTTCTTCTCTGCTGATTCCTGAAAAGGAGTTTTTAATATATGATGGTGTGCAGGACAATCTTCAACAGACATGTGATGCCATAATTGCTTTCCGGTGTCGCCTCCACCTGTCATCGGTTCGCCAAGAATATGACTTTTTGAATAGAATACACCTGTCACTTTAGCTCGTGATACTCTCAGGTACATTCTGTCAACTGCATTTTTAAAAAACGCTGGTATACCTTCCGTTGGCCACATAACTGGTGTTGTTAATCCACTTTCATTAATGGAAATCAAACCACCAAAACTATTAACAAATCTACGGCAAGCATGGCAGACGTAATGTTGTCTATCTGTGGGAAGACTATCCAGAAATAAATCAAACAAATTTTCAGAATCTGTCATAAAAAGCTTTTCACTAGAACTGGCACTAAAGTTTTTCCTGATCTGAGAAGAAAATTCATTATACTCATGGTCATGATCACAGGTACTAACAACTGTTGTTTTCATATCGTCTCCTATTTAATTTGTTTGTGAATCTTTTTCTTTCCCGCTAAAAATAAATCAATAGCTCTACGAATACTTTCTGCAGGACGTGTTCCAGTCTCTTTGAAGTATTCTTTAAGCTCTTTGATTTGTCTTTCTTCTAAATGCACGTTTATTCTTTTCATGTTTTCATCGTATGCTTTGGTGTGTATGTCTGTCAACAACTATTTAATCTCCAAATACCACTTAAAAATATCGATTGATTCATCAATAGACCTTGAAATCTCACAACAATAACCAGCATCCTGAAGCCTTTTAAACCAAGTCTCTTGACCTTCCCTGATGTATCGAACGATTCTTGTATTTTTTATATAGATCGGTTTATCTTTGGTGAGTTCCCCTTTTTTAGTTTTATGCTCAATATAAAGCCCGTGGAAATCTTTTGAAGGATAAGCAAGGCAGACATCAAGTACCCCTGCCTTTACACCTTCAGCTTTTAAATTGGCCGCTTCTTTTTCGTTTCTACTGCCTCCGTTTGGGATGGCGTAGGCATTGTATAAAGCAGGATATCTATTTTTCATTAGATTTATCCATTGGAATACTGCTACTTGGATTTGATGTTCTTCTTTTTTCATGGCTTAGTATTTGGAATATCCGTAGTGAATGAAAATGTTATTTTTGTATCTTTCCCGCATTTGTCACACTCCCACTCAACTTCATATGTGTGAGGGACATCAAACTGAAAGGAAAGTGCATCAATATTTCTTTTGCCACAATGGGCACATTTCCAGTTAAATTTAGTCTTTTTCATTATGGAAATATTCTCACAAAAACAATCCGATTAACCCGATTTTAGTATTTCCTTCTTTACTGATAATACTTTTAATCTCAAAAGCTTTCCCGTTTAGAATTACTATTCCCTTTTTCATTTCTGGTGGGCGTTCTTTGATTATGTACATCTTACTTCCTTTGTGGATGCTTTCACCCATTGAGTTTATTTTTATCATTTTTTATCCATTTAAGTAATTCATCAGCAGAAGGATTCCCGTACTGTGGAAATTTATTATCCCATAATGAAGGTCCTAAATCCCTGACTTGCCAATTTGCTTTATCACCGTCTTCTGATCGCAAATAACAATATCTATCATCTACAGTTGCTATAAATTCAAGGTTTTCACCAAAAAGACAACCATCTATATTCATTGAGATAACATCTATTCTTGTATTAAAAAGAGAAAGGGATTTTCCTTTGTTCTTATCTTCTGGGATTAATCCTGCAAGTTCATCATATAAATCTTTTCTGAGCATTATCTTGTTCATTGTTGACCCATGCTCTTTTTGATACTTATTGATTGCTTCGAATAGTTCAGTTAATTTTGACATTCTTATCCTGTTATATAAATTTGTCCGGTTCCTTTGCAGACATTGCATGGCCCTTCGTTTTCTGGATATGCATAATTCCACCACCCAGTACCACCACACTCTGGACATCGTGTTTTATAGATACCGGTTTCATCTGGGTAAATGTTTATTTCCCGTTCAATCTCCCTTTTTCTGCCGGTATAAAGTATCGCTTTCATTTTATTCGTTTGTAGCTATAAGTCCCCTTAACCTCTCTGTTTAGAAATGATCCGATACTTTTTGCATTGCTGGCTTTGATTGAAACATTTTCAGGAACATCTGAATATTTATAGACACTTAAATTTGTAAAATGTACATACAAGTTATTATCATCCCACATTATTTTTTCAACATTTGAGGAATTGAATATCTTTTCTTTCCTTGGTGGTTTTTCTTCAGGTTTAACCCACTTATCATCTTCCGTTGCCTTATCCCACCGTTCCAAAAAACGTCTAAATTCTTTCCGGTCATCAGCATCAAACATGCAATCACCTGTGAAAATAGCTGCGTCGATACTATCAACTGATTCAGCTAAAAATTCGTTGTTAAATTTCATTCATTCTCCTTTTAAAACATTAATAATCAATAACCCCTGCTTCTGAAAAATGCATTCTGGCAGATTTCATCATGAAAATAATTGCCTTTTTCATCTTTTATTGTTTCTTTGTTTTTTTTATCAAGATCAACTTTGCAATATGTACAAATATCTTCGTCTTTTGGGTTTAATATTTTTTGAATTGCGATTGTCATTGATGCACCTTTAAAACCATCATTTGAACCTCTCTTAGTGCCTCATCATCACCGTCAACAAATTTTTGAATTTCATTTTCAGGTACTCCTGATACCATTGAAATGATATCAATTGCGTCTGGATTTCTTTTTACTGCCGCTTTTAATGATTCTCTTAAACCGGTTTTATTTACCACTTTTCCCTCCAAAATTAAACGATGTAATGCGATGCTTCCTGAACTTCAGTTTCTGTTAAATCATGCTTTTTAAACCACTTTCTGGAATTGCCGGACGACCTTTTGCAAGTGATCATGTTTTGACCGGATAAGATTTGCAATAAAGTATATGCTTTCTTACTTTTCATTAGTCCTACTATTTCAGTTATCTTCGCTGCTACTATCCTTTCACCTTTTTTAAGTGAGTTGATATGATCTGTTACTTCCTTTGCATTTTCGATTCCTTTCCCGTAGTTAATTGAACAGGAATTTGACCATGATCGGCTGCTTGCTGGTGAGTATGATTTCATTGGTCTCCAGTGGTTGGTTGTCTATTATATCGCCTTAGTTTTTTGGTGAAAATTCCTTCAGCTTTTAATTCATCTCTCAACTGAAGGATTTCTTCTTTTGAATAGTCATCTGTATATGTCCAGATTATCTCAATATTAACGTTGAATATTGGCGCCAATTTCTTGAGATATTCTGTCGTTTTTGGGAATTTCATTTATACGATTATAATTTCTCTTGAATTGTTAGTGCATAATTTTGGGTCTTCATGAATACCGTACCACCTTAACCACCAATCCCCTTTTTGGTTTCCAGCTTTCCACATTTTGCCTGGATATACACCTGATGGTTGGCTTCTGGAATATTCATGAAGGTTTTTAAAATTTCCTTCTGTCATTAATGCATGAGTGCTATCAATTAATATGTTTTCTTTATCTGGCTGATCCCAATGTTTTCCTAATGGGTCTGTCATTTCTGGTATCAATTCTTCATAACCACAATCACAGGGTCCATTAGTCATAGCTGGCATGTTGTAGACTGCACAATCTGAGTCATGTTGTTTTTTCACTTCGTCTCCTTAAAATTCATATTTCAAAATCTTTGATGCCAAACCGGCTTCATCAACAAAGATTCGCTTAGGTGGTGTTAATTTAGACCGATACCCACCGTTGAAAAAGTTTGTGATGTCGAAAGGGATATCATTTCCAAGATGATTTTTTAGCCAGGTAATTCCATCGTCATTGTACTCAATATCGGCTCTTGGCTTAAGCCCTTCACAAATATATTGAGCAGATATCGCGTTTTTATTCTTTGATGGCTGGCACATCATTCTTTTTACAGTGAACCATTTTGGTTCGGAAATAAGAGAGTTTAAATCAAGTGTATCAAGCGTTCTGTCTTTCGGATCAATTTCTTTTACGGGGAAAATATAACCGCAATGAGGACAAATTTTCATTCTCGCATGTACCATCATTTTGCAACCATGACCTTTACATCTTTTGAATGGCGGTTCGTCTGTATCTTCACTTGCGTATGATTCGATCTGATCAAGGGGACCATGCAAGCCAACGTTTCCTGAGAAACAGAAGTATTTAAAACTATATTTTCCTATTTCTTTACAAACTCTAAAACCACGTCCGCCCATTTGCCCATATCTGCCAGGGGATGCCGTTGGCTTTCTGTCGTCAATTACTTGGATATTTGGAGCGTCAAACCCTTCGACGAACATATTAACGCTTACCAGAACCCTTATCTTACCGGATTTAAAATCTTCTATTAATTTTTTTTCATCACCTTTAATTTCTGAGTGGACAACAGCAATCGATTTTTCACCTTGATCAATATAACTCTGTGCGATTAGTTCACAATGTTTAATATTATGCGCAAATGATGCGATTGACTCGTGGGGTAAGCTTCCATCTAGTACAATCTTGGTTTGGCGCTTAATTTTATCTGGTATATTTACCCGTTCATCAAGTTGTTGCTGATTGTATTCAGTATCATTTTTGGTTTTTATTATCTCAACACCCGTCGTATCAATAAGAGCTTTTTCATCTTTTATTGGTGGGTTTATCGGCTTTGATATATATTTCTGAGCAATCAGTTCTTTTACATTGGCTTTGTAAATTAAATCGTCAAAAAGTAGGTCTTTTGATGGCCCCCATATTTTACCCATTGTCATTCTAAAATCATGAGCAGTTAATCCCCCGACCCTCATATCAGGATTTATGTCATAAAGATCTTCAATAAACTGTTTATACATTACTGAATCGACCATATTAATTGCGTGGCATTCATCCGGTATTAAAAAATTAACTTTACCAATCTTTTTTGCGTCTTTATAAACACTTTGAATACCTGTAAACAGCACTTGTTTATTAAAATCTCTCCTGCCTAGTCCTGCTGAGTTTACGCCGAATAAGTGCGATCCTTCCTTCCATAATTTTTTTGCGGTTTTATGGTCTTGGTCCACAATATTTTTGGTATGAGAAACCATCAAAACTCGTCCTTGGTAATCACCTGCAAATACTTTTACTTGACCAGCCAATGTGTATGTCTTTCCGCTACCAGTAGGCTGTACAATTACACCATTCCTTTTTTTTTCTTCTACTAAATGTTTTATTGATGCCTCAACAGCTTCTCTTTGGAAGTAATAAAAATCTTTAAAAAATTGATCCCCTGATAAACTGATACTTTTCATCCCTTGTAATCCCCGATAATTCCGTTATTTCTTCTACTTCTTTTAATGAATAGTCTTTTTATTTTATAACTTATATTATATAGACCATACAAAGCAAGTAAAATAACGATAGCAAGAAATATTTGTCCGATTGTGTGTGGGTTCATTTTATATCTTCCAGATTTTTAGGAATATAAACAGTATCATGAATTAAAATTAAAAGTTTTGCGGCTACATCTGTGCTTTCAATACCTGCTATTTCTTTTGCTTCACCAAGTTTTTTGCCGTCACTAAACATTGCCCTATGGAAAGCACGTTTTTTAAATATTGGAAGTGAGTTTGCGGCATCTGTCGATTCTTTATCAAAATCCGCTGCTGTTTTATATTTAACTTTCATAAAATAAACGGCCATTTCTGACCGGATTGAGGTTTAAAGTCCAAGTTCTTTGTTTAAATCAGATACGGGAATCATTGGAAGATACTTAAATTCTTCCGGTGGAAATAACTCAAGATAAACAGCGTAAGCTTCCGGCCATCCTTCAAAAAGTTGTTTTGATGATTTAAACTGGTCGAGTGCAGCTTCAACTTTATATCTGACGCGAGACCTATGCTCCTTTAAAACTGACCATTCATTATCAATTTTTTCAATTTTATTATGAACGCTTGGATACTCTTTTACATCAACATTTGGTGTATCGTTATTACTCAGGTTTGGGAAAATACGTTCTTTTGACATCAACAGCGGCATGTGTTTTTCTGAATCCCAACTTCTATCAATACCGGCAATTTTAATATTTTGTTTCAATATCTTCCAACATGCAGGCATTGCTGAAAGTTCTTTTTCATATTTACCAATAAAAATGGCATATACCATATCACAGAAAGCCGGTATTTTATTTTTTATTTTCAATTCACGTTTTTCAAATGAATTATTAACTAATCTTTTTTTCAGATTTTCTTTTTCGTTGTTTGATAACGACTTGCTTTTTCCAACAAATTCAATTTTCTTTTTCATTCTACTCCATTTTTTTAAATTTAAAAAGTGAGTGACAAACTAATTTGTCACTCATAAGTGATCCACTACCAGTTCATTTTTGGAAAGGAATCATCTTCGTCCTTTTTTTCTTCCACCGGTTCATCTGATACTAATTTTGGAGGAATAATACTCCCGATATTACCCGCCACGATTTTAACTGCGCCTGGACGTTCAGCAATAATTGTTTCAAGAATGACAGTATATCCGTACTCAGCCGCAACTTCGAAAATGATTTCTTGGCTTCTTTGACTGAGCGCGTGACCCTGACGAACTACAATTACATTCAGTGGTCCAGTATTGCCAGCAATTAGAATATGAGTACAGATTCTCATTCTCTCACCTTCTGACCGGTCTAGAATCGTTTGTTTTCCTCTGCCATCATTTGAATCATACCAGACTGTATTCTCATCAACGGTTATTCCTTCCATTGGGAAATCAACGCTGGAAACCTTGGCCAGTTTTTCGTTGGTGTTTTGCGCTCGTTTAGCATCGATATCTTTGATGGATTTTTCAACTAGTTTAATACCTTCTTCATCTTCATAGTATTTTTTTGCGTTATTAACCTGGATATTGTCTTTCTCAACAGTTGCCATTTTATCAGTTAAAAACTGAAGTGGTGTTTTGATTCCTTCTGGATCTTTTTCACCGGACCAATCAAGGGGTTTGTTTTCTTCAGTTACTTTTTCAGAAGATTCTTTTTTATCGGCGACAATTCCATCATGCTTTGTTTTTTCAAGCTTTTTGTTTTTATGAAGTTCTGACTTTTCATCGAAAGATTTTTTAGACTGGCTTACTTTTTCCGTAGCGATGATAATCGAATTTGTACGCTCTGATATTGCTTTGTCATACGCTCTCATCTTATGCGCCTTTTCTGTCAGTAATCTTATTTCTTCATCGATTTTTTCAGCACTCTGGATATCAAGCCATCCTTCCGGTTTATGTTCTGTCTTAAGCTGTTCGAATAACACTTTATCGTTTGAAAGCTTTTCTGTTTTTCCATCAAAGTCTTTTTTAGAAACGATGACATTATCACTTGTCGTTAATATTTCATCAGCAATTTTATCTTTGGTTTCGACTGCCAGTGTGTATTCATTAAGCGATAATTTAATTGTTCTTATCTTTTCTTCTTCCTTGGTATTAAATTCATTTAGTTTCTGAAGTTTACCGGAAATGGAAGCAGGATCAATATATTTAGTCGGCCAATCATCTTGGGGTTTATCAAGGTCTGCAAATTTACCTTTCAGAATTTTTCTGGTAACATTTTCTTCCTGTTTTTCCGCAAAAAGAGCTTCTTCACGTTTTACATAAGGGCTTAAATCAAGTCCGACCATCGCTGCTAATTTCTCAGCCATTTTACGGTCACCGTGTGGTTCTTCGAGAGTTGCGGCTAAATCAACCGGATCGAGGAAAAGTCCCAATAAATTCTTAATTTTTTCTTTTGAGGGGGATTTGTCAACTTCTCCTGTAATTGCATCTGTAAGGCTTAAATTAACTGTCCCGCTGGCTGTTATACTGAAATTTACATAGAATTTTTCCAGTGTCTTTCCGTTGAGTTCCATGATGCCACTATCACCTTCAATGCCGAGCTTAACCTTCGCTTTCTTAATAGCATCAATTGAATATGGACCAACCAAGCTATCGTATTTAATAGGTATTTTCCGTTTATCAAGTGCAGCATAAAGGGCAAGAATTATGGCTGTTTTACCCGCCCCGTTGTCACCAAAAACAATAAGCGGTTCCCCTTTTGTAAATATGTGGGCAAAAACTTCGATGCCCTTAAAATTGCTGATCACTAATTCAAATACTACTGCATTCTGTTTGTTTACTACTTGCATTCCGTCTCCTGATCTTTGTTAATGAGTTGTAAAGGATTACTTTACAACTCGATTTTATTCGTCATTTTTGGATGAATCATGCAGATCTTTTCTGTCTTCAATTATATTGAACAATTCAGTTGCCAGATTTTCATCTTTGGTTCTTAAAACGTTTTGGTCTTTATCCGGCGTTTTAATTGCTCCTTCTTTTAATAATTCCTGAATGACTTTTGCATAATCTTTGTCATCAACAACAACTCCCAGTTTTTCAACAAATGATACTTTTGGCTTTTCAACTGGTTTCTTTTCTGGTTGTTGAACATCACCTGCCATAATATTTGTTGCTTTTGGCTTCGTTTCTGGTGTTACATCAGTTGGGGTGGTTTCGTCTGAATGTATATCACCTTCAATTACTAATTTTCCTGAAATACGAGTCAAAACTCTTGACAATAATTTGCTTTCAGCGAGGCCGATTAACATATCAATTCCACTACGTTTAGTAAATTCAACATGGATGATACATAAATCAGGGTCATACCCAATTGATTGCTTTTCCCCTTCTTTAGTCACCCAACTAGCTCTACATTTCATCTTTGCAACTGCGCCTTCTTTTGTTGGCCCACCAATTGAGTGTGAAAATCCGTCAACAAGTTCGGTTACTTTTCTGTATTTACCTTTTTTTACCGGCATTCCGTTAGCTGCAATGATATTAATTTCATTACCTGTAAATCTATAACCTTCCAGCATCGGAGGCATTAAAGCTTCGACTACCTCATCATATGTATATGGTTCTTTCAGATATTTTCCCGTTTTCCCCATGTTTGACCATTTTAACCCTTCTGGTGACCTATCAGTCAAAAACCCGACGCTGGTATCCTGCATTGTTGTTACAAGTTTTTTAACTTCTTTATTCTGGAAAAATTCTCTGAGTGAATTTAACCCATTGGCAATTACCAATGAATCATTAATGGTTTGAACAGCCTTTGACGTCGCAGGAACACATAAATCTAATGTTGCCTGCATACTCTCCATCAATTCTAGTGGAATCTGGATAGGCCCTTGTATTTCTCTTTTTTTAACTTCTTTTGATTGATTTACCATCTGTTTTCTCCGTATGGCTCATTACGCATTTGAATGATATCAATTCCATCTTTTGGAATATCAAAGCCTTTCCAGATCGATTGATCATGAATGAATTGTGCTTTTTTTGTCAGTGCATTTCTATAATCTTGCCAGCCTGATTCTAAATCCCATTCAGGAAGTTGAACGATCCTGACTTTTTCTTTTGCCGGTTTGTTTGATTCAGCAAACACAAACCTGAAATGGACTGGTTTATCGGTGAAATGAGTTAGAGCGTCCTGATACATTGCCGCTTGAATATCATATCGATATCGCCATAGTGCTTTTTTAATATTCTTTTCAGTGGCGTATTCACCTATTGATTTCCAATCGATAATCCAGATTTGATCTTCAAATTCGATTAAATCATCCGGTCTGACTCTGATTTTAATTGCTATTTTCTCACCATCAATATCAATAATCACTTCAGTAAAAAATGATAATTCAGCACTGCCTTTTAATTCAATTATCTTTCCGGCTGCAGGATGATTTCTGATTGCTTCAACCATTAATTCTGAGCGGTCAAAGTTTTCAGTGGTGACTTTGTTTTTACCAGATAAGAAGCGTCTTTCTAATCCTGCCGCAACATCATGCAAATCACTTCTTGAAATTGCTTGCATTTCGTCTAAATCTTTTTCATACTCATTACCAAAAACCATTGGATAATATTTCAGAATAAAATTTGCAGCATCTTCTTTTTTTGACTTCCCATAATTATCAATTACCGCTGATAATTCAGATAAATCCTGACCAGTCCTTAAGGCTTCCATTGAATCATGAAATAATGATCCCATTGCCATTGCTTCCGTATGTTTAAATTCCATATCTTCACGGTGTTTTAAAGAGACATTCAACTCCTTGACAGTCGTGGAGCTTTCGGAATCTGATTGCTTATGGTACAACTCGTTTGGAAGTCCTGAATAAATCTTGCCTACTTCTGGCTTGAAATCTTTCAGGTCTTTTTCTTCAAGGTTGATAACTTGTTCGTGAATTGCTACCATTGTTTACCTTCCTTTTTTTCTTCAACTTTTTCAGCGAGAAAATCATACATTTTTTGAGAATCTTTTTCTCTGCCAGCCCAAACATTTGCAAGCTGTGTTATCGTGGCTCTGGAATAAGTTGATTGCCGCTCATGATTTCCGTATTCCTCCGCTAATTTCATGCGGTCCCACTTTAGAAATTTGACAGCTTTTTCAATCTTATGCTTAAGATCTGTCCTAAATTCCTCTATTTTATCAATAGTAACTACCATATGCATTACCTTGTTAAATTAATTCTACTTTAAAATGTTAATTAGATTATTAATCACATTACGCATTAAGTCAATATTTTATTTATTTTTATTTTCAAGTTCGGCGATTCGCATTGCCTGTGTAAAAATGATCGCCTTCGCCCAAAGAATTGTATGTTCATCTTTTATCAATCTGCTGGCGTTTTTAGGGGGTTTTGCATCGAGAATAGCAGTGCATTTCAAGCATAAAAGTGCAACAATTTCGTCTGGTGATTTTCCACCGGTTCCGGGATTCCCAAACATTAGTTTGATTTCTTCGTCTTCGGGATGACTGTATCGGCATCTTTCGTCTATTTGAAAACAATGACTGCATAGTAATTCACCTGGCTTCGGAATTTTATGGTGCCGTGTAATTGAATTTTTAATCTTACCAGATTTTATCTTCTTACCTGGCTTATTAATCTTACTCACCTTACCAAATTCTGTGATTTGTATCCCAAGTTGTCTGACAGGTAATTGATGATCGGGAGTATCGTTTAAGAATAGTTCCATATCAATTCCTAGTATCTTACTTAACAATTTCAATTGATATGGTGTTGGTATGGCATCACCTTTTTTAAATGATACCACTAAATCTCTGGATAATTTTCTGAAACTTAATTTTGAAATGTCCTGTGCTGTAATGTTTTTAACTCTCATTATATCGGTTAGCTTTTCGGGGAATTTCATTTAGAATCCTAGTTGATAGTTTGCTTTTCCAATTCGTTTTTCAGATAATTTTAAATATTCTGGGTTTAATTCGATTCCTTTAAAGCTACGGTTGTTTATTTTTGAAACTTCACCCACGGTACCGGATCCCATAAATGTATCTAAAACGACTCCTCCTTCTGGACAACCTGCAAGAATACAAGGTTTTATTAAATCAGGTGGAAAAGTTGCGAAATGTGCTTCTTTATACGGTTTTGTTGCAATTTTCCAGACATCAGGAGTTGTATCAAAATATTCATTAAGTAGTTCTGGATTCGTTTCTGAAAGCCATTGAATAAGGGAATTATGATCTTCTATTTCCCAAACATCCCTTTTATTTCTCTTATCAACAACGGATCTAAATGCATTTTGACCAGTATTTGCCATTGCTTCTGTTTTTCCGTTGAAGCTTCCTTTTTTTGCTGACGGCCGCTTTTTCCAATTTCGATCTTTATTAATTCCCGTTTTTCCTGTGTCAAATTTTGATCCATTGTTACCACAAATCGCAGGTTCTTTTATAGCTTCGTAATCATAATAATACTTAGGGGATTTACTGAACAGAAAAATATATTCATGCGATTTAGTACAGCGGTCTTTTACCGACTCCGGCATTGGGTTTGGTTTACTCCATATTATATCTTGTCTTAAATACCATCCATCAGCTTGAAGTGCGAAGGCTACACGCCAAGGAATACCGATTAAATCTTTTTGTTTTAATCCGGGACTTGGCTTTCTAACTTCATGTTTAATACTGCCCTTATTTGTATTTTGTTTATTTCCGGCGGATTGTTTATGACCGCCATTAGCAGCGTATGAATCACCAAGGTTTAACCAAAGTGTGCCATCATCCTTTAACACTCGTTTAGTTTCCCTGAAAACTTTTACAAGATTTTCGACAAATTCTTCAGGTGTTTTTTCTAAACCTAATTGCCCATCAACGCCATAATCGCGAAGTCCGAAATAAGGCGGTGAAGTTACACAGCAATTAATTGATTCAGGTTCTAAGGTTTTCAAAACCGTTAGACAGTTTCCTTGATATAATTTAATCATAGTTTACCTTTATCCTTATCCTTAAATTTCCTAAGTTGCATTTCATAGTCTTTCGACCTCGACGCTCCACCAAAACCATCAGTCGGTAAAATTCCCTCGTGACAATGTGGGCAAGTAGGAACTGAGTTTCTTCTTCTCCATGCTTTTTCGACTTGCAATGCAGCTTTTAGAGTGATTGTTTTACTTTCAAGTTCTTTTAAAATTCTCGATCTTCTGTTTAAATCTTCCTTGTATTTTTTGACATTCCTGCAATATTTCATTAACGCCCAAAAAGCAGACACCTGAAGACCGCAATCATCACATACTATTGTTTCACCAATATCATCAGCAACTAGATTAATATGTCTGCAGTTACCGTCACGGGAATATATGTTTTTCTTTTTTAATTTGAATTCGCCTAAATCCAATATGTTGTCGTCCATTATTCCTCTATAGGAGTTACATTTTTACAAACTGATTTTATTGTTCCAAAACACGCCAATATTAAGGCATTGGCTTTAATCGTTCCGTTTTCTGATATCAACTCGTCAACCTTATCGGTTATGCACTTTGTAAACGTTTCAACTTCTTTTTTAAAATCCGCATCGTTATCGTATAGGTCACGGCTTATTTTTGCAATTTCTGGTAAAACGCTGCATATTTCTTTGTCTGTATATTCCATAATACCTCTTTGTTCATGTTGTTTTCTGAATAGTACTCATTGCTATTTTAAGAAACTTATCAAAAAATAATCTAGCGTATTTGTCATAATCAGGGTCTTCATCTTTCCGGTCGAATCCTATTTCAGTACCTAAATGATTAGTTAGTGATTGAGATTCTTCGTGTAGTTTTCTTATATGTGAGGTATGTGACCAACCTAATATTTCGTCTATTTCACATTTAAATAGACATGCACAAAATATATCACACAAGTTACCATGATAGGTTGCTTTAGCGTATCCATCCTCTCTACCTTTAGTATTGCACATTAGATAATTATGGATATCTCTGTTCATGAGCAACCAAAATAAATGATCATAATCTATTTCAGTTGGTGGCTTTTCGTCCGTGTCTAAAATTCGTTGTATTAGGTCTGTTTCTTCCATAATGTCCTTTATTAAATATTATTAAGCATCCTTAGTAGCACTAAAAACACAGTTAAAATCTTCAACATCACCATCATTCCACCAAGCCTCACCAAATTTATTATGATGATCTGGAAGCTTATGTGGGTCACTTGCATGGAATTTGTAAATAACCGTCCTATTAACTTTCATTGCCCATGCCATGGCAGCTTGAATTGTCGTAAAACCTCTGACTGGTTTTTTAATATGGCCTGTTTTCCTGTATTTTTTAGCTTTCTTTTCTGTTGTTGCGTGGTATAGTTCCATTGTGTCCTTTGTTTATGTTATTTTATTGTTGTTGATTTGATTCCGTTTTCTTCATTTCTTCTTTTAAAACATCTGGGCTAATTATAACATTTACCTTATAAGGCATAGTCAATCCGTCTTGTATTATTTTTTTTATTGTTCTGTAGTCACCTTCACTTGTCCACACGTCCAAATTCGGCGGGTTGTCCATTATTAAAAATTCAATGTCCGGCCATAGTCTCTTCATTTCTTCTATCGTATTTTTCATAATATCCTTTAATAAATATATTTAATATCAAGCGATGGTAAATGACCACCGTATGTTGAAAATGATATAACGAGGGATTTTTTTAATAGATATCCAATCGAGGTATAAAGAACGATATCCTCATCCTTATCATATTTACCGCCTCCTAACCTTGCTACAACTCTGTCAGAAGTTATTAGTTCAAATCCCATAAACCCTGTTTTTGCATGGATGTTATACCCTAAAATATGATGTATTGGGTGAGCGTCAACAAGAATGTAAACTGTTGCAGTATTGTATATTTCCCTTTTTTGCCGGTCTACAATAGTATTAAGCTCAATGTTTGGGTAGACATAATTCTCATGTGCTGAGAGATTAGATGCGATCATAAATATTAATAATAAAAATAATTTTCTCATATATCCTTTAATAAGTATTGTTAAGCGATCATTAAGACCGCTTAAACAGATTTACAATTCAATATGAACAACGCAGGTTTTAACCATCGTTCCACTTTCCTTGAATGAATCATCTGGAAGTTCTTCAAAAGTACCACCTAATTCGTCAACCATTGCGCGGAAATCTACCGCTTTTTTGTTTGTTCTCCACATAACTGAGGCAGACATTACAGAAACCACGCAACGTTTTGCAAGTTTTATCATGTGTGTAACGTGGTCAATATCCTGTTGTTTTGAGAATGGTGGGGTTGCTACTATAACATCATATTCACCATTGAATTTAAGAAAATCATCACCAACCAGGTTATACCCGTTTTCAGATAAATACTTTCTATTTTCATTCATTAATTCAATGCAATCACAATCAATAATGAATTTAGCAATACCAGCCTTTCCTGCATTTGGCTCAAGTCTTGTTTCGTTTGATTTTATATCTGCCAGTTCCACTAAATACATCGATAATAAATCAGGTGTTTCAAAAAACTGATATTCTTTTTTTGCATCAGTGAATTGCCCAGTTAAAAGGATTTCTTCAAGTGTTTGTTCTGGTGATTCTTTGAAGATATGCGCTTTTTGTTTTCGGTTCCATTTACCACCAAGAGCGTCTAAAACCTTATTAACTGAAACATGCAGTTTCCTATCCAAATCAACTTTTGGAAGAAAAAGTAAATTCCCTTTGATTTCTGAATTTGAAAGTACATCTGTAACTTCGTTGCTTATTTTCATGCTTCTCCTCTTTTTTGTTAGTAATTAAGAAAACCTCAAAATATGATTAACCCTATCCATTAATTCCTGTTTCGTTACTCCAGTTAAAATATGTTTAATAATTAATGTAATGGAATTTTGATAAAATTTTTCGAACTCAATTGCCCCCATTTTTGAAAAATCAGTAGACCCAACCCTTGTTATAATTTCGCCTGTGAATTCATTTTTCTCAGTGGTGGTGATTCCTAATGCCCATTTGATATCGTGGTGAAGTTGTTCGCTTGAGCTATATCTTTCAGTGTTTTTAATGACTTCACTGAGCATTTTCCAATATTTAGCATTAAACTTGGCTGATCTTTGATCTTGATATTTTTTTATTTCCAGATAATAAACATCAGCCAATTGGCCTTTTTTATGATAAGCTTTTGCTCTCTCATCAATTGCCTCCCATCCCGTCCATGTTTTTGCTAAGTTTAGTTTCATTTTATTTTTTCATAATGTTCGGACTTTTCAATATGACCTATTTTCCCGTTAGACAATTTTACTGTGTGCCACACTCCATAAATAGCTTTCGGGTGTTTTGAATTCCAATCAGTTTCAGTTATAACGCCCGTTAAACCAGCATAATTACCCGAATGAAATTTTACTTTGTCATCAACATTTAAAATTTTATCATTTTCCATAATCCTCTATTTGTTTGTTTTGTTAATCAATGGCATCAATAAAATTTTGTCCTTGCTGTGAAATATAGTACTTTTTCACAAAACTTAAAAATCCATGTTCATCATTAAATGTTAACCCTTTGCCATTATTATCTATGTCTACCGTTGCAGTATGAATAGATATAGTAACAAAAAGTTTCCCGACTCTCATAGTATATGTCCCAAAGCTAAAAGAGACGTCTATGTCCTTGTCGAATTTCATTTTATTCTTAATTTTTGTTATTATACACTTAGTATTTTTAAAATCTTTTTCAATACCCCTTACAACATTTTTAATTTCTTTTTCCGAAAGATGCTCAAAATAATTATTCTCATTTTTAAGAGCAACTAATGTTTGTTCAGCGATTTCTATTTCTTCTTTTGAATCCCTTGCTTCTAAATTAATAGCGTTCAGCTTTAGTAATTCTTTTAACTTGTTTTGTAAAAATCCCATAAAACCTCCATTTATTTCCCCACTTGACGATTAAACTTTAATAACTTATAACTGAATCATAAGTTATTTTAAAATTACAAATTATTCAACTCTTTTTTTAAATTAAAAATGGAACCAAAAAAAATTAGACAAGCTCTGAAAGAAAAAAAGTACAGCCAGCCAAAGATTGCCGGTGAATTAGGAAAAACGCAAACCGCTATTTCATTGGTCATTTCTGGAAAATCTACATCTCATGATATTAGAGCACGTATCGCAGATATTATTAAAAAGCCTTATAATAAAGTTTGGGGCGATGAGGTAATTATCAACAGATCAGAACATAAGAAATTATTGTCGATCTCAAGAGGAATTAAATACATGATAGAACGGATGTTAAAAAGAAGGATCCCAGAAAGTGAATCTAAAGTCGATAATGACCCCCTTAAACATCTAAGAAAAGCCTCTAATAATATTGATGATATTATGGAAACAAAATATTTCAAGGAGTTATAAAAATGAAATTAGTAATGTTCGGCATTAAAAGAAAAGGCGAGAAAAAGTTTACAATTACCGTTTTACCTAAAATTGATAAGAAATAAATACTAATTATACAGAACGGGTAGAGCATGATTGGAATGACAATGTGTAAAAATGATGACTGTATAAAATCTGGTGAATGCAGGCGTCACGAGGAAGTACCAATTGATGAACAGTTGTATGAGGATTATGATTTAAAAGATGGTGAATGCCAATTTTTCTGGCCACTGACCAGAAAAATTATTGAAGACCATGATAGAAAAAACACCACAAACAACTCTGGAAAGCCAGAATATGCTATTTGGAAGAGTGCAAAGCAAAGGTGCACTAATAAGAAAAACCAAAGCTATAAACGATATGGAGGAAGAGGAATACAAATGTGTGGCAGGTGGGTAAATTCCTTTATTAATTTTTACAAGGATATGGGTAAAAGACCTTCTAGAAAATATTCGTTAGAAAGAATGAATAACGATGGAAATTATGAACCATCGAACTGCAAATGGGCAACAAGCACAGAACAAAATAATAATAAAAGCAATAACAGGAAAAGAAATTGTCAAACAGTTTCTTAAGTAACGGTTTAAATAATGCTCAAATGTGTAATGATTCCAATACTATTTAACGTAGAATGAAAAGTTTTCTAATAAACAGTAAACAACATGCACGTTATTAATTTCAGATTATGGCTTTTGTTTGATAAGATTCGGTTACGCTTTTCAAAAATTTAGCTGGTAACTATCAAACAAAGGATTTTATGGTTAATGATTATTATATTAAAGATAATTCTTCAACAGCGATGGCTCAGAGTGAAAGCTTATTTATATCCTGTAAGACGCATGACATAGAATTAACGAAAGAAGTTTTTAGAAGGAATATTGATACAGCTTTTATAACTCTTTCGGATTTTATGACGAAAAAAGGTAAAGTGAATAAAGTTGAAGAAATTAAACCGGTTGCTTCTAGCGATCATGAACCGTGTGGAACTTGCGGGAGTACAGATTTTCTACGCACAGGTACTTGTTTCGTGTGCAGAAATTGCTCATCGTCCCAGGGATGTTCGTAAGTACCTGATATTATTGAACTATTAATTTAATTCATTCAAACGTTTTTATTTTTGAATATTATTCATAGTAAGAATGTTTGATTTTTATTTGACTAAACGTGTCTAAGGATAATAATATATTATTATGGAAAAGAAATTCAAAGAAAAATTAAAAGAAAACGGACAGAGTTTGAAGTGGTTTTATAACACTTTTATTAAAGATAAAACCGACATCAATATTACATATGCTGGTTTTGCTGGTCAATTAAATGGGTATTCCCCTTTATCTGATTCAGCCAAGGAAGAAATTAAAAAATATACGGGTAGATAATGTGGCAAATAAAAACTTTTTTGCTGTTAATAGGAGTTTGTTTAAAAATTCAATGTGGAAATCTGAGAAATTTACAAAAGGTCAAGCTTGGATTGATTTATTTGGAAATGCGAATCATTCACCTGGATATTTTGAAAAGAACGGCCAGCGTATAACACTTGAACGTGGTCAATCTGGTAGATCAATAGAGACATTGGCAGATGATTGGAAGTGGTCAAGAAATAAAGTAAAACGTTTTCTAAAACGGCTTGAGGACGACAACATGATTGGTCATAAACCGAACCATCTAACTTCTATTATAACTATCTGTAATTATGATAGATTTCAGTCAAGCATAAATGACGATGAACCATCTAACGGACAGTCTAGTGAACTACCTAGTGAACCATCAGGTGAACCACAAACAAGAAGAAAGAAAACAACTAATAATAAAAAAGAATTAACTAACAAGTCAGAAAACAAATTTTCGGACGATTGTTTAGAAATGAAATTATCAAAATATTTATACAAGGTTTTATTAAAATCAGATGAAAATAATCCTGAACCTAATTATCAAAAATGGTGTTTAGATTTTGATTATACTATGAGGATAGATAAAAGATCAGCTTCTGATATTCAGAAAGTGATAAACTTTGCTCATAATCCGATTAATAGCACGGACAAATTTTCATGGATACCAAACTTAAGAAGTCCAAAGAAAATAAGGGAACATTTCACTTCAATAATATTGCAAAGTAGTGAACATGTACCTATTACTGAAACAATAACACACCCCTCACATAGGGAATTATGAAAGTTAATCAAGTACCATATTCTATCGAAATAGAAGAGGCTGTGTTAGGAGCAATGATTTATAATAACGAAATTATACCAGAGGTTTTGGATTTATTATCTCCAGAGTGTTTTTTTATTCCAGATAATAGGATAATATTTGAGGTTATAAAATATTTATTTTCAGGGAAAATATTTGTAGAGGAAGTTATAATACATGAGGAAATAATCAAAAGGGGTGGAGACACATCACTGACGTACATTCTTGAATTACAAGAATCGTTTCCTGCTATCTCAGGAGTCCCAAAATATTGTAATGAATTGATATCTAAATATAAGCTTAGATATTTGATAAGGCTGACAGATGAAATATCTAAGGAATGTTCTCAACTTTCCGCAGACCCTGATGATATACTTCTAAAATTAAACGATGGTCTTAAAAATTATAACATAAAAGGGATAAAATATTCAAAAATAAAAGATGCTATAGCAGAATATGTTCTAGATATTGAAGAAAGGGCAAAAAACCCAAATACAAATACTGGTTTAAAAACCGGAATAGCAAAGTTTGATAATTTAACAGGTGGTTTACAGGATGATGACTTTATAATAATAGGCGCGAGGCCATCAATGGGAAAAACCGCATTTTTATTGAATATAATAAATGGATGTTCGTTGCATAGTAACAAGCCAAATATTCTTGTAAATTCACTGGAAAGTAGTAAAGAAAAATTAATAAATAGAATGGTGGCACAAAAATCGAGAATCAACACCCGTGATCTTTTATCAGGGAAAGAGCTTCAAAGATATGAACTTGATAAATTTTATGGATCAGCTGCTGAATTGTCAGATTATAATATAACTTTCATTGATGAACCAAATATGAAATTTGATAAGTTAATTTCATCGGCAATATATTTAAATTCACAAAATAAACTAGATCTGGTTTGCATAGATTACGCTCAATTAATCGGGCTGGACCCTAAAAAAAACAAACTAGAAGCACTTGAGGACGTTTCAAGGGGTCTTAAAGGCTTAGCCAGGACTATAAATTGCCCAGTCATAGCATTAGCCCAATTGAATAGGGACCTTGAAAAAAGACCAAATAAAAGACCTATAATGTCAGATTTAAAAGGTACAGGATCATTTGAGCAAGATGCTGACATTATCATGTTTATTTATCGGGATATTGTTTACAACCCTAAAACTGAAACCCCTGACTTAGCAGAAATAATTATTGGAAAATCAAGGGAAAGTGGAACTGGAATGTTTAAGCAGAAATTTATACCTGAGTATACACTTTTTGAACCTTATGGAGATTATTAATGGAAGGAAAAGATTGGTACGCAAATAAATTTAAAGATAAACGTTGGCAGATGAAAAGGCTCGAAATATTCAAACGCGATGATAGTTTATGCAGGGTATGCAATGACACCACGAACATGAATATACAGCTTCACCATAAAGGATACATTCATGGTCGTGAACCGTGGGACTATCCAGACAATTATTTTATAACAGTTTGTGAAAGATGTCATAAGATGATTAATGATAAAGACAAACCAAAAATAATAGTCACAAAAGTAGATAAGTCAAAGTTCATTATGTATATTTATAAAATATACAATAAATATCATAAATCAATCAAAAATGGTTTTACTAATGATACTGTTGATAAAGTATTATCAAACATAAAAATTTGTTTTGATTTTGCTATTTCTGGGTTAAAGAACAGAGATAATAGAATTATTTTGGAAGAGTTTGTTGAAAAACAAAAAATATTTAATGAATTTAGAGACAATATAAAAGAATGTAACTGCGAACCATTTCAATCATGCGAAAAATGCAAACAATAGGATACTTCAATTAACCATTAAGGAGGATTATGCAATTTATTTTAACAAAGGACGAGTATGAAGCGTTAGCACCTGTGATAGAATTAGAAAAAAAGGCTGAGGCTTTAGAAGTAGCGAGGGAAATAATTGTCAAATTATCAGGTGTGAAATGTGGACATGAATATTGTGATAAATGCCCGTTAGATTATTTAAGACCAACTCATCATGGAATAACAAGAGATATTTCACATTTAATTTGTACTAAAGGCAGAAATTACGGTAAATAAAACCAACCATTAATAGAGAGATAGATTATGTTTATTTTTTTTAAGAAGAAAAAACGAGAACCTGATAATTTAAAAAACCCGTCAAAAATTAAAAAAGAGTACATAGCCACAATATCGATTTATGTAAATCGAAAAGTTTTTAAGCGTGAATATTTCTCATGGGATGTAAGTGGAGTTCAATCACCAAAAGATAAATACAAAATTTTCAGGGGATTCATAAAATGGTATCATTGCAGGACACAAAGTAAATCGTTTTCAATGCGTTATAATAAAGGAGTTACTGTGATTGAAAGGGTGCATATAACAGGATATAATATTGATTGTCATGAAGTTAAACACTAACCATTAAACATATTATGAAAAAGAAATTTAGATACTACGATCCATTCAACGATGTTTATACGTTTTCTGATAAGTTTGAATATTTAGCCGGTTTTTTCGCTGAATATCAGCTTTCAGTTGATGGTGGGAACAGCTCGATATTGGAACAATGGACAGGGCTTCATGACACTACTACTTGGCAGGAAATAACCGAAAAACAGAGAGGGGATTGGACTTTAAGGGGCAATTTTCCTTCAGAATGGAAAGGGGTTCATATCTATGAAAATGACGTAATCGAATCAGAAGAAAACAATCGGCATGTTATTTCATATGACGACCATGATGCATGTTTTACTGCTGAATTTATACCTCGTAGAGAATTTGTTACAGGTTGCAGCATTAAGCAAAGCTGGATTAACGAGTTTAAAAAGAAAGTGGTCGGAAATTCAAACCAGCACACTGAATTAGTTAAACCTTAAAGAGAAATAAAATGATAGAAGGATACAAATGTAGTTTTTGCGGTAAGTTTGATAAGTATAAAGCAATAATGATAGATCATGAGAGTAAATGCCCGAATAATCCAGCGACTAAATCATGTAGTACATGTGGGGATAAAATCATGGGAGAATATGAAGATTGGCTTTCTATCGTAGGGTGTAAAAAAATATTACTGATTGGGACAACCACGGGAATATGAAGAATTGTGAAGGGTGGAAATTAGAAAAGGTGAATCCAAAAATTGAGGCTTAAGATGAAATGCGACAAAGAACAATGCAGACACTACAATTTAGAATCAGATGGAAATTGTAAACGAGATAATAAACGAACGTTTGATTGTATCAAAGGGTGGGTTAATTATTTTGAGATCAATCTTAATTTGATAAAAATAGAACACTACCAGCCATCAAACGGAACTGAGCAAATGTTTTTTGAAGACCAGTTCTGTGAAGTTTGCGCTAAAATGGGAAAGGATGGTAATCCCCCACATTGTATGATTTGGGGTGACATGATGACCGATACCCAACGCGATGAATGGTGTTATGTTGATAAAAAACCTACTTGCACAGCTTTTCAATCTTCTGAAGATCACGAAAAAGAACTTAATCAAAAGAAGGATGATAATTTAATTAAATCAGGGCAAACTTGTTTTTAAACTTTAACTAATAACTAAAAATGGAAGAAAAACAACATATAGAAATTGAAGAAGGATGGCACATTTTTGATAACGACAGATACTGCAATGATGATAATATCACATGCATCCATCTTTATTTAGGAAAAAGATGTACTCTTTTTGGAGAACTTCTAGGGGTTGGTCACAAACCAAATACAGCTTTTAAATGTTCTAAATGTGACGGGTCATGGAAAGCTGCAAACAGGAAAAGGGAAATTGAAAATAAAATCTCTAATACACCAACTTATCAACAAAAAGAAATGAAACGCTGCCTATATTTCCTTAGAATAAACGGATGGGAGCAGGATAAAACTGATGAACCATTAGAATTTGCAACTTTCAATAAAGAAGGATGCATTTCTATCGATATAAATGATTCGGAAATGGTTTTCCTTGGTGAAACCGGTGATTTCCTTCATAGACCGATTGATTATTTTACCTTGATTGGTGTTTTAATTTCATACCGGCAGCTTGCAATTAACTTCATACCGACAGAAACTGGATGAAACTCCAAACAAAACCACCTCAAAAGTCCGATAAAACAAGAGGGGATTTAATCAGGTACTTTGACAACCGTTGGCTAACTCAAAGCAAATTATTGCAGACTGTAGAGGCTATTGAAAGCGGAATTGATAAAGATGTGATCCGGTCACGGTTGAAATCTAAAAAAGTCGATACCCTTGAAAAACTTCTGTTGCCGAAAAGAGGTTATGTTTTGACCAAAAAAAGGCATACAAAGGAGTTTAAAGATTGCCCTGATAGTCTCATTGAAGATTTAGAATCCGGTAATAATCATATTCTCCTGAACGGGAAAAAGGATATGGTGAAAATTCGAGGAACTTTTTCTATCCCGGGAGCGCATAATAAACCGTTAATTAAGAAATCGTTTCTAATTGATAAAGAAAAATACAACCAGGTAAAAGATAAGGATCATTTTATCCATCAGAAATTCATTCATTCAATTGCGGGGCAATTTGTAGTTGAATGTGTGGTGGAAATTTAAAGGAGATCATGGACAACAAATTAAGAATTGAAAGATTAAAGCAGTCAATGGGATGTAAGACCAATGTTGAACTAGCTGAAAAGCTTAAGGTAGACAAATCAACTATTACAAGGTGGGCTAAAGACGGGTTTTCTAAGTCAATACAAAAAATAATAGATTTTTTATTAATTAAAAGTTGACAGTTTGTTAACATTAATTTAGGTTAGTTTAACTTGAATTAATTAATAACCACAACAGGAGAACCAAAATGAATTTATACAGCATCTTAGAAGAAATATCCACAAATGACAAAATCACTATTCAGCAATGTAAAGAATTGGCCAAAAAAGGGCTTGAGATCATGCTTGAGGTTGCAGCAGAGCAAGAGAAAAGAAAGTCTGAATACGATATCGAAACCAAAAAGTTTAATAAAAAAATCTCTGATAGTAATGAAAAATATAAGGTGGCAGTTACTGATAATATGAAAAAACATGCTTATAATTTAATAGAGTTCAGTAAAGAAGACAGGATTCCTTTAAGAAATTTTATTGAAAGATATTGTATGTCAGATTTTGAAGAATTTCCAGACTTACCGATTTTAACAGATGATCAATGCAGAGAATTGTCGGAAGAATTTAAACTTCCATACCAAGAAATAAGATCAGAGTTTTCAAAAGAAGATATCCAATTAATATTGTAGTATTACTTAATGATTTTGATAATATTTTAAAGGAGATTTAGATGGACAACAACATGATTAAGCCAAGTGATTTCTTGAAAGAACATCCTTGGAGTTGTGTTTTTAATCAAAGCGAATATGAAACAATTTCATTGAATGTGATGGTCATTCTAAAGCGAACTGGCGACAAATGGAGAGAATTATCTTGGGATGAATACAAGTCTGAAAGATTAAAAGACGGTAATTTTGGGGCGGAGCGCAATTACTTTGATAAAGTAGTTCCATATTGTGTGAGTTGGGAGAAGGCTATTACATTCAGTCCTGCATGGGCTAAAATTCCTGGTACTAAAACTTAACCAATGATTTTAATAAGGATGGAGTACTGAAATGAATGAAAAAGATTTAATACCATTAGAAGAAATTGACGGAGAATTGAAAATGGAATCACGCCAAATTGCAGACGGATTAGGTGTTGATAATTCTTCAGTTGTAAAAACCGTAAGAAAGTATTTAGAACGAATGGAAAGATATGGCAAGGTCGGATTTGAAATCGCACCTTCTTTAAATTCAGACAGTTGCCAGAAGGAAAACATCTGTTTCTTAAATGAAGGGCAAACAACTTTCCTTGGAACTCTTTCAAGGAACACGGAAAAGGCAGTTGAATTTAAACAAAAAGTTGTGAACTCATTTCTTCATTATAAAAGTTTGGCGCAGCAAAACATCCCAAAACTACCACAAAGCTACAAGGAAGCTCTAATCGCATTAGTCCATGAAGTAGAAGAAAAAGAAAAGCTTCAGCTCGAATTAAAAGAAGCTGAACCTCAGATTGCATTTGCAAAACACATGGAAGAAACAACAGATACAATTTCAGTTGGCGCATTTGCAAAACACCTAAGTAAAAATGGTTATGAGATTGGTCCTAAGCAATTATTCCAAAAATTCAGGGATTTGAAATATTTCAGATATAATGAAAAAAATGTAAACGAACCCTACCAGCATGTAATGAAATACGGATGGTTTATATTCGACGAATACACGACAGAAGTTCCTATCAAAAATGGAACCGAAACAAAAAATCAACTTTGCCAAAAAATAATGGTAACCGGCAAAGGTCAGGTATCCATTACTAAAATACTTTTACGGGAATTGGAGAAATGAAAATAGAAGAATTCGAAATAACAGACAAGCAGAAAAAAGCTTTTAATGAACTTGTAAAGGCTTTTAAGAAGTGCAGAAGTGCAGGTCTGGAACTCTACGGAAAGCAAAATATGATAACCGCATATCCTGCAAAAGTGTTTGAACTGGATTTAGCGTGTCCATTAGCTGATAACAATGAGGATTATAAAAATCCTCTTCCACAACTTTCAAGGTCGGGATGTATCACTGATTCAGGTGCGGATGACGAACAGTATTTCAAAAAAGGTGTGATCGATTAAATTAAACAAACAAAAGGAACCAAATGGATTTAACATACGAAAATAAACCAAAGAGAAGGAAGAAAAAACAGATTTTATTCAATCCAGATATAAAATTTGTAGAAGCTGCCGTTAGAAAATATATTAACCAAGGTGGTAAGATTACAAAAATTGATTCTATACCGAACGTAACGCGAGACTATGGATTTTATCAGTCATCAAAAGTAATTAATTTACCAGCTATGATATGAACAAACTAACCAAGTCAATCAAAGTAATTTTATACGCAGGACTACCTTTTTTACTGACAGTTTATTTTATGTATGAATTTATTATGATTGGTTTGAAATTCTTTTAAGAGGTGGGTATGGGACTTGTAATTATTTTGATGTCAATTTTTATAATATTATTACTTGTTGAAAACTACATTAATCAGAAACGAAGTTCTGTGCAGGTAGAATTAATCGCGGAACTAAAAAAATCGGTCCAGTTAAAAACAGATCAGTATGATGCTCAACTTAGAATGGGTTCTGTTTTATGGATAGCACTACAGGGTTCAATTGAAAATCATCATAAAAAAGGTAATTTTAAAAAGATCAATATTTGGCTCCACGATCAATACTGGCAAATAACATGGGACGATAAAGAGAAAAACATCAGCATCAATTCTAATCCTGATTTAACACATGAGGAAATGTCAGAAACCGGTAATATAATCAACTGAGGAATTATGGATAAGACATTCACACTGCCAGAAAACAAGAATGAAGAAGCGAATATGAACGGTGTCAAGACAAGAGATATCCCGTACATAGTTAGATGTCTGAATGAGGAAATTTGTAAATATGTTGATTTCGAAGTTTTGGAGGCGAAGCGTAAAAATGGCTAATATTTTACCATTTAGTTTTGATCCGACAAATAAACACTCACTAAACATGTTATCAAAAGAAGATTTGCCAAAAATATTAGAACCAAAAAAGGAGACGAAATTGGAATACATGAATATAATTGATAATCAACGAGTAGAAGAAATAAATAAAAGATTATTAGAGATTGGGGTTGATTATATAAAGATAGAAGACATCCAACAGATACAAATGATAATAAACGAGAGACTAAAGGTGCATGAGGATAATTATCAGTATTCTATTCTTAACAAAAAATATGGTAATGTTCATGATTTGTGTGATTCAGATAAAAAAGATTACTATATAGAAAAAGATAACATGCCTAAAAAATATATCTTTGACCATTGTGGATGTCCAGACAGTGATAAAACAAAAAAACTGAGAAGTTCATTAATGTACGACAAAAAAATAATATCCATACTCTCTTCAAAATTCAGAGGTAATATGGGAAAATATAAAGACCTTTCATTTGACAAACTAATACTTGAATGTGACGAAATGCTTGATATTGAATCTGATATTATGAAAAGGTTTAATAAGTGGAAGAAGTCTAATAAGAAAAGTGTTGTCAGTAAACATATAAAAACTGGTAAAATCATAGATTTAATTTTAAGAGTTCCCGTTTGGATGTTTGCTGCTTGTGTATTGATGTTTATTATTTCACTTTATCCGCCTAGTGGAGTTGGGCAAATTGGATGGTCCGTTATTAATTTTGCTGCTACAGTGCTTTTTATTTTTCTAACCAAAGATAGCATAGAGGAGTCAAAGCTCGATAAGAAGGAATTAAAAAAAATCGATGTTAAAAATAACAGAACCGAAGAAGAACTAAAACTAATCTTCCTAAAAGAGTCATTTGTCGGAACAATCTGTAATCTTAATTCTAAACTGGATCAAGTTAAGCAGGTCATTGTTGATCAGATAAAAAAACATAAAGATGATAAAGAAGAATTACTTAGATACAAAGACATGTTTGAGAATACGGATGGTGTTATTAAAAAAATAGATTTAAACGTATCAAATCTCGATGACAGCTATGAAAAGATATCCGAAAAGAAAGCTGATCTTAACGCTACACTTGATAAGTATATCGGATCTGAAGGGTATATTGCACAGAAAGAAAAAGAATTGAATCGTTTAAAAATAGCTCAGAAATTATCAGCCAGGATGGAAAAGAATTTTAACGAAACGCTTGAAATAACTAAAAATGTGGATGTTCTGACAGACACAATTATCCCAGGAATTAAGAAATTAATGTCTTATAAAATTCCAGAGTTAATTGAAAAAGTTCAGCAGGAGACAGATATTGAGAAAATTTTTCTTGATGAGAAAACGTCTATGTTAATATCTTGACATTCAGTCTTTATTGTAGTAAGGAATAATTAAACTTATAAATGGAGAAAACTATGAGAAATTTAATATTATTATTTATTGTGTCAATCGGATTATTGATGTCATGTAGCCGAGGTGATGACGTTTATGACCCATGTGAATATAGTGATTGTGAAGAAGAAACGAGTGATTCCAGTGTTAATTTAGAATCGTTTAGAATTAATTTGAACGGGGTTGATAATATTATAAGAAGGGATTTTATACCTCCAGGAGAATCGATATCTGATTCAACAACTAGTTTGTCAATAATGATGGCGTCATACGATGGTGGAAATATGTTCACTATGGATGACGGGTTCGTGCTTGAAATTGAAATCCCAGATACGCATAAGTTGAAAATGATGCATAAGGTAATGTATTCTGATGATATCGCACTGACATTTTATATTGATGCCACTGATGACACTTTAATTGCTACTTGCATTGTTAACAGAGTTGATCAGATATGCGCACCTGAATTATATGAACCAAGGAAGCTTTCAAATCTCGGAAACTCTCCTTATTATGTAAAAATCGGTGATAATATTAATTATTTGACTGATAGTGAAATTGTTCAGGAGAATACGGTTTCAGGGAAAAATAGTTTGATGTCATTATCTGTTTTTGGTGGTAGTATTAGCCAGATATCGTTTAATAAAAACGGTGACGTGATGGTTGACACGGGTGCTGAAATTAGATTAAGTGCTGGTTCTGATTTGATTATTCCTGATATGGTTATCACAGACGGCGGTGAAGTTTTCGAACATTCAGAGGAATTATTTATTAATGAAAAAAAATTCTTCATACCGCACAAAACAGGATTTTTTGTTCAGGCTAGAGACGAAAGAGGATTTTATAGATTGTCTGGTGATAATGGTATCTTAAACACTAGATACGCTCAATATAAAGAAAGATATGCTTACGAAAATGAAGGTGGCCCAAATTACACTAAAATAAACGTAAGCACTGGATTATCAGGTTGCACAGCGCATATAGTAGGTGATGATGATATTATGATTTGTGGAGATAAAATATACTTACTGGGAAATTATTCAACCGACATGATCAATAAAAATTTAAATTATTCAGGTCATACTATTTTTGATTTAACGATAAAAGCAGGGAATAAATTATATTTTTATTCAAAGAATAATAATGATGGTTCGGAGAATTTTTTTAGATTATCTAAAGAAGACGTTGTAAATGAAGTAAGTACTACTTTATTAGAAGATTATAAAGTAATACCTGATTGTTTTGATGTTAATAAAGGTGATACTGACACGTTGGATATTGGAGCATATAGAGTTATTGATAATGTACAAGTAATATTAAAAATAACAGATGCTAACACAATGACACCAATTACCACAGAAACAATAGGAGAATGTGGACAGATAGTTTCTTTTTAAGCGTCTGAAATCATCGTTTGTATTTCTGATAATTTAGAAGCTCTGTCAGTAAAATATTGGCTCATGTCTTTTTTATCTTCCATTTTTTGGACATAAGCCAATGTTGTTTTTGTTTCTGAAAATCCTGATTCTGTCATTAACTCAGTGATTAATGAATCTCTGGCAACTGGGTCTGTTTTAGCTAATATAATCCGGTCTTTTTTTGATTTCTCTGATTTTTCTTCAGCTTCTTTAATAGCGTCTACTTCTTCTTCTTCCAGTGTTTTATCGATAAATTCAAACTCACCGCCACTTAAATACAATTCTCTTATTTTTGGGTGTTCTGTGTGTGCTCTGTTTCCAATATTATTCCTATATTCTTCATCTTTTTTGTAGATTTCCAAAGCCTCTTCAATTTTTTTTCTTGTGTCACACTCTGGTATGTCTGTTTTTCTTATTTTCATAGTATTACATTATTAAATATGAATGTCGTTGATTGGATATAACTCTGGTTTCGTCTGGGTTTATCTTTGCTATGTTCGGCAAAGTTGAAAAAGAGTTATCAAAAACTAAATCGTCTTCAAGACCCTGTTGTCCTGGATTAGTCGCAGTTCTGTCAACGGCCCCAGTGGGCGCTTCCTTTTTAAGCGCGCCGGTATACGGTATTGCTTTACCCCAAAAATCAGCGGTACTTAACTGCCCGAAAAGCATTCTACCTGTAATTTGTTGTGCAGCGTCCATCTGATGAGAGATTCCACTATTACCAGACATATCAATAGTAAGATTACCAGTAGCCGATACAATAACGTCACCACCTGTTTCTGAATCAATTAGGAAAATGGAATTATTATCTGGTCCGTTGTGGACGATACCACCTTGTTTTATTATTGTTGTTTTCGGTGTGCCAGAAATTTTTTGAGGTATACTGCCGCCTGCATCAAAAACCCTTGCTCCAATCTTCAACTTAATAGTGTCAACATCTGGTATCCCGCTTATTTCATTTGATGCGCTGGATGTGTACGTTGCTATCGTCGCCAAAGTCGAGGGTGAAGTTCTACTATGTACATCAGGATCAACACCAGTTGAACCACCGATAGGAGTATTATATCTTAAAAATCTACCCGCTGGATCATCTGAGAACACTTTATATTGCAATGGACCTGAAAATGGGTTATGAACAGGGGGTATTAATATTGAACCATCGCCAACGATATCCAGTCCTCCCCACGCAATCCACCAGTCTGTAAATAGGCAATCATTAGCAGGTGATCCTAATTTAAACCCTGGATAACTAAAGCCGTTCTGGCTGATTATGTAGGGATCATTAATAATAACTGGACTGTTAAATTCTATGGGTCGATTACCTGAAAAAATCTGTCTATTATTTAATATGATTCTATTGCCTGAACCTCTGTTTTTGACCGTTCTTTTTTGCTCATCCGTTAATGATAAACTTAAATCAGTATAATCTTTGTCTAAAATAAAATTACAATCCGCATTATCACCGCCTATAAATATCTCATATGGCTCCCCACTTCCTTTATTTCCAACGGGGATTTCAAAGTGCCGATCCGTTATTATTTTTCCTCGGTCATAACCTACTGGGAAATTAAGTGAAGCTGTTAACGTTTCAATTGATTTGATTAACGTCCAGTCGCCTGTTATTGGGGTTCTAGTAGAACCACCTTTTTGTTTGAACGTTTTTGTTCCTTGATCATATCTTACATACCGCGCATCATCTGAATAATTATTCAATTCTGATGAAGTGAAGACAACCATATCTGGCACATTAGTGTTAATCTTTAAATCTAGAGCAATATCAGCATTAGACCTTGTTGTTGGCTCGTCATTAATCTGAGAAGATGTAAGCGTTATTGACTTAACATATTCCGCCAACGTCGCAAGGCTTGGAAATTTTGATGAATCTAGTGGTAATGTTTTAGCCATAATGTTTTATTTTAATATTTTTCACCTAAAAATCTTGAAAATTCAACAGGTTTTTTCTGTCCTGTTTCTTCATCAATTATTTTCCCAGATTCCCAGATTCTGTCATAAATTTCTTTTGATTCAGGATTAGCAAAACATTCTTCGTAATCACCAAGTAATGTTAAATTTTTCAACTGTTTAACCATTTCCAATTCTTTTTCTGAAAACCGACAACGATTCAATGTTTCATTACCTTTTTTTACTGAATGCGGTTTTTTCTCCCTGATTAAAAAACTTCCCTCGTTTTCAAATTCTGGAAACTTTTCTTTTACTTCAGACATTAATGCTGAAGTGTTTTTGCAATGTGTTATTGTCATCATGATATACGCTCCTCCGATCCTGCGAATCCTATTTTATAAAATTTAAAATAATTATTTCTAAAATACGCACCTCTATTCCCTGATGAATCATTACCAAAACCTATATTTGTTGGATAATTTGGATTAACTATATCAGAAATTACTTTTGAACCTGATAAAATATGGTCAACGTAACCATATAAGGTGTCGCCAATTCTATGAATTGCATAATCTCTTAATATTAAAAAATCATTGTTTACAGCAGGGAATAAATCATTACCAATCTCAGCGCCGTCCCAATACAGAATGATTCTGTTATCTACCGTATTGGATAACCTGCATTCAAAACCTAAAGTACCCGCAATCGAAAAAACATATTTATCTGGACCAATTCCAACATGCTGTCCCATTGGAAGCATATCCCATTTTACACCAAAATCACTATTTAAATCAGGTACATTTCCAACCGTTGTCAATAGTGTTGAGTCTGCCGTTTGTGTAACAGGGGCTACAGTAGTAGGTATATATGGTGTTGCGAGTGGTAATTGTTTTAAATCATTGCCCCACAAATACAGACCATCAGTTGCATTCAAATCGCTTTCACCTACCAGTTGTTGATATACTGTAATAGTCCCTGAATCAACTAGTTCTGGTGCTCCAATCAGAATACATAAATACCAACCATCAGCTAAAGGAATAATACCAGCAGCTTTGAAAACACCATTTCCAAAATCACCAGATGATACTATTGTGCCAGTAGTTAAATTAAATGTTGCGTGTACATAATTAACAATACTGATATCAGTAACCCTTACTAATAATTGATCAACCTCATCAGCCTTTGCAAATACCATTTCAGTATGCACTTCTGATGTATCGCCAGTGATATTTTGTTTAATATAATGAGTACTAGCTTCTATTGTTTGATGAAGTTTATCAGCGGTCGCTAGCCCATCTGGTGCTGTAGCTGCATTAGCAGTGACTGTTAATCTTTGAGTTTGCCACGTTGTTGTATAATCCTCACTCTGCAAACATATATTCTCTGCAGCACCCATACGAATTCCACCATCTTTTTCAGTTCTAAATTCATTAGCACCGGAAACCGTTTTTAATAATTTGGTTGGTTCTTCGATATATGTTGCACCGGCGGGGCTTACGTGTGTAATTTCTCCTGAGCCCTGAAAATTGATCCCGTTAGAAAAATCTATTGCGCAAAGAGGTGAGGTTATATTTCCAACTGCCCCGTTTAAATTAACAATATCATTATAATAACTAAACAGAGTAAAAGCAGCTTGTCCAACAATTGCAAAACCGATTAATGCGGAATTGTCAGGAGTAACTGCATTTTGAATCGTTATATCCGTATATTTTGTATAAACAACCGTTCCGCTACTATTCACATGAGCAACATAAAAGCCATCACCAGTTGTCGGGAAGTTTGCTGGTGTCGCAACTGTAATAGGTACACCGTTGATATATGCTTCTCCACTGGTACAATCAATTGAATTTCCACCACCATCAGATATAACACATCCTGAAACAATACCGTTATTTTCAAGAACATTTTTGTCTAAAAAATCATCCATGTATTCCTGAAACCATTTATGATTCCAAAAATCCAAAAGATTTGGCAAGTGTCTTCCACGGCCAGATTTTGTTGTTCTTGTTGTTCCCGCAGGATTTAAATCAGCTACCATTTTATTTTTTAATTATGAGTTTCCGTATGATGCCCCATATGATGAAGCGTATCCAATTCCATCAACAAATATAAATAATCTCATTCCAGCTAAAGTGATATTTAAAAACACGTTTTTAATCAGTGGTATTTTTCCGATATCTGCTTGCTGCATGTGTAAATTAACAGACATCGCTTCAGCTTTTAAGTTCCATTTAAAAGTGTCCTTCCTTGAATCTTCAATTGTAAAATTAATTAAACCAAGTCTTTCAAAAACAGCTCTTACAACGACTAAAGATGTACTGGCTCCGAATAATAATGATATCACTCTTGCCATGTATTCAGCATCCGTTTCAGGAACCGCATCAATTACACCTCTGGTACTTTGAAACATTGCTTCCCAGAACAATAATAATCCGTCAACTGTTGCAAGATAAGGATTCATTTCTGTTATCAATAGATTTCTTCTATCATCTTTTTTCTTAATGATAGTCGCCATCGAATCCAGCATGATATAATTTGGATTTGTATAGATAAAAACATTATCATCTGAATCTATATTTTCTATTATATCAATTATACAGTCATCATAATTACCTGTTCCAGCAATCCCTAAATCTGTTTTAAAATCGCCTAATGTCCATTCAAACCGGTCGTATTCTGTGCCGTCAACAACAATTACACCTTCTTTTTCGAAATAATCAAAGCCGGAAAGAGAGAAATAATTTAATAAGTCTGGATCATTAAGCTCCATCCATCCCGGCATTTGCTTAATTAGAAGATCTCTATAATCTCTTATCGATAATTCAATTCCAAGCATTTATATTTCCGTGACTACTATTGCTGTAATATTCCAAATCTTGTCGGTATCAATCGGCAAAACTGTTGAAGGTGTTAGATTTCCTTCATCATAATAATCAACATCATCCGGTTTATTATCACCTGATATCGCTGCTTGCCAATTAGTCGGTACAAGGTCTTGTCCTTGTACTAGTGAATCAACAAATGTTGTAATCTGACCTTGGATATCGAGCGTGACTTGAGAATGATCACCGCCAACTACTTTTTTATAAGGAACTGAAAAAGCGACATCTTCTGTCTCAACTGGCAATAATAATACATTTTGACCAGCTCCTTGTCTTCCCTGTGGGTCAAGTTCATCAGTACCGACCAAGTTGAGTTCTATTGCATCAAGCATGTCTTGGCTAGGAACACCTAAACTTGATTGAATCGACATTACAATTTCGCCTAATCTCGTAGGGTCAATTGTATTTGGATCAAGAACTTTCCATGGAAATGACATAAACACACTTATAACACTTTCAATAATGTTCCCTGAGCCACCATCGATCAATACCGTGTTATTGGCCGCATCTGTAAGCGCCTGAACAGTTCCACTTGTTTTTGCGAGCAGTGCTGATCTTATCCGTTTTGACCTGTCGTAGTCTGATTCTTCATCAGCTCCGTTATTAATAATTGTTAGATTTCCACCTGATTGATTATCAGCAAGTATAAAAAGATCATTCTGTACAAAAACGACATCAGCCCCTGCTTCATCAGAAATCATATCAACGTCTAATGTTTCAGCACTTGCGAATACTACTTCTATGATTACTTCACCAACTCTGGTACCAAATTCTGTTGAGTATACGGGTTCACCGGCTGGTATTGTTATTGCCTGTGTCGAAGTAATTGATAATGCCCCGCTTGCTTTACTTGCGGTAAATGTTTCGACCCCTGCCAAGAAAAATAACGACTCCCTCGCTTGTTTTTTAACTTCAGCTTCGTTTTGTTGATCAGAAACCGCAACGACAATCGAAAGGCCCTCAACATATGAACGGAGTGGCGCTGCTTTTCTGAAATCAAAACCAGTTTCATTTTGAATATCAGAAGGGGTTCGTTGTTCAATCGCCTCAATTGATTTCGCTACATAATCATCTTTTGTTCTAATTGTTGTCACTGCTAAAATCTCTCTGAATTGAACCACCTGAAGTTTTAAAAAGTTTGTACTTGAAAGATATTTCTGTCCCTTTTCTAACTATTGATGTTGTATCGACAACCGCGTCAATGATTCTGTCATCCTGTAATGAACATTCTTTTGTTTGAGAAACAAGCAATAAGTCTCGTTCTGTTTCACTGATTGAGTCGTCAGATAATGTGTTTACATAAGGGTTTCCGTATTGTTGCTCAGGATTATATGAGCCTTGTCGCTGGCCAAATCTAGCCTCATGATCCTGGGTGATTAATTTATCACCCGTTACCAACGTTTTCCAGAACTGAACTCTATTATTTACGATCTCAAAATTCGCACCCGCTGTCATTTTAGATATTTTAGTTTAGTTTTAATCTTCCTACACTCAGAATAAGGGAATGTTTTTCTTTCGAATGACACAGAATAATTGGATGCATCATTTAATATGAACCTGTAAATATTAATCTTCCTTTTTTCTTTCGTTTTATTAATCTCGTATTTTATCCAAAAAGAGCCATGATCATCATCTTGTAAATATTCCGCCAATTCATCTGGATTTAAGAGCGTGTATTTTGTCGTTCTCGCATCACAACTGATTACATTTTTAATATAATCCGTCTTATGTTTCGGGGCATCTACTAAATTGTAAGAGCATGAAGCAACTGACAAAATTGTAATGATAAGGAATATTGATTTTTCCATAATTTATATCGGTATTTTAATAAATTCTGGGTGAGCGAGAATTTGATCTTTAGAGAATTGATGTATTTTTACATCAAATGTATCATCTAAATCAAACGGCAATGGATTAGAAATTCTTATAAATCCGCTATCTTCATCTACATAATCGAGAATTGTTTTCTGTTGTTTTAATTGATCAGTACTTTGAGCGTTGTTGGTAATGATGACAGAATTACCTTTTTTAACTTCACCGGCACCAATTTCTTTACTAAGAGAAGTGAATAAAATATTATCATCACTGGTTAATCCCGTTGCAGAAACTAAAGTTGCTTGTAAAACACCTGGAACTTTAAAACGTCTTGTTATGTGGGGATAAGATAGTTTATTTAACCCGATAATAACGACTTTTCTTGTATTCGTTCTTTTGATAAAAGCGTCTAAGCTGATATCTGTTGAAGCGATTTGAACGGTTCTGAATTTTGATGGAATGATAATACTGCCCTCTGCAGCTGCAGCAACAAATTTAGAGTAATTTTCGGCCCATGTGGTGATAATATCTTGCGTTGGGATGGGGATATCATTTATAATGTTTTGGATTTCTGAACTCAATAATGTTTTTTCAACACTGCTTAGATTTAGAATATCGACTTCGAATATCTCGTTAACACGGTCTATTAATGCATCAGTGATTACGATTGGCGGTTGAATAGATTCAGGAATTACACCCGCTAAATCTGCTATTTGTTTCACTTCATCTGTTTTTAAAAATTCAATCACGCCGTTCGGATAATTTTCTTCATAATCGATTTTATCGTTTAGTTGATAAAGCCCACTTCCCACCTGTGTTGTCTGTTCAGCTAAAATCAAAGAAGCTTCTGTGTAATCACTCGCTAGTTCATCCGTTTCTTTTGTCATTAAATATCCTGTATTTGCTGACCGATTGCATTTGCTTTGTTGAATATCCGCTGATAGGATGACAGATATCTATTTAAATCCTGAATGGTTTGGTTTGGTAAATCAATATAAGATTCAATCGTGTTCATCACATTTAAAATGGCATTATTAATTGCAATTAGTTTATTAAAGGTCTGTGAAAATGGACCGATTAAAGGGATTTCAGATATTGCGGGCAATCTAAATGAAGCTAAAAATTGTAATAAATCATCTGGGATTGGCTTAAAATTAGCGTCAAGTTTATCTTCAATGACTGTTGCATTTAGTCGCCAACCGAATGTAAACGGTGATTCTTTTCCCGCGAAAATCTGTAAATCTTTAGGCTGAATTCCTTGAATTGATCTGGCGTATTCATCCACAACAATCATTTCATAACCGGCTTTGTTCGGGGTTTTTCCGACACCTATTTTTCTAACGCTTCCGCCACTTCTAACCAAATCACTTATTGATATATTTGAGTCTATATAATAATTCCCTTCAGTCCAGATTTTAGAATAAGGGTCGTGTAGATCAGCATAGAAACCAAAAAACCGTTTTATATTATCAGCAAAATCCCGGGGTTTGAATTGCGATAAAAAATCATTACCAGTCGTTGAGGCTATGATATTAACTTCTGCTGCTGTCGGAAAAATTCCGTTCATTACTACATCAGTAAGCCCTTTCCCATACATTTCTGAAACAATACCAGTAATCCCATTTTCAGTATTTTGCCGATAATTATTGGTTGCAGCGTATTGTTGATAATAGAATGTTTTTCCTTCAAAATTAATAGGGAATTTAAATTCTGCTATTTTGGTCTGATCACGAACAGATTCTCTTTGGGTATCGAACCTATCATTTAATTTTGGTGTAACGCCTTCATCTAAATTAGTTTCAGCCTGTCGTCCGAAATCTTTTCGCTCAACAATTCTAATGATTAATTGGTCAAATGTGGTGAGATCTTCTAATGCCATTTAGTCGCCAAATTATAGTTAATTTATTCTTATTATTTGGCTAAAAATAGGTTTTAGTCAAAGGGATGGAAACGATATTTTACATCCTAACAGGCTTATTAAAAATACCCTGAATATGCTCAATCACTTCAGCTTTCGCAGCCCGTTTTAACCCTTCTTTAATATAAGGTTCTGCATATTTAATAGTGGCGTCAATTACTTTATTAGGTTGTTGCCCGGGATTCCACCACGAATTCGGCGCTGAATTAGCAGAGACAATTCTAAATGTTCGATATTGAGAATGTCCTTTCCCGCCTACGTTTGTCATCCCTGCATGAGCGCCATTTTGCCATTCATAGCCCTTTGAATTTACAAGTCCATAATCGCTTGGATCTTCAGCGGTCCCTAATTGCTCCTGAAAATTAATACCTTTTTTAGCTGCCCTATGTAATGAAGTTGTCATTGGACTTCCAAGAGTGCTTGTTGATCCCGGTGTGACATGGCGAAAAGAAATTATAAGATGAGGGGTTTTTTTAGTTTGTCCGGCTTTTGGTCCACTTTGGTAAACAAGTGCTTTTGGGGATCGTAAAAATCCTGGCTTCATATCATATGGTGCGTACCCGTCCTCAATCCTTAAAGCTTCTTCAGCGGCTTTGACCCCTTGCATCCCGATAATAGCTTTAAGTGGTCCTGAGAGTAAAGATCCTCCCTGCATAACAATAACATCGCCAATTAATCCCTGAAAAGCTCTCACTCCAGTATCGCCAATTTTTGCTCTCATCCCTGGCAGAAATCCGCCACGGTAGCAATCTTGCCAGACACCTCTCACAGCATCAGCAATCCTTTCTAATTCTTCGTAGGTGTAATTAGACATTATTTTAAAAGGGTATCGGTTGCTGTTTTTAAAGTTGTTAAATTTCCGGTATTCGGGCCAACCCCATCATTGACGACAATTGCTGCAACGATATCGTTCATATCGTCATGTAATTTTTTTAAACTCGTTGTCGCGTTTTTAGCCTCTAGTTTCCCGTCCTTATCAATATTAAATTCAAAACTATTGTTGGGATGCGTTAATTTAATGTTCCCTAATCCGTCAGCTTCAATTGTTATCTCGCCTTCATCAGATGGAATTGTATATTTTATAACGACTGAATTATCATAATCCTGAACGTTTTTTGCATGATTAGGAAGAGGAGAATCGAGATCGATATCATCCCCTGTTTTTCCAATTTTTATACTTAAGCCGGATGGATGTTTAAATTGCATATTTCCATCATCATCATGGATACGGTAAGAACCATCATCATATCTGGTTAATGTCCGGCCATACTTCGCATTTTTTAGAAGTGGGGAATCAGGAGTGACGAATCTAAATCCATTGGCGACATAGCCTGTATTTGTTTTGTAGATAAAAGCGCCAATATGATTATCTAAAACATATTGGTCACTATTAGGGTCATCTTGTGATGGATTTTTGTATATTTGCCAACTATTTTCGGTGTCAGTCCCTTTTGCAGTTGCTATTCTTGGCGTTTTAATAGTACCAACCGCTTCCATAAAATTACCATAAACACTGACATGTTCAATTTCTTTTTGACCAAACGGAGTCCAATAACTAACATTTATAGTTTGTGAACCTGGGAACCATGCTGTGACAAGTGCTTCAAACGGTAACTTTTCATTCCATTTCTTATTGATATACCCGTCTTTTTCTCTGGATTGGTCCCTAAAATTACCTTCTTCATCTGTTCTTCCTTTATGTTTCATGGCTACCTTATATTTGATACCTTGTCAGAACCTAATGGCCTTTCAAATCCTCTATCCCATTGCAAGACTGTTCTTGGAGTTTTTGCGTCAAAATACCACGTCATTTGATGAACATTCACAAAAAATGGGGACTCTTGTTCAGTCCTAAATACTCTAAAATCATCGGCAACGGTGCATTCTAAATTATTTTGCATAACTGTTTGCCCGTTCCCCGAATTTTGGATATTCCTATACATTTTTGAAGCGTACCCTGTATATTCAAGCATTATCCTTGCTTGTGCGCTTCTGTTAGCTTTAATATCAGTACTTCTTGTTTCTACATCCTTTTCACTAAAATCAGAGGCTTCCCCAAAATCAGGGATAAAAGGTAATTTTATCGTAATCGGTCGGTATCCATGTCTAATTACAGAACTTTCATCAAGTATTTGCCTTGCTCCTTCCTTATCGTATGCAGTTTGAGTGATAATTACAGATGGAATATTTTGTTTGGTATCAAATCCAACAGGATAAATATAAAAAGCATTCACAACATCGTCACTTGTCGTTTTCTCATCTTCTTTAAGAAATCCTGAAAACTGTTTTTCGGAAATGTAATTATTTTGTGCAGAAAATTCAGATTTGATTGTGGTGTTTGTAAAATTTACAGATGGATCCGTATATATTGAAACAATATTCTCAGCTTTCCCAGATCTATCCCCCATGCATAAAATATCATCTGAATCATGCCATCTGCTATTTCTCCATATTAATTTTGATTTCTCTTTTGTTTCGACAATGAAAATCTCAGCAAACGGTCTACCTTCAAATTGTTTCAGGATTTCTAATATGGATCCTTCCATTTCGGATAATTTATCTACGACAAAAACATTCCTTTTCCCCCCCTCGTCAACTTCATTCCCCGTCTCATAATCAATCGGTTTTATCGAATCCTGATTCTCGTAGAAATCTGATTTTAATAATTTAACTCTTTCATTTGCGATTCTATTTATCAGCGTTTCAAGTAATTGAGATGGTGATTTTACTTTTAATAGTCCTAATGCTTTTCCTTTGTCGGTTTCTTTTCCAGCCGTAGTTGCCCAACCATATCTCACCTTTATTGCATTGAAAAAATTATTTGTGACATGTTGCTGAGTGATTATCAATTGTCCTAAATAATAAATAGCATTATCACCTAATAACCACCCGCCTGAATTATCTAAAGTGAGTGAAAATGATCTTTTATTAGCTGTCCATGTTCTCGCTGTTTGAGTAACCACACCACGAAAATAACACCAAGGATTACGAGTGTCAGCAGTATTCCAAATCTCAAAATAATCATTGTTTTTAAACACATATTCCGAACGCTCACCAAAACATTTCCCGATAAAATTTAAGGTAGCTGTGCTTTTTATCGATGCCCTATGAGACGTACAATCAGCGTTAATAATACATGGAGAACTGATATCGATCTGAAATCTACCTCTCTTTAATTCTTCAGAAGCTGGGAATTTTATGTCAGATATTGGTATCCTGTTAATTTCTTTAACGTCAGGCGTAAAATATATCGTTATTTTAGGTGATGTCATTCTAATTCTACCTCACCTTGATTAAGTGTGGGCGTTTCAATCTTTTTTAATATCTGTTTTAGTACACCGACTGCATTTTCACCTTGCGGTCCAGCCCCTCTGTACATTTCCTCAGATGCGATTGCAGCTGCTCTTTGTGCGTCACTTACAGGATAAAGAATATTTTGTTTTTCCAGTCTTCTTTTATGTTCCGAAAAAACAGATGGTTCTCTTGTTATCTCTATAGCTGCTTGTATCGTCGCTCTTTTTTGTGTTGACTGGTCTGTTTCAGGTGTACCACCAAAAATAAAATCTGCTACTTTCACTATGTTTTTAGTAAAAACAGGCAAATACTCTGCCATCGTCTCAAGTGCTGGTATCAATGCTGGCAATAAATCTGTAACCATTGTCTGGATGTGTTCTGCCATTTTCTGCATTGCTTGGTCAGACTTTCTTTTTGTTGATAGATAAGCCGTCATTCCTTCAGCACCTTTACTTTCAAACGCTCCATAGGCACCAGCCATTTCTTTAGGGTCAAGTTTTCCCTCTTTTGCTAAACGGATAAATTCAGGATCTTGAAATGATTTTCTTAAAACGCCGACATCTGCAAAACTAACACCCATATCTTTTGCCATCTGTGCTGTCATCAATAGTTCGTTACCTTCTCCTTTTCCGTATGCTGTCTGGTATCGTTCAAATAAATTTTGGATACCCATTTTGCCCATGTTCCCTTTGTACTGTTCACCAACATATTTAGCCGCACCGGTAAAGCCTAAACTCGACAATTGTTTTTGGACATCTCCAGCGGTTGCAAATGCTCCTAATTCCTGAAAAACATCAGCTATTATCTGATCATATCTACCCGAACCAAAATCAGTTGGACCGCCTTGTGTCGCATTATATGCCGCCAATCTTCTATTATTTGCTGATTGAAAAGCTGGGCTTAATGCCATCGCTTGAAAATATTGCATGTTCTCGTTGCCGCCTTGGGTAAATGCCTGATTAATTCCTGACATTCTTTGAGCACCACCAGCCCCACGATAAGCTAAAAATGGGGATGCATTCAACGTGTTCATGAGATTAAACATTCCGAACCCGCCAAGTTGCTGAGTACCGCCAACATTTCCTTCCATCATTTGTTGAAATGATTGTATCGCTTCTGTGCCACGAAATCTCATAGCGGGATTCAACATTAACCCTTGGCTCATTAATCGCATTTGTTCAGTATCGCCAAAACCACCACCGCGAATTCCACCTTGGAATAATTGATTGAGCGTGGCAGTATCAACGCCCAACATTTTAGCTAAATTTACAGTACCGGCAAATTGACCGGTAAATCCCCCTTTTCCACCTGATAAATTTCCTAATTCTTTTGCGGTTCCCAAAAGAGGCAACATATCTTTTGAGGTTGCCAGTGCTACATCACCCAAATCATTCAATATTTCTCGTATTGCAAAAAATCCACCTTTCCCGCCAAAATCACCACCGATCATTCCTCGACCTTGTGACAATGCCATTGCATAATCTTCTTCAGATTGTTTTGCAAATCCCATGTTTTCGGCGATTCCAGAGAATAAACTATAAGCCCCTGCAATACCAGCAATTGCACCGCCATATCTTAAAGCTTTTCCACCAGCAAAACGGCCCATTCTTAAAGCTCTTTGGCCAAATCCCCCCATTTGAGGTCGTGCCATTGCTTGTTGCCCCATCTGCCTTTGAATATTTGTCGCTTCAAGATCATCTTTTAAACTTTGCATATATCCTGGACCTGTTATTGGTCCAGCAACGCCTTGCAGTTGATCAAGTCTTGTCCTTGCTAGTTTTTGCTCAATTTCAGTGGCTTTCCGGCTTAAATCTTCAAGACCTCTCGCTTGTTTTGACCTGTCTGCAAGTGCTGTAATGGGGGATGATATTTCTTGGAATAGTTGACGTGCTTTGGTGAGTACTGAAGTATAACCAGCTTCTATTTTTTGAAGACCTGAGATATCCCCTGTTTGGGCATCTATTTGAATACTGACATCACTCATTAAATCTTCTCCCACTTCTTAGGATCATTAAAATCGGGACAGCCCCCCTGAACGTGTGGCTCAGGAGACGAAGCCTTCACCGGTTCAGTGAGTGTGAGTGGGGGCTGTTTGTGTTTTCCCATTTCGGTATCGTGATATTTTTGCAATTCGTTATGATATTGAGTTTTCCCTTTGACAGAAAGTTTCATGAAAATTTTGAAACTATGATATTCTGTTCTATTTAACCATGCTTCTTTTTTGCCAATCTTATCAAGATTATTTAGCATGTACTGAACAAAAGCAACTGCCATTGTGCTTGTAGCTGCATCGTCTTTTTGTTGAAGTACATTGCTTTTTTTACCGATTAGCGATGAAAACAGGATATCCTTTTGTGCTTCAATTTTCAAACCGCAAAATTCTAATGCTTTTTGTTCTAAAACATCACCTTTATATTTGACCCCTAATTCAGCACTGGTTGCGCTCGAATCTTCTAAATCATAACCTTTTGATAATGTTTTGAGATTATTTTTAGCCTGATATGAATGATACCAGAGTTCAATATCATAATCAGTTGCATTAAGATAGTCATCACTATTTTTCGTCAGCTTGAAATGTTCACGGTAAAGAAAATCAATCGAAAAAACTTCATCTACTGCTATTTGGTAGATTGTTTTTTTTTATTCTCATGAAATTTATTTTCAGCGAATGTGATCAATTCCCCTAATCCATATATTTTTTCTTCGCCAAATGTTTCAGGATCAAATTCGGTGGGGTTGTTCATTAATACAGATGTATGCGTTATTGCCTTTGTCGAATACATCAGATCCAGATCACCCGAACTGTAAATATCAAACTGTGAAGATGTGGTTAGATTTGCGCCTGGAAAACGTGTGATGCTTGCTAGAATAGCTTTGATTTTTGTCTTTTCAAATATGGTGGGGATTCTAAACTCAAATGCTTTATTATCAAATTCAAAAACATAGGTGCTTTCACTATCTTGATAATTAGCTTTTTTTAGCTTTTTACCGACATATGCATCCCATTTCTTTTTTGCTGCTGCGGTTTTTTTGTCAATAGGTTTTGTGTCTTTCTTTTTGTCTGCCATAATTCGTCTCCTGATTTGTTAACATTTAATACTACGCTGCTATTTTATTGAAATCTTTCAGTGCGTCTGCAATATCCCTTTCCATGAATGTTGCTACAGCGGTGAACGATTGCCTAATGTTGGCATTTGTTGATAAATTAATTGTTTCACCTGTGTTCTGGCAATTTTTCAATATAATAAACGGTTCTGTTAATCGTTCATCAACATTTTCAGCATTCGCGTCTTGCGCAAGAATATCAATATCAAATACTGTATTGATATTTGCCACCAGATCATTAACACTTTTAGCGAAAAATTGGCTCTTATTAAGTGTCGATGCTGCGTTCATCACTATCTGACCTGAGATGTTAGCATTATAACCGCCGAAGTCAAATCCTATAGCAACAGGTGATCCGATTACCATAATTGGATTTCTGACGATAGATACAGTGATCGATACATTTTCAAGCGCCACGATAGGGACTTCACCGATTCTGACAATTGCTGCACTGGAATGAACGAATCTTAAATCACCGGCTTCGTCAGCACCGTCCATCCCGTCTTGGTACCATTGTGGCGGTTCATAATTCTTTTTAATAGTGTCTGCCATTTTTCGCCTTAAAATTAAGATGCATTAGTAAATTCAACTGTTCCGAACCCAATTTCTGGAATTTCTGGAACATTAAGTTCAGCAATGTTGTATTGGAATTCAATTCCTTTTTGTGAATAGGTAACTGTTCCGTAACTGGTCACCCATTTAATAGTTTTACCAATATGAGAGTTCAGAACGTTTTTCATGAAACGGATCATTACAGAGTTTGCAGGTGTAATACCGTCTAGCTGAAATTCTGAAATTCTGCTTTCAATTTTTCTAGCAAGATCATTATCAGATAAGGCTGCACAACGAACTCTGGATGGTACCGTTTTCCTTGCATCATCAGTTTGAGTCCAAGTGGTGTACATCTGCCTAATTCTGGTTCCTTCTTCATCCGTTTCAGCGATAATTACAGAAGCTCTATGCAGTTTGATAGCATCTGCTTCAGTATAATGCTCTTTTGATCCTGAATATGGAGAACTTGCACGAATCGCGTTTACTGTTTGACCTGTGATAACTCTAGCTGCTAATCCGCCTAAGAACATTGATGCTGCTCTGACTGCGAAATAACAAGGTAGTTGAGCATACTCAATACCAGCTTCGTTAAAAGCGTTCAACCCATCCCCGAAAAAGCAGGACCATTCTGAATTATGCGTTTTCGCGAGTGTTACAATTGCATCGGCATCTGAGGGTTTAGCGACAAATTGTCCTGACCACCCGAACCCACCGTGAGCTGAAATAAATGAATGTCGTTTTCGTCCCTTATATTTGACACCCGCCATTTTAACGGCATGTTGCTCATCTAGTGCATTAATTGCGGCTGTTAAAGTGTCAGCGTAAGGAGTTGGTAACCCGTCAGTGATTGGGCATGTGACAGCAATTTTTTGATTTTCAAGTTCATCATAAACCTTACCCCACTGTGTCGCATCTGGATCGACACCGGAAGTGCCACCGGATAAAGTAAGATCAAAATCATCCACCATTATCGTTGCAGTTGCAAGCTTAGTAGCTTCAAGATCAGGAACACCCTGGTCAAGAAATGTAAATAACTGAGATAAATCACCCTTTATTGTTACTACTGTCGCTATATCAAGTTCAGCAACTATGTGATCAAAAAGGTCTACTGTTGATTCGTTGTCAGAAGTATTAGTATCTTTTACGATAGTAGCGCCGGTTTGAAATTCAATAGCGTTAATTAGGTCAATTAATTTTAGGTACTCTGTGAATTTAAAATCTATTAAACTTCCCGTTGGTCCAACTGATATTTTCGTAGCGTCAACTTGTATAAAACCAAGTGCTAATGTAATGTCAAAAATCGGATTATCAATAACCTGTGTGATCGCGTCATCTGCCCATGGAAATTTTACGGAAGCGATTGTTGAAGCAAGACTAACAGTAACTCCGTTTCCAATAGGTCCATATATTCGACTAGCTATATCAATGGATGGGGTTGTTGATGGCTCTGTGACGTGAATAGTATCAGTTGCCTGAACTAATGCCCTTGGGTTAAATATCCTAACATCCTGAGCGCCGCCGATTGGGGAAGCATTGAAAGCGCCAAATGCAGCTTCAATTGCTGGTCCTTGTTCGCCTAAGACAATTTTAAAATCGTTCACATTCCCACCGGAAACCGTCTCACCGAAAGCCGGACCGTTGGGAGCTTCAGCGATAATCAATAATGCGTTATTACCATCAGGAGTTGGCGTTCCCGCACCAATCGTTAATATCTTTGAATAGACACCCGGTTTATATACCGTAGCACCGAAAAATTGAAATACTTTTGCCATGATTATGACCTATAAAAAGTTGATTTCCAGACCTTTCTGAAATTTTCTTCAGAATCGATAGATTTTACCGTTCGCTCGAATGCTACAAATACTGTTTCTGATATGTTTTTTTCTTTTAATTCCAACCTTAGTTTTTTAGCAAAATTCTTGGCTGAAATATATGATTGTTTGGGATTTGGCTGTTCAACTGGTTTTTCTTCATTCTGTGGTTGATCAGTGTCTTTTTTATTTTTAGCCATCTTCCAGAACTCCAAAGTTTGTGATTGGGCTTGATATCTCTGTTTTGTATGACATTATAAGACTTCTCATCGCAATGCCTTTGTCGAATGAGTTAGTTTCGTCTTGCGCTAAATTCGTTTCGTTAATAGTCGGTTCTTCAAGATGCTGAGATGTAAAATAGTTCCTACCTGCCCAAAGCAAAATTGAAATTATCCTAATCAATATGCTTGGTTCTGCCATATTTAAGAGACTACCAACAGTTGACCCTACGACGACAATACTGGTTGGTGTTTTCCCATAAAGTATTCTTGACCCGATATAATGACTCGTCTCTGAGTAATCAGCTTCAGTAATATATATATGTCCGACTTTCGGCTTTTCAGAAATATTAAGCGGATGTCCGGTTGCAAAAGTAAGCGGTTGCACAATAATTTTTTTTACCGCTTCCTTTTCATCCTCACTAAAAACAGGCTTTTTTTTGCTATCGACAAATTGGTCCATGAAAGAATCATAGTAGCTTTTATCTAATTTTGGCCGCAATTTATCAGGGGTGTTTAGTTCCGTTTCTTCTTCCGGCCTAAACCACCCCATTAACCAATTTCTAATGATGACTTCCGACTTCATTTAAGCCCAAGGATTGATTGAACTTGTACTGAACTTAGGAACGTTACGCACAACATAACAACGTTTTGGATTCCAAAGGTTAAGCCCCTTAATACAATACAGCATCCACTGACGTGTAGAACCTTTTGAAATATCATACAGAGGGATTTCAAATTCAGGAACTAATGAAGTGTAAGCAATATCTCGTGGATCATTTGAGATAAAGAACATATCAGCCATACCAGGCATTTTCTGATTGTAATCAACATAAGTTGTGGTACTTGTTCCATTGATTGCAATCTTGGCGATGCATGAATAGTTCTCTGTAACATCTGCTTCACCTGCTCTTAACCGATAAAGGTTAAAATGTCGACACGGGGTAATCACTTTACCACCAACCACACCACCTGCAAATGCTGCATCATACGGGATGTTAATCGTTATTTGCTGTGTTGATGTCGCAACTGCATTTGTGAATGAATTTGAAACATTACTTTCAGCTTGATCATTAACAGCTGTCACTTTGTAAACATAATTCGCGTTAGGAAGTGTTTTAGGCTCACCTGATGGAGATGTTGGAACTGCTGTTTCTGTGATTGTTGGCCAAACGATGGCAAAATCAGAAATTCTTTCGGTTGGTGTCCAAGTATCATTCTCTGTCAGATCCATTGTTTTAGATCGTTGCCAGTTGAATGTACCGACATCAGTCACGAAGCCAGTGAAACTTTGACCCCATTCTTGAGCAATTTTAGCGTAATTTTCAATCATAATACGCTGTTTATCATCAACAAGGGTACTGATCAGGTTTGAAGTTGAAAGGTCAATTAAAACCTTGTAACGCCCAGTAATATTATTACCTGCGATACGACCGTTAATGCACAGATCTTCGCCAACTTGTCTGAAAATATTCAGTGGGTTATTAGCAGGAGTGTCGCTAAATGTTTTTCCATTCCAATCCTGAACATGTGGGCGATATCCATTATCTGATTCGTCACGATCCATTTGATATAAAATACCAGGCATTTCAAGCTCGACTGAGCCACGTTTATTAATCGTTGGATCACCATACATGATCTGATGGTTACAGCCTAAAACGAATTCCAGCAATCTTAACTCACGCTCGTAAGCAATAGGGTCACGAGTCAGCATTTTCTGTTGGTTACCGATTAAATATTCAGTAACTCTGGCTCTAACACCTTTTTGATACAGCTTGCTGAAGATCCGTTCAGAAACTTCCTGTCCTCCGAAATCAGCGGTATCGCCTTCTGGAAAACCAAGACTATGCTTACCCCAACCAGAACCACCACTCACCAATTTTCCAACTTCAGGGTTAACTGAAGTAGTAATGGCAGTCGGGACGCTCATCATCGCGGTTGCATCTTGTCTCTCAAAGATAATACGCTGAATGTCAGGAGAAAGGTTTTCTTCTAAAAATGTAAACCATGAACCAGGTGCGCTTGGATCTGCTGGATCACCCAAAATTGCTTTGTTCATGCTTAACACATTTTCATATTCAGGTGTTCCCCATGATTTCGCAAGCTGTGCTGATATCTCAGGATGATTAGTCATCATGTCCTTTTCAGCTGTTTTTAAACGTGCTGATTCAGATAAGGACTTTTGCATCGAATGTAATGCCGGACCCTGAACGCCTTTTTCACGAGCAAGGTTTTCTGAAACTTCGTTAAACCATTCTTCACTGGTGAAGCCACTCTCTGCCAACATATCATCAAATGTTTTTGATGTTTCTGGCATTATAAATGATGGTTTCATCCCTTTTTGCATTTCATGAGAATGTTTCATGAACTCAATCTGACTACCCTGTAGCTTATTAGCCTTCATTAAGCTACTAAGCTGATTTGCTTGAAATTCAAACTCTTCTCTGGTAACAACATCAGGGGTTTTTTGCACTTGTGGAGTTGGTGCCATATCTTCCTCTTTTTAATTAATTAGATGTATGAACATCGTTGATGCATCGTCTCTGATTGATGGACTGTTAGATCCATCCAGATGTGAATAAAATAAATCTGCATCACCGCCAAGTTTACGCAGCTGCTTGGTATACGTGTGATACTTTACAGGATCCGTATCTTGGAAAGATTTTTTCAATGCAGATGTCATCTGATCCGTTGTGTACTTCGCCCCTGTTGCATTTAGATCAGTATCAAGTGATTTTGGAGGCACTGCCGCTCCATCACCTAACGGTGTGTCAATTTCTTTTTCAATGACCGGATCTGCTGCTACGGGAGGGGTCATTGATTTTTTCATTTCGGACATTTCTGAGACCATGCCGCCAAAAGACTTCATCATACTCAGCATTATCTTTGCGTTCACAGAATACGCTTTCGCGTATCTTTCATTTGCAGCCTTGCCAGCCTGAATAACGCCATTTAACACTAAGTCGGTTTTTTCAGTAGAATCTTCCAGCGATTTCAGCATTTCATCACTGTAATATCGTTCTTGATTCTCATCCAAAATGTTTTCAAGACCAACATCACAATGCTCCAGCAAACTTTTGAACATTTTGTTAGGATCTTCAGAAGCCATAATCGCTTTAGCCATATCCTCAACACTTAAATCCATGTCCAAATCATCTTTTTTTGGATCTTCGTCAGGCTTTTTTTCACCGGCCTGTGATTTTAACAGGTCTGTCATTTCAGAAACACCATCAACGATTTGATCCAGTTTTGACTTTTCCGTACTCGTTTTTTGCTTAAGCTCTCTAGCCTTTGCTTCTTCTTCTGCTGTTAACTTATCAGCCATTATAAACTCCTTATTTTAAATAAAAGGATTTCTGATTGATCGACTGACAAGCCGATGCTTTTACAAAATAATTGATATTTTCTATGGTTTGTAATATCCGAAGGATCAAAACCTTTTGAAACTAAAATGTTCGTCGTGTCCTCTTTTTCCTGTTCAGCAAATGATTTCGCAAGTGCTGTTACTGTACAATCATGAGGGTTAATCGCTTTATCGGTCAAAGCGACTGCTGTTGCCATTGACTTATAAATCATGTTACCTTTTTTAACCATCTGACCTTCGATTGACCATGCCAAGGGTGGTACTGAATTAGGATTGCTTTTATATCTCATTGCATGATCCCATGCCCACTCAGCTTGCTCTAATGCTTTTTGTGTATCTGGATGGTTTGGATTTGGATAATCAGATTTTTGAGATAAAATACCTTTTACATACAGTCCTTTTCCTGCTACCATCCCGACGAACGAAGGTATTGGCTTTCCAATGATCATTCGTTTTTGATGATCCCAGTTAATAACGCCCTGATTAGATTTCAAATAATTAAAATCCATCCCTTTCATTATCATTTGTTCATCTTGAAAATCTTTCGTGGTTCCAGCTGCGTAACCACCAAGTATCCTTGCACCGCTTCCAAGACTTTTTTCAAGTTCTAAATCCCCGATATCTGTAATCCAGAAATTAAGCATAACATTGCTATCATCAAACATATTTCATACCCCCGCCGATAACTGCATCTACTGACTTCTCATTTGATTTTGTTTTTATATTCCCCGTCAGCGTTATTTTTGACAGTGGTATTTTTTGCATTAATTTTTGGCCTTCGCTAAATCTCGCTGAAGGAATCTCTTGAATTTCATATTCAGGATAATGTTGATATCTAACTGAGAATTTTTTCTGACCAATTGCCGGATCCGTTAACCATTTAATTTCTTTCGAATAGACAGGTGGTCCACCATTTTTTGACTCAAGATCAAATGTAAAATCTTTATCACCTTCATAGCTTAAAACACCGCTACTCTGATTTACAAAACTAATTGTTACTAATCGTGGATGAATTGGGGTGAATGTTAAAATGGATTGTTCGACCAATAATATCTCATCCAATTGTTCAAATTCTCTGGTTCCAAATGGTTTAACACGATCATGTTTCGCAAGTGCAAATCTACCTTCTACAATTAACTGATAATTCCCCATATCAATATTTGCCATTCTCGCTTCTTTTTTGCTAGAATTGTTACCAGCTAAAATTGCGGCATTAATCGGAACAGGGTCATCATAATATTTCATTTTACCGCCACAAACAGAACAATTAACACCGTCACAAGGACAGGACCGAATCGCATAATGCAAAACGATTCCCTTTGTATCCTTTATAAACCGTTGCTGGTCTCTTCTCGGTATGATGTTTAATTTGTTCATAGTCCTATCTGTTAAGTTTTTCTGTATTATATCTATAAATGCTGTTTGAAATGCAAACGGATAAGCGGTAAATTTGGATTATTTAAAACGTAAACGTAACACTAACCGCAAACACAGATATTTATGGATGAATTAAGCGTACATCAAAAAGCAAAAATATTAGCAGTCAAAAAGGATATGTCTTTAGAGAAATTGATCAGGAAAGCTTTAAACGACAATGTTTTTATAAATTCGGAAACAAAGGAACCACGTTCCCTTTCGTGGGTAAAAACGAGGTTAAAAAGTAGTGATCAGAGGGTTTTATCTAAATTAGAATCGATATAGCGTTTGATTCTATATATATGTAGTGAAATATTAGAAGAAAACTAAATCGTTAACCTTCTATATATATACGACATGAGTAGACCGACGTTAGGATCAAAAGAACTACCCCAAGACGGGAATACTGGTGAGCATTTGGTCAAACAATCATCAAATCCCGGCGATGTTGCATGGGAGGAAGCATTAGGGCATTCACACACAAATAAAGCGATATTGGACGGCGACACTGCAAGTTATACGACTGAAGAAGAAACTAAACTGGCAGATATTGATGAAAATGCTAATAATTATTCTCACCCCGTTAACCATCCCCCTGCAATTATCACTCAAGATTTAAATAACCGGTTCGTCTCAGATTCTGAGAAATCAACTTGGAATGGTAAACAAGATGCACTTGGATATACTGCTGAGAATCTAGCTGAAAAAGGTCAAGCAAACGGATATACACCTCTTGGTGGAGACGGCAAGGTTCCAATCGCATTACTACCGACATCCCCACAGACTTATTTAGGTACATATAATATTGTCACGAACACACCTACTGTTATAGATGGAACAGGAACTAACGGGGACTATTTTATCTGTAGTGTCGCAGGTACAAGAGACTTTGGGTCAGGTAATGTTGCAGTATCAGAAGGTGATTCATTAATATACAATGGTTTGATTTGGGAAGACATCCCTTCTCCTGCATCTGTTCAATCAGTTAATGAACAAACAGGGGCGGTTGTCCTCGACACAAATGATATCGATGAAAATGTTAATCTTTATTATACAGAATCACGGGTTAACAGCAATACGAATGTTAACTCAAATACCCTTCACAGAGACGCAGACGGAAAAAGTCATGGTGATGTTGTGTTAAACAATACTCACCGCAATGGGAATGGGTCTGACCATACTAATGTCGCATTAAACACGACCCACACAGGAAGTGATGGTAAAGATCACTCTGATGTTGTTCTAAATAATTCTCATAGAGCAGGGAATGGGTCTGACCATACTAATGTCGCTCTAAATGATACGCATCGTACTTCTGATGGTAAAAACCACTCTGACGTGGTGTTAAATAACGCACATAGAATCGCGACCGACGATCCCCACAATGTTACGAAAACACAAGTCGACCTTGGGAATGTTGACAACGTTCAGCAAATACCACTTTCACAAAAAGGATCCGCAAATGGTGTGGCAACTTTAGATTCTGGAAGTAAAATCCCAGCTGCACAATTACCAGCTTCAGTAATGGATTATAAAGGTGCCTATAATATCATTACAAATACGCCAACTTTAATTGATGGAACAGGCGATTTAGGAGATTTTTATAAAAACTCAGTTTCCGGTACGCATGATTTCGGGTCTGGAAATATTAAAGTCGCACCTGGCGATGCCTTGATTTACTCAGGGTTAATTTGGGAAAAAATACCAAGTGAAGATCTGGTTCAAAGCGTATCCGGCAAAACAGGTATCATAACCCTCGATACTGACGATATAACGGAAGGAATAAATAAGTATTATACAGAAGAAAAAGTTGAAGCACATGTTTTTGATTCTGTAAAATTAACAGGTGCTCCTGATGACGTATTATCATGGAATTCTGACGATTTCACGATTGATATAATAACAGGGTTAGGTCCGGTTCTTCAAGTCGGTCAAGAATTATACACTATTGTCTATAACGATTCTGGAAGTTTGATTGAAAATGGGAAGGCTGTATATCCAGTTACTACTTTTATGGAACGCCCTTCGATTGAAAAAATGATATCAGACACTCACGAAACCATATCTGTTTCAAAATATGTTACAACCATGGATATTCCAGATGAATCTTTCGGATTAGCAACACGTTTTGGGAGAGTTCGTGGCGTTGATACATCATCGCTAACTGAGGGTTCGCCAATTTGGGTAAGCTCTACAGTCGCGGGTGACTTAACGGACACAAAGCCAGAATTCCCAGATTATTCAATCATGATGGGGGGAGTAACTAAGACTGACGCTGTGACTGGATCTTTCTTTATTAATGCCAACGGAGAGCCAGAGGATACAGTAGTAAATTTTTGGAACGGAACATTCAGAGAGGCAATTAATTTTACAGTCTCAAGCAATGGTGCAGTCATCACGGGTAGTCTTTCCCCTGAAAACGGGCACCCTGATATAACTATGATATTTAGTGACGGGTTTACGATGTTTACCGCGACCCCTTCTGCAACAATAGTTTTAACTCCTGGTACAGATGACATACCACAAGAGAATTTTATATACATTCCTAAAAGCACAAAGGTTTTAACGACCAGCACATCTGACTGGCCGACAGCAGAACACATAAAAGTAGCTTCTGTTATCTTAAGAACTGCCGCGACAACTCAAACTGATGATGCTCTGAAAAATCACAATTGGAATGATCACATAGAAAGCACTACTTCTTTTCAAGGCCATCTTTCACATATCACAGAAAGAATGCGCCAAATGCAATCTGTTTACCATAGCGGTGTAGAAGGATCAGTTACGATTGACGAAGGTTCTACTCCAGATGACGTTTGGGTTTCGACCACATCTGGGAAGGCATACCAAATTCATAAACAAGATTTTCCATCTTTTGACATGCAGACAGGTGACGACATGCATGTTATTAATCATTCTGTGACACCTTATTTAACCATAAATAATCTTAACAGTGAAATTTTAGATGCGTTAGGCGCAACATTATCAAATTCAAGTTTTAGTTTTGTGGTGTGGGGAGTCCAAAACAGAACAGGACAAACATCCCATTTAATGTTAAATTTGCCCGTTGGGTCTTATTCAAAAAATATACCTGCAAATGCAGTATCAGACGCTTCTAATTTTTCCGTTTATGATATCCCTATCGGTTTTAGAGGTGTCGGGTTTTTAATCGCAAGGTTTACATTTGTATTACAGCCAGGCGGGACATCATGGTCATTATATGACACTGAAGATCTCAGGGGGAAAATACCGAATACGACAGCAGGAGGCGGTGCTGGAGGAACAGGAGTTTTAACATTACCAGGGTTAACCGATACGCCATCAAGTTATACAGGGCAAAAAGGGAAGGTTTTATATGTTAACGAATCTGAAACAGCCATGGAATTTGTATCTAGAAAAACAGGAACTTTGATTACACCACCAAGCGGTTTATTCGTCGGGGAAGATTGGGAAGATATCACTGATAGCGCTGATCACCCAATCATAAGAACCAGTAAAGTGACAACCTAAAAGGAAACAATGGAACTCAATCTAAAAGACATTCAAGATGCACATGCTCAAGCTTTGTTCGCAAATGGGGACACCGTGACTATTCAATTATTTGATAAAGAAAGGAATGATGTTACCCCAGCATTATTAGCAGACACGGTATGCGTACAATTTGGAACAACGGGTATTTTTCAATGGCCCTATGCTAACCTTGATTCATTTCCAGTAGGATATGAAGAGTATACTTGGACAATGACAAATCAGTTGAATGCAAAACAAATTGATATTGATTCCTTCGCAAGTATACCAAGCACATTCCTACAAATTCCTTTCGATATTAATATCTGGGAGCAAACAGTAAATAAAGCAGATGACTGGCAACCAGAATTCAGAATTGATTCTAACTCGTCCGGCTTAAAAGTTTCCATTGAATTAACAGATGGAACGACCACGATCTATAAAGCAACTTCAAATGTGACTGACAGAGGCGATGGAGAAGCTGGCGGGGATGATCAAATATTGTTACTGGCTGAGATGGATACTTTTCAATATTTTAGGTTGCTTGTATCTGGAACCGAAACGGAAAGCTTTGGATCTAGATTTATGGATTTAAAGATATCGGTTAAGACTTCAAATGATATTGTTCAAACGCCAACTGTTAGGAAGAAAATTGGTTTTACTGAGCAGTCGGCGATTAAGATTGGTCCTTAATTAGATTAGAACCCTACGGTCGGCTTTATCCGTTACCGTAGGGGAATTGTTAGATATTATTTTTTATAAATTCTTTTACTGCTGTCAGTTTATTTAATGGCTGTTTTTTAAAAAATTCTCCATACTTGTAAAAATAAACTATCCACCCTTTTAAATCACTCGATTTATAAATATCAAGTTTCCACTCTGACGTAATATGCTTTTTGTAGCTTGTTCTGTATTCATATCCTTTTGATGTTTTCTTAAATACTATAGCCATTTTACACCCAGTTTTAAAAGTTAAGCCGCCAACTATATTCAGCGGTTGGTTGTTGTTTATAATTTCATTAATCCATTCTACCATTTTGACAATTCCCTCATTTCCATTCCTGAAATATGATACATGAAATTTTGATGTTTAAAATATTTCCATTCACGGAGACTTAGCCCAATAATTTTATTTTTTTTAATTAATTTCATCAATATGCATGCCCTTTTTTCTTCTTTTTCATCTTCACCAGAACATACTTTATATTCCCAACAATGATAAGACCCAGATGTAAATTTACATGTTTTATATTTTTTTAATTTTATCATTAGCTTTCCCACGCTTCGTCAAAACCAAACATTTTAGCTATTCTGTCAGCCTGAATTTTCATTTGCCTTTGTACCTCAACCCTTTCTTTTACTGTCATGACTTCTGAATCATAATCGCCTTCTGTCCAATATCCAAGTGCCACAGAAACCTTGTCCATTAAAATATCCTGAGCTTTTTTCTTTGGTGTTGTCTTTTCGTTTTTATCATCTTTAATCATTTTATTCTCAATTTTAAAAGTTAAACCGCCTACTATTTTCAGCGGTTTTTCGTTGCCGGTTAAGCTAAGCAGCCATTTCTTCATAGTGTGACTCCGCCCAGTTTTTAAAATCTTCACAATCCCAGTCAAGCGGTTCAATTAATTCTTTATCCGATTGTATAGAATAATAATGACCATATCCATCAATTCTTAAACAAGCTGGCTTTGACTTTAATCTTTTACTTGTTAATTCATAACTTCCAGTCTTAACAGCTTCTTTTACAATACTAACCCATTCATTTATTTTTAGAGAGTAAATACTTCCATACTGGCTTACATAAATTCTTATTTTTTTAGTCATTTCTTAATTCCCCAATTAAGTGTTTTTGGTTTAATTCGTTTAACTTGTCTCAATATTATTTAATTTGTCGGAATCCGTCAAGTAAATAATAAGTTATTTAATTTTAATTCTCCAAAAACCCGAAATTATTAAGCACCTTATAATTCCAATCCTTCCGTAAAAACAGAGTTATCTGCCTATCTGGTGAAGTATACCCGACCTTAAAACCTGGATTTAAGTTCTCAAAATCTCTATATTTAACCCTCAAAAGTTTTGCAATATACCGTAAATTATGAGAGCCTTTCTTTAATTTTACCGTGACGAACCGGTTCTTTGGTTTTGTAAATCCGTATTTTTGTAAATCCGAAACAATCACGATCACTGCGTAAAATTTCGGTACATAATCCATTGTCTCTTGTGGTAATTTCAATTCCCAGAAATCGTTGCCAATCTTTTTTACTTTCTTATGTAATGCTGTCGGCCCATAGTTGTAAGCTGCAATTGCTAATTCCCACCTTCCGAATCGTCTGTGTAATTTTTTTAAATAGACTGCCGCTGCGTTGGTGGACTTTTCAAAGTTGTATCTCTGGTCTTCCCACGGACCATTTTTTAAACCAAGCGACTTGCCTGTTTTATCCATAATTTGCCAACATCCCGCCGCTTTCGCTTCACTAAGTGCCGAACAATCATAAACTGATTCGATAAGTGGTAACCACGATAATTCGCTAGGTAATCCTTTTTTCTCGAAAATAGAGACGATTTTAGGACGGTATAGTGCTGATTTATTCAATGCTTTTTGGAAGAAATGTCTGCCTTGGAAATAATTAACCCAATGATCAATTCTTTTATTTTTGGGGATTTCAAAGGCTGATGAACTACTTGAAATTAGTATTATGATTATTGTTAGGATTGTTTTCATAAATATCCACTGTTTACATTTAATAATTAAGTGCAGTCCCCAAAGCAATTTTTTATACCAACATAGGCTCGACTAGTTCAATTGGGTAGCGCCGTAAAATAAGTCTCGCTTACTGCACCGTGATTATAATTTTCGTTTTAAAAATATACTCACTCCTTATTATATTTTTTCATGTGTGAAACTAAAGCCTCTAGATGTTCAATTGTAAATTCTCCCTTTAAGTCTATTTCGTTTGTACTATCACTCACTGCGTAAACAACGGAAGGTTTTCTGCTTATTAAATCACCTTCATCATATATCGGGCCGTATACCCTTGCATTGTTTTCTGATTCTTTAATCCATTTATCCATAGTTTTATTTGGTCTTGACGTTGGACATTTTGTTGTCGGCATTGGCCTTTCGTTAACACCTATTTTTGATTTATCCATATTTATCCTTTTCCTAAATAATGGATAGCAATAAATACCAACATGCCACCACAGGACATACCTGTCATAAATCCAAACGCCATCCATTTACACGCTAGAATATCAATCGCTTTTACTAATTTACTTTGTGACATAGTTATCCTTTTATTTGTGAGAAATCTTTTTCAATAGCTTGAATGAAACAGACAAAGCAATATATCAACGTAGCGGGCTTAAAAGCGTTATAAAAATCATTATTGTAAATCTGGCTGTCAAACCCACCAATAAACCAATATAAAATACATGATATTATTATACACATTCTCATAGTTATCCTTTTATTTGAATTTGCACTGATTCATTTTTATCACCAAATTATCAAAATACGCCACTGTCTCTTTTTTTGTTTTGAAATCGAGCCTTACCCAACTAGACATCGTGTCCGTAGTAAACACATTAATGGTTTTCTTACCTTTCTCCATATTGATTGCCCTAACCCAATAGACTGAAATGACGCTAGTATACTTTTTGTAATTATGTTCTATTGTCCCGCAATTTCCAAATCCAACCAAAGGAACCATTAATATAATAATTAAAATTAAGAGTTTTTTCATTTACCCGCCCTGTTTTGAATTTTATAAATAGCCATATTTGAGAAGGATAGCACTGCCCCAAGCAAAGAACCTATGTAATAATCATATATTTTTAGCTCATCTGGTCTACAAGCCCCGATAAAGATTAAAACTAGTTGTAATATAATAAGTGTTATTGTCTGACTTTTCATTGCTTAGTCTCCCAATAATTACATGGTTTATTTTCTTCAATAACATCGTGCATATAATCGGACTCGACTTTTTTATTCAGGCATAGAAACAGTGTGCCACCGAAAGGGTATTGATTTGGATTATCTTTCGCGTGATAACACGTCCAACATAGTTTATTTTTAGGGTTGTAACTACATTCTTCCTCATGATCAGCCATATAATTTGAATCATCATTTGTTTTATGACAGAAGTCACATTTCCATACTGTTCTCATATATCATCCTTTATTAGTGTGTTATTTTTTCATACCGAGCGTAAAGTTCTTTTATCATTTGAATCTGTTTATTTTTATCTTTTTCATTCTTTATTTTATAGTATTCTTTTGACGCTGTTCTCCCCTTAATCCACTTTGAAGATTCACCTCTACCGTCTTCATTAATCCATACATAAAAATCCGTTCCTTTCCCGATTAATTCGTAATGGGGCAGTTTATTGTATTTTCCAATTTCGATAAGTGCCATTTGTTTTTTAATGTATTGTTAGCTAAAAAATCCTAAAATCCATGTGTCAAATTTTATTCTTAATCTTATCAAATCAGGCAGGAAATACAACATCACGCCAATTATAATCACATAAAAAGCAATTGCGTATTTGTTCATAATATCCTTAATGTGTTGTTAGACTTAATTCTTTTTGGAAATATTCGTCTGTGTTGTGGTCGTCGATTCGACGCATATTTACGGCATTTTCCAAAACTGATTTACCATCAGGTATATTTATATTATCAAAATGACCAACCGTTAGTTTGGTGTCCGTTTCCCAGATATCGTTGCCTTTGATCCCATCTTCTTTGTCGTCAGTCCCAATAAACAATAAAATGGTTACTATTTTACCAACATTATCAGGCATACCACCAATCACAATAGCCTTACACCCTACTTCTAATTCAGACATATAACCCTCTCTATAAATTAAACATTGACTATATCTTTAATTATTTATAACTTATATTAAATTATAAAGTCAACTATTAAAAAAGGAGATTAAGAATGGAATCGAAATATATATCTGTTTATAAATCAGATATTAAGAATATCGGGCATACAGTATATGGAAGAGATATGATCTTTGGTGATGGTGATAAGGCTTGTTTTGTTTGTGATTTAAAAACGGCCAACATTGAGAAAATTTTACTAAGAGAGATATTAAAACTTTATGGGTATGAGATAGAAGAAACATTTTACGGCCATTCAAATGACGGAGTTAGTGTCCCCGTTGGGAGTATAGATTTTTTTACAAATATGCCATGGAAAGAATACATGGCATTGGATTAAAACTTAAATACGAGAGACCCACCCTCAATCTTTTTTCTTAATTTATTAACTAAACCGGTTTCTCGTTCCTCTTTGGTTGCTTTTCCAACACCAAGTCCTCTTTGTAAATCGGTCAAGACCCCACTGTACAGCGAGTTCTCGGCTGACTCGGTTGTTGTGTATGCGCTGGACACCCCGTCAACACTGAATGACTGGCTTGCGATTCCTTGTCCTTTAGAGACTCCTGCTATTAGAAGTAGATCGATAGATGCAATTTTTCCTGCTACTGAGATAAATAAATCTCGGATTCCTTTGTCGATTACCCCAAAAGTACCGGTCATTTGCCAAAAATTATTAGTCGGATTTCTCGATCCCGGGTAAGTTTCAGCGTTAATTGTTCTATCGATTAATCCCGCAAATCCGATAGCAGAAAAACCACCACGGCTACCAAAACCCAAAGGAAAACCGCGAATTACAATGTTTCCGTCCGTTCCAATTTCTATCCTTTCATTATCAATAACAACCCTGTTTTCTCCTGAATAGTGCCCCCAAAGTTCTATAACCTTTTGAAGCATATTAATAGGGGTCTCAAAGGAAAAGTTTTGAGTTCTGGTCTGCCTTTTTGTGACTAGTTGAATTGGATCAAGGTATTTATAATTGTTATTCTCAACCAGTAGTTTATCAGATGTATAAAGAGTTGGTTCCAAATCGACCATAGCGATTGTCTGAAGTGCTACTTGATATCCATTGTTGATCCAATATTGAAAATCAGAGTTTCCGAATTGCTTAACGTCCACAATCAATTCTTCCGTAACGTTCAAACTCGGCAAATCGTCAACATCTTCCACTATGATTCTTACGTAATCGCCACCTCCAAGTCCCGCTATCATAAGGTATGATGGTAAAAGGTACTCAATTTCAGCATCTACAATTTTAATTGGTTTTCCGTTATCCCACTGCAAAGTTTTAGCCGTTGCATCCCAGACAAGATCTTTAGCACCTACAGTCGTATCATTTGAAATTTCAGTGAATTCAACACCTGTTATCTCTCTTAATTCCTGCTGGATAGTAAGCTGCGTTCTGGACTGTAAATCGACCCCTAAAAGGTATTGATTTTTAATTGATGCCACGGTAATCGGGACTAAATCAAATTCTGCGCTGGCTATGGTATCGTTTATTTGGACCGTGAGTGTGTTTTTTCCGATATTTAAGGGGATACAAAATCTTTCATTATCATAGCTGCCTGTCTTACCTGAGTTTTCTTGGATATCATTTTCTGTAAACCCTACCAGATTTAGATCGTACTCTTTTGTTAGTTTTGTTGTGGATTCTACGATTGTTTCAGTCCAGTCAGTTATCGGGTATTCCATGCCGTGAATATCTGTTATTTTGGCAGTAAAAATATTATCTTCCCCGATATCCCAGACGTCAGTTATTTTGATTCTTACTTTTAGATCTTTAAATCCTGGTTCGAATCTGCAGAACTCTGATTTTAGAAATTTGATTGTTATTTCAGCCATTATTTTTTACCTTTACGTTTTTTCCTACGTTTTCGTTTTTCCTTTAACGCTTTTTGTTTTTCTAGTGATTTTGATAGTTCTTCTTTTTGTTCTAGGGATTTTAGTTGGGGTGATTTTTGTTTTATAGATTTTTCCAAGTCTTTTCTACTAATTAGATATTCAGCATAATCAATAGCCGTTTTTGTAATATCTTTTTTTGTCAAAAATGAGCTTCCTTCTTCATCCTCTAATATTTTTCCATGCCTTTGTGACTTGCCTATTTTCCATCCTTTTTTTATCTTTTCCCTGATAAGCTCTTTCCTGATATACGGCTTTCCTTGATAATTCATACTTTCATTTAAGTATTTTAAAATTCTACCTTTTTTTAATTTTTCTTCCTTATCGGCAAATCCATCAATGTTTTTATATTCTTTTTCCCTTTCGATCTGTTTTTTTTCTTGATCATTTAATGATTCCTCTGCTTTTTTCTTAGATTTTGAGCTTTTTATATTCCAATCGATTTGTTCCTCTGCTTCTTTTTTTGATTTATGAACAGAGTCCCCCATCCCTTCGCCAACAGGGGTATTTTTTTCTTTATGATCAGTTGATTGAGCGACCCATTTTATACCGTCACGGTACAAAGATGGATATATTTTATATCCCTTATGGTCATATGACGATTTTTTTTGATCCTCCGCTATTTGCTCTGGAGTGATTTTTTTTGATTCGGCTAACTCTTTAATTTCAGAAAATTCCTTATCAAATATGTTTCCTGACTTTTTCTCACTCTTAACTTGTTTCTGCACTGTTACTTTTTTAGGTTCTTTCGGTTTTTCTTCAGTTAAATAACCAGTTACTTCTTTTTCTGGTAAATCGGAAAATGTTTTATCCCCATCAATAAGCGTATGTTTCTCCTGACCCATTTCAGAAAGAATTTTATTGTCATTAAAATGTGCATCCAATATCAACCCATGATGTTCTGCATTAGCTAAAAACTTTCTATTACTCGCGTTATTATCAAGTCCTGCAATAAAGAAATGATTTGATCCAGTTTCCCTTGTGTGTGTTCTTAAAAAACTTTCAAATGCTTTTCTGGATGCTGGGTTATTTTTAGTCATATCCATTGGCATTTCAAGAATTGTTCGTGTTTTTAACTTATTATCAGCGCCGACTAAGGTAAAATATTTATCACTATTTTGAAAATCTTTTGAAATTTCTGCAAGAGATTGTTGGCTATTTACTAATTGTCCTAATAATGGATGATCTAACGATGGTTTTAATATCTCATCTTTGCCTCCATTTAGATCATTGATTTCTTGCATAAATCTACCACCTTTTCCTCTTTTAATACTGGCATATTTGTTAGAATTTATAATTATATGATCTTTGAACCCCAGAACGGCTGAAGCTAAAACTCCTGTTATGTTTATATCCGCATCTGATGCATTCGGATCCCCTGATGGATGATTGTGTATTAGATAATATCCATCAGCTGAATGCTCTTTCATCTTTCCACTTAAAAAATCTACTGCGCTTGTTTGTTTTTCGCCAGGTTTTTTGGGAGACACTAACGCTAAAGCTGGCATTTTACTGGTAACGGCTAAATGAGCAACTACTTTATCTTTTTTTGTTAAAACATACCGTATTGTTTCATATCTTGGATCACGGAACACTTGGGCGATAGCAGCCATTTCTCTTGAATCCTTAATACTTCTACCCATTAATTCAGCCCGACCATTATCCAGTAAATCAGTGCTTATTGCCATTCCTTTTAAGACGGGCTTAATCTTTAACTCTTTCTTGATAGCTTTTGTAATTTCCCTATCTTCCGGTCCTCCTTTGTAAGCGTTCTTATTGCCTTTCATCGCCTGAGACCGATTTTCTTTTTCCTCGGCTTCAGTTTTCTTAACCGTCTCAATTTCTTTTTTAATCTGAGCTACTTTTTCACTGGTGGATTTAATTTCCTTCTTTACTTTCGGGTCAACTTTGATTTCGTGCTTAATCCCGTTTTCCATCTGAATAACGACTTTATTATCGTCAACGGATACCACCTTGTTTATTTTAGTTCCCTTTGCATCGCCTAATTGAAATGTCATTCCTTTTTTGACATCGTTTTCATGAAAGTATTTTTGGATTGCGGGGAATGTCATTTTTTTAGGGAATACTTTATGATCTTTTGATGTTTTAGCTTCTTTTTTCTCAGGCATTTTGACGACTACTTGTTTCTTTTCTGCCTGTGCTTGTTTATCGGTCAACGTTTTAGAATCAAACTTCCCTTCATGTAAAATATTAGGGTCTTTAATCTCACCATCTTTATGAATGGCAATATGTTTGGTTTCACCGGTCTCTTTGTTTTTTCGTTCAAGGTAGACATGATCTTTATCTTTTCCTGATAAGACTCTGCCGGTTTCGTGGGTATCTTTCCCATGTTCATGGATTTTTCGAATCGTTTCTTTTTGAGCCTCAGAATGTGGTTCTATCTTCTTTTCAAGTTCGGATTTAGCCCGTTTGGCTTCGTGCTGTTTTCCTGCGATTACATAGCGGTTTTTAATATGTCCTTGCTTGCGAGAATGGTTATCTATGTGTTGTTCTTCGTTTTTGATATGCTGTTTTAAATGCGATAATTTATCACCATGGGGAATTTTTTCATCTTTGATTGGTCCTTCTTTAGTAAGCTTTTTATGCTCCGTTTTCAGGGCTTGAAGGATTAGTTTAGATTTTTCTTTTTTAGATTCAAGTTCGTCATGGGCTTTTTTTGCGCTCGCTTTATCATGATCATGGAATCGTTCACGGGTATGTTTTTCCTTAACCTTGCCGGGTAATCTTTTAGTGAAATAAGGACCAACAGTTTTGCCTTTACGTGTATGCTGATGGACAAAACCTTTTTGGAAAAATTCTGATCTTGGAATGACTATTTGCATTTTTATCTATAGTATATGGGTTTGTTTATCTATACTATTAAAGGTAGTAGAAAGGCAAACAGGGGGTGATTTGTTTTTATTTTAAAATAAGTTATTATTTACTTGACGGATTCCGACAAGTTTGTGATTCTAAATTTAACGAGTGAGGGTATTTTTAATTGAAACTTTAAGGAGACGAAATGGAAACAACAACAAACATGGAAGTGAATTTATCAGATGAAGAAAGATATGAGCTTATTGAAAACTTTATCCCGTCCGATAGCGAATATCTTTTTAAAGATGGGCAATGGGACGTTGAGTTGGTCGAAATCCAAAAAGCTTATTCAAATATGTCAGACGCTTGTGCTGATAGATATTTGCATTATATTCTGTTAGACAAAGTTGACGCTGATCAAGAAACTTTCGTGGAAAATAAAACTGCAAAGGCATTTTTTGAATCTGAGATAAATTATCTTAAAAGCGCTCTCAATGATTGGGAATAGTAGTAAGTAAAGCCTGTTTTCCTTACAGGCTTTACAAACCAAGGCTGTCCATAAGCTCTTTTCTTGTGTACCCCAAATATCTATCTACCCCTTTTGCATCCATTTCATAAAGTATTTCCTCAGCTTCAATAATAGGTTGTTTACTCTGTTTACTTCTTTTGCTATCAATCTCTTTTACGCTTACAATTTCAATAGTAGATGCTCCGAGTCCGAACCTATTTGATTCTATCTTACTGATTGCATCTTCTTTGGTTTTTGATTCAACTATGGCTGATCTTGTTTTCCAGTATTTTACAAGTTTTAAAGTCTCACCATATTCCTTAACATCTTTGATATCAATTATTTCATTACCTTTTAGTTTTTCAAGAGTATAATCTAAATTCCCAGTTGTTTGACTCACCTTTTCTCTTGTACTTATTTCATATGTTTTTGTTTTCCCGCTGTTACCCTTAATTTTTTTACCAGAGATCGTCACTGCCTTCTTAGGAAGCTTTTTCTTAGACTCAATTACCACCGCTTTCTTCTCCCAGTGTTTCGCCTCCGTTTCGTGCCGATCTTTGATTTTATTTATATGATTATCATGGGACTTTTTTTCATTGGAATGATGGTCGATATGGTCTTTTAAATCTTTCAAGACTTTATCCACATGATGCTCTGTTTTCCCTACTTTAAAATGGGTATTTCCTTGTGCTTTGTGCTTTTCAACCTCTGCTTTTAAAATCGTGGCGTGGTCGATATGCTCTGAATGGCGCTGTTTTTTCGATTCCAAAGCTTTGATTTTCGCCTTCGCTTGGTCACCGCTTAAATCCATTCTGGTCTTGGTTTTGTGGCGAACAATGGCTACGTTTTTCTTGGTTTTAGTGAAGTACGAGGCGACTTGCTTGCCCTTTCTCGTGTGCGCTTTCACGAATCCTTTCTGGAAGAATTCGCTGCGAGGGATAATTATTTGATTCATGAAAAAATCTTATACAGAATTACTAAAAATGAGACGACAATAATAAAATTTATAACTAACATCCTTGATGCTTCAGCAAACCTTCTTAGATTCGTTTTCCCCAAATTTGCGTTGGAAATGCTGTCTTTATAATTCCTTCTCTGAACAATATCAGTAGGTGTTTTTAATTTGTTTAAAGACAATTGGCCTACCACCATCAATAACGCAATTAAAGCTACTGACCATATTCCTCCGAAAGCCAACCAAAATGCAACTACCTCCTCCCATCCAAAAAACATTATCTTCTCCTTACTTGTTGTTCTGTATAATTTCCGTTGCAATCAACATGAAAATACAACCACGATTCATAATATTCTTTTCGATATATCTTACCCCTGCAATTCGTTCCACCGCCGTAATGTCCAGTATGCTTGATGCTTTTGTCTTTTAATACTTCTGAAATTGGTATCTGCTTCTTGTGTTCAATTTTGGAAACTGATTTTTCTTGGATATCTTTCATATCTAAAACCAGTTGATCAATCTTTTTTAACAATTCATCATTATCACCTTTCGGCTCTGTGATCATTTCGACATCATCACCAATGACATCACTTAGAACTAAAGCTGGAATTATTTCTATCACTGGCTTTTCTGGGAATTCGAACTTTTCAACTTTTTCAGGGTTTTTAAGTTCCCCACTACATGCTGATAATATCAATAATATAAAAATATACTTCATCTTTTAATTCTGTATAAATTAATTATTAAGTACCCGCTTAATAATCCCAAAGTCCACCATGTTAATTCATTCCACCCGAAAGGGATGCGACAAACATTAACAGTGAATAAATGAAATGTTTGGGAATCAGCCGCAACAAAAAACATTAACGATACATGTCCAACAAGGAATATTAATATAAATTTAGCAATAATTGAAAGTGGGAGACTGCCCTCTCTGATAAGTAAAAGAGAAAACGATATCCCCCATCCAATAGCTAAAACATATGTATACCAAGCAACATTAAAATCCCCTGTGCATTTATTTATGGCGTAGGAGTATATGACACCTAAAAAAAAACAGACAAAGGATAGCAATGTTTCATTTTTAACTAACTGACGTTGCCACTTTGTTGCAAAAACCTGAATCTTTGTAAGTTTCTCATCAACAGCCAATATCCGTCCATCCACAATTGGCGATTTATGTTCTTCTTTTACAGGTTTTTTTGGCCCATGTTCCCGTTCAAAAATTTCTTCTGCTTCCATTATTTTAGTATCGGTTGGAAATTAACATCAACACATTTTCCGTCTTTGTATGTTGCTGTCATCATTATTTTCCCTTCTTTTTTAGTAGTCAAAAGAAAGACTACTTTTCTCATGTCATCATTTTGCCCGAAACCGGCTTCACAAATTTTGATATTTTCTGTGATTTGGTCTTTTATAAGTGGTAATTTTGGAAATGTACCAGAAACTTTACCAACTACTTTTTCAAGTTTTGATTTTTCAGATTCCAAAGCCTGGATTTTTTCATTTGCTGTTTTTAGCTGATCTGACAGTTTTGAATCTTCTTCAATTTTCTTATTCGCCTTTGTCAACTCACCTGAAACAACACCCAATTTTTTGCCAAGATCGGTATTTGTTATCTTCAGTTCTTCAAAATCTTTCTTCAATTTTTGATCGTTATTTGCCATTTTAACCTTTATAATTTATTTTTAAGCACAATTGAGCACTTTTCTTCTACTCCGACAAAATCTCTAAGCCATACGATATTCTCATCTGTACTAAAGCATGTCACACCAATCATATAATATAGACCGATCAGGAAGAAAAGGGCGTAAATGCCTTTCTCGAACATAATAACCTCGTTTAAATTTAATTTTATCCTAATTGAAAGCTGTTTTATGGTCAAACAGGGCTATTTGACTTAATACCTGTCATTTTTAATAATATTTCAACTAGTTAATTTTAAATTCCATTTGGAGAAAGTATGAAAAAGTTATTGATTTTATTTACGATGATGTTTTTTGTTTCGGGGATTTGTCTTGCAGAACCGCCAGCACCAAAAAAACTTAATTTTGTTCAGGAAAAGTTTTGCCCTGCGCCTGTTGAATCTGAATCATTTGTTTGTGAAGATACACAAAAGGCATGTCCTGTATGTAAAACATGTGATTTTACATGTGAAGCAGGTACTCAATCTAATATTGATTATGAGAGATCTAATTGGGAAGGCGAAATTATGTTTCCTATGATCATGACACCTTCTAACGGTGAAGAACAGTTTGAGATGACAAACTATGAGCTTGGAATCAGAACAAACTTTAATAAATGGGTTTATTTGCAATTCCAATATTCTAATTTTACAAAAATACAGAAAAGAAAACTCGAAGGGTCGGCTTTTCACCATGAATGGGAGGTCCAAATGTACTCTCTTTTAGCAGGGCTGTATCTGACAACAAGATCAGATTGGAATTTTGCTATATTTGGGGGATTTGGAATGGTAGAGGCTGAGGATAAAAACGGTAACAAGGCTAAGATTGATCAAGCCACTATTAAAGGGGCTAAAATAGATATATCTTGGGATCAAAGTCATCCTGAAGGAATGATGATTTCGCTTGAATATAAAAATATTAATGCTCCTAATAAAAGAAAGGGGATTGAATACACTCACGGGAATATGAGTGCCAATATGATTTCAATCGGTATTAGAATTCCATTTAGCCAATCAGATTATTAGTTGACAAATTATCCAACTTAGTTAAGTATATAGTTTTTGCAATTGAATCGGCATTAAGATTTAAAAATGCGTATCGGTAAAACGGTACGCATTTTTTTTGTCCAAAATTTATCAGGGAAAATAAATACTTGACATTTAATTAATATAAGTTATATATTCAATCAACAACTAAAACATACCTACCCGCATGGGTCAAAAGGTCACTGTTAGAGGTTGGATATCGTAGGAATTTGAAACTTATTTTGAGAGGGAAAATGTTTACTTTGCAATCAAAAAAACACAAAAATAACATGATCGGACAAACAAATCCAACTGATCATCAAAAGCCGGTTAACAGGAAAAAGAGAACGGTAACTGGTAAAATTAACAAGTGCAGAATTGTACCATCCATGGGACTAAAGACAAATGTTGTTTTAATCGGGGCTAATAGAGCCGGTCAGGTTGGTTTTATTTTAAGAAAATATACAAGCGTTAAAAAAGCAATCCGGTTTTGCTATATTGCTAACTCGGTTAAGACAAGAAATATCTAAAAACATCGCTCCCACGGCTTTCAAAAAATCGGAGTCGTGGGTGAATATAGTATTTTAACTTCAGGAGACGAAATAATGACAAGGCAAGAGCATTTAGATTGGAGCAAGAAAAGAGCTATTGAGATTTTAGACACAGGAGATACGACAGGAGCGTACACTTCAATGGCTTCTGACTTAGGCAATCATCCCGAAACAGCAGGGCATATTGCGATTCAAATGGGTATGCAATTATTGATAACAAACAATTTGGATACTCAGGATAAAATGCGTAATTTTATCGAAGGTTTTAATTAAAATTCATTGCTGAATATACTATATATATTATTTGAGAGGGGTGTTATGGAAACAGTGAAATGCGAAAAAGTAGAAACATTTGAGGTTGAATGTCCAAAATGTCATGATTATTTTGACATTGATGTGGATAATTTTGAGTTCAACAAAGATAAAAAACAAGTTCAAACAGTCGAATGTGACTATTGCCCTCATATTTTTATAGTAATGCACCCAGACTATTAATAACCCCATCCACTACCTCTGTAATTAAAAAGATAGGGGTGGATAACATACTTTATATTTGGTTTATTATGGCTAGAGCATTAAAAATAGAATTTTGCAGGGAGTGTATTTATATTGAGCTGTATTTAAAAATAGAAGGCTGTCCAATCCCAGCAGATCCAAAATTTAACATTGATAAAATACATCCTGATTGTCCGCTTGAAGATTACAAGTTGTGTAAAAAAGATGTTAATTCCAATGTATTCGATGAAATAAAAAGTGTTAATGATTCACTAAAAGAATAAAAGAAATTATGAAAATTCAATGTGACACAGTATCTGAGTTCATGGCGTTTAAAAATATGCTGACTCATGCCCGTGAGAGATTTGACCAACGATGGGATGAAGAGCCAGATAATCAGGAACAATTGGCTTCTGATATGGAATTCGTCAACGATTGCATGGTTGAGGTTAATAAAACCGAAATTGTGGCAAAAGGATAAGAGGGATTATGGAATGCGAGCATGATTACAAATTAACACCATCAAGAAAAAAGAAAGGTAATTTTTATTATAGATGCCTAAAATGTGACCACGCGATATCATTAAGTGACGCATGTGAACATGAATATGAAATAATTAATAAAGGGTTCAAATGGTGTATAAAATGCAATCATGTAGTACCATTGAGGTCTGTTAAAATTAAAATACCAACAGAGCATATCAACACTGGACATGATTTGGTACTAAGAAAATCTTCGCCTGACAGAAAAGAACATTCTCAATATAAATTACATAGGCACTGCGTATTAAGAATGTGTCAAAGAGAAATAACCGTCAAAGATATTGAAAAAACAATATTGAACGGGAAGCTCGTTCTAATTATGGGCGCTGAATTTGTCAATTATGTGTTTAATAATATGGTTGTTAGGGTAAACATAGGAAGTAAATATATTGAGACATGCTATAGGAGTCTCAGTCAATAAAGGAGAAAAGATGTTTAAGGTTTGGGATGATAAAAAGAATAGATTAAGTAATCTTGATTTTTATATTAATGAAATCGGCGAATTAATGCATTTTGACTTAAGGGGGTGGATTGAAAAAGCTGATAAACATTTAATCCTAATCCTATCCTCAGAAAGGCACGACAAGGACAAAACAGAACTTTACCAAGGTGATATCATAACTAATGGAGCTATTAACGGAATAATCACAAAACATGGTCCAGATTGGCGAATTTTTACGGGTGGTGTTTCTATCGCTCTTGATAAAGGTGTTGAAAATTGGACTGAAATAGGTAATAAATACGAAAACCCTGAAATGGCGGAGAAATTCTATGACAAAAACTAAAAACATTGCAACCGTACCTGGAATATTTTGGAGTACGGTTCTAATCGAAAATGGGGTTGCAAGTACAATTCCAATTGATAAGAGAAAGATCAAGGAACAATCACTCGAATTTATCGCAGGTCAATCTATCCGGTTGGGATTTGTTCAAGGGAATTTGTAGATTAGTGATTTCGTAAAGGAATAATATGGAAGATAAAGAAAAGGTTAAGTTGATTGAAGCAATTATCAAAGACTGGAAATTGCAGCACAAACAATCAGTATTGAGAACAACTGGAGTTTTAGAGGGTTTAATGATAGAAGCATTTAACAAAATTAATGATGTTATTTGTATATAATCGAATATTTGGTACAAATTTGAAACAGATTCAAGTGGGAATGTAAAGAGGGTATTCAATAAACAATAATGTAGTGATTTCGTGAACTAATCAATCAAATGTTGCAAGTACTTGATATCATTAAGCTAAAACTAAAAGAACACAGAAGCAATATGGATGCAAAACCGGTGCTTGTAGCTTGAAATCTTTAGGCTTCTTACCCCAATTAACATCCCTCGGAACGCCAATTAAATCATCCAGCAAAAACTTCTTTGGGGTTCCATCCTTATTCAAATACATCCCTTTACAAAGTGGACAGGCCGTATCTCTCACTCTGACAATTGCGTATTTCTTCCCTCGATCTTTGCCATCCATTAAGATAGCATAATTCTGAGAATGAGCAATCTCTGTCCTGGTAATCCGGTCAATATCCCTCACTACGACTTTAGCGTCTCTTTCCATTCCATGGTAGATATCACTTGCCAGTGAGCGCCATGATTTTTCATCATTATTTACAAGTACTTTTGTGATAAAATCTCTGTTACGTTCCAGAATTTTTATCGCTGCAGTATCGACTTGTCTCTGGATAACCCGATCCATAAATAGACCGGATGTTTGTTGAATTGTGTCTAATCTCGCTTTATCATAAGGGTTTAATTTAAGGGTTTTAACCTTATTCTTTGCTTGCTTTAAGGTCATTGATTCTGTTAAAAGCGTGTGAAACTTTCCGAATTTATAGGCTTCAGCTAACCCGCTTTCTAAAAGTAGCGTGTGAGTCGCATAATATTCCCTGATTCCACTCAAAAGCTCGTTTATTTCATCTTTAGTGAGATTGCCCCACCAATCCTTGTCTTTAAATTTCCTCTCGCTAAAACGCCTTAATATCATGCTTATATGCTCTTTTGGATTCGTGCGCATTTCTGTGCTTAAATCCAGCAGTAGTTCCTGCATATAGTCATCGAATGAGGCTTCACCGTGTTGCGTGATTTGAGTTGAGATGTTGATTGCCTTAGCCATGCTGTCATATTCTATGTCGTAGATATTTAATCCCGGGTAGTAATCTGAATATGAATCCATGTGATAAATTCCGGTTTGTATTCCGGCTTTCATTATCTCAACTTTTTGGTGTTCTGAATCTCCGCAAGCTTCGCACATTATTTTTTCCCTTTCAATTTATCAATGTGTTTTTGTTGCTTCTTCGCCATATCTGACTTTTTATCTAAGTCTTCAATGACCATTGAGGTAATGTTTATAAGGGGGATGTATCTTGTTAAAATCGGTGATTCGATGATTTTAATGGCATGACCGATTTCGCCGTTGACGATTTCCAGTTTTTTAGTCTTTGAAATGACAATTGTTTCTTTGCCTAAGATTGTGATTGTGTAGTTTTTCATTTGGTTCCTTTTGATAGTGGTTTATTGAAAGGTACTATTTATGTAGGGGAATGGCAAACGTTTGGGTGTTTAATAAAATAAGTTATTATTTACTTGACGGATTCCGACAGATAAAATATATTTGGATCAAGAAATCGGAATTAAACCATAACATCAAAATTGGGGAATTAAGATGGATGCAACTTATAAATTTTATTATGAAGGAACACAATTTAATGGCGATTATGAAGAACATTTTGGAACATTAATATCTCATATGGTGAGTACAATATTGATTCTGATAAGGTCCAGATTGCTTCTTTAACCGGTTTAGATTGGAAACCAGAAGTTGATGTCAGTAAAGTTAATACTGGCAGAGAAGTTTTAGAAACTAACCATCTTATGTTCTTCGATAATGGGATGAGTATTTCGTTTTTACAACCAATTCTTTTCCCTTTTGAAAAGTGTAAATGTGGAGATCATTCCTGCCAAAATGATATTTAATTATTAACTAACTCGTTTAATGATAACCCCCTTAAAAGCCTTCTTCATATTCTTAGAAGGTTTCTGAAACTGGCTTCCTTTCTTGAAATGTTTGAAAAAATTATCAAATGCTTTGTTTATTTCTACTCTTTCTTTCCCTTCAGGATATGGTTGTGGATATTCACCTGTTTTTGGATCAGTATACACTTGATAATTATCATTACTGGTACTGTGAACAAGATAATCTGATTTATTACCTTTAGCTTTCACCTTGTCATGAACATATGATTCAAATGCTCTCCCGAACATTTCAACATTGCTTGGCCAGTATGAAGATTTCCCGAAAAGGTCACCCATTTTCCTTGCGCCTTTCTTGAAATTGCTATCTCTTTTTGGAAGTGTGACATCACTACCTTTAGCCAGGCTTTCTTTTGAATAGCCTATATTGTTGTAATAATATTGAAGGTTATTTTTATACCGGCTTTCGTTCCTGCCTATTCTATCTTTGTAGAATTCATTTGTTAAATAATGCAATTTTTCATGGATAAAATCATATTTTTTCTTACCATCTTGAATTTGTTTGTCACCTTTAGATGGCCCTTTTAGAATATTTGGGACGATTTCTTTATCAAATTCTTTTAAACCTGCATCAGTGATTAACTTGTTACCAGACTCTTTACTTTTTACTAAATCTTCTCTTATCCCCGCAAGAGTGCTTTTTAATCCTTTAGTATGCTTCTCAATCTCTTTTTTAAGGTTTTCTTGATGCTCTGATAATGGAAGTTTTTTTCTCGTCATAGTTTCAACTATATTATTAAAGGCTTTTACCTGCTCCGCCGACAATCCCCCCTCTTTAGGGTGTAATGCATCAGTCGCCATTTTACTTTTTACAGTTTGGGTGCCGGATACTTTTCTAATATAATCATCTAAACCATGCCCCCACTCATGCGCGAGTGAACCTGCCCCTTTCATTTTAGTAAGATTAATTACTTTTCTATCCGGTTCATAATGAGCAGAAGCACCACTAAAACCCTGACCTCTTGCGCCAAAGGCAATTGACAGGTCGCCGTTGAATGATATCTCTTTTGGATCAATGCCGATAGCATCAGCTAAATCATTCATTGCATCACTGGCATGGTCCATCGTTTGCTGTCTATCGGACTGAGTATTCCAATTTCCAAATTCACCACCTTTAAATCCGAACGTTTCATGAAAATCTTTAGTGGTTGTACTTTCACCTTTCCGGTGTTCCTTGCCAGTTCTTTCAATGGTTCTTAATTGGGGTCTGATAAATTTAGGTTTTTGCTTTTTCTTTCCTGCTTCTGGTTTTAGTGTATGCTGGAGCATTAAATAATCTTCAACTGCTTTTTTGGTTCCCATTACTTCTGACATGATTGTGCTACCTTTTGTAGCAAACCACCCGCTTTTCTTTTCCCATTCGCCTGTTTCCTTATTTTTCTTGGAGACTTCACCATGCGTTACTTTGTGATCCTTTAATGCCTCGTGTCTTGTTTTTGCCCAATCTGTTGCTTCTTTTTCTGACTCAAAATAAGGGCTGGTCACGCCTTCGCCTTTTACCATGAATGTGTGTGGATCATCACGTTTCATTGTGGCAAGATTAATTGGATATTCTTTTATAGTAAGGTCTTTCATCCATGGTTCGGACAGACCCCACCCTTTATCAACTTCTTTTTTAGACCTACTTATATCCCAAGTTGAAATACTCATAGCTTTTCTAACTCTACTATTATAGAAATACGCCTTGCTTGGATCTGCACCCGTCACAGTCCAGCCTTTTCCTTTTTCATATTCATCATGAAATATTTTAGATATGACATCTTTGAAATCATCAACAGTTTTTACTTTCAACAATGTTTCTCTGGCATCCTGTATAAATTGAACATATTTTTGGGCATATTCTTTTAATTGAGATTCTTTATAAGAAGGAAGATTTAATTTTGCGGGTAATCCATCTCTGACTTTTTTAATCAGATGTGCTACAACTGGATCTTTTCCTTCTTTTATCATTTTCTCGTAATCGGGTTTTGGCCAAATTTTATCCTTCTTAACATGTTTTACAATTTCACGATCATTTAACTCAAAAATGTCTTTCCCTTTTAGGTATTTATTCTTCCACTCATCCTTTCTCGCACCACCAATTTTCTCTCCAAAATCAGTGATCTTCTCACGAGGAACAATCACCGCTTTTTTAGAAATCGGCTTCTTATCTTCTTCTTTTTTGACAATTACTTTTTTAGCCTCTTCTTTTGGACCGCCCTTGTAAGCGTTCTTGTTTCCTTTTAGGGCTTCGGAACGGCTTCTTTTAGCATCATTTAATGCATTTTCTATATTTTCCAATTTGGATTCAGGAAGTAATTTTTTCTCTTTTGCAAACTTAAGATGGCTTGATATCCTATCTAAATGAATTGTTCCAAGTTTATAACTGTGTTCTTTTAAATCTTCCTCTGCGGTACTTAGCGTTTTTAGTGCCGATCTTGATATCAAACTACCCTTGCTATCCTTTTCGGTTTTTATTTTTTTATCTTTCAACTCATTAATCTTTTTTACTATCCCAGCACTTTCCTGTTGTGCTGCTCGCCATTCATCCTTTAACTTTTCACCTTCTTCAGTTACTTTCCCGCCTCTGAACGCACTTTCAGAAGACAAATTTTTCATTGTTTCAATCAGGGTTTTATTGCGGTTCTCCAATTCTCCAATGCTATCTTTTTTAGGTTCAAGAATACCATCAATCCTATCCATTGAATTTTTAATGGCCCGTTCAATAGATTCCTGTTTTCCTGGCGGCAATTTTCCAGCTTTCAATATCATTAAGCCTTCATTTATTGATTCTTTAGATCTATTTACATCTGAATTATTCCTGTTACTATTATCAGTATACTTCGTTGGAACGTCGATGATTTCCCGTTTAACAATAACTGCTTTTTTGGGAAGGCGCTTTTCTTCTTTTTTGGCAACCACAACTTTCTTAACTGGTTCCTCTTTCTTAACCGGTTCTTTACCTGTCATTGTAACAACCAGCTTACCGTCCTTCCTATCTAACTTATGATTTTCTTGATCGTGTTTTGATTGCTTACGGTACCATGACATGTATTCTTTTTGATCAGAGAAAGTTAATCCATCCTTTTTAGGGGCTTTCTCTTGCTTTTTGGCCTTGGACTTTTCCCGTTTTTTATCAAAATACGCTGCATCTGTTTCGTGGCGTTGTTCAATCTTTTTGATATGATTGTTATGGGATTCAAGTTTATTCTCATGATGTTTGATGTGGTCGTTTAGGTGACTGATTGCTGGATCAATCAGATACTTCCTGCCATGCTTTTCATAGTGTTCTTTACCGTCAGATTTGGCCGCTTCAGCTTCCTTTTTATGGTCCTTTGCAAGTCTGATATGATCATCGTGTAATGTTTTGGCTTTCTCGATTAGTTTTATTTTCTCCTGAGCTTGCTTTTCGCTCATGTCCAAGCGGTGCAATCTTTTGTGTTTTACACCGGCAATTTTCTTTTTTGTTTTAGTGAAATAGGAAGCGACAACTTTTCCTTTCCGGGTATGCTGCTTAACAAATCCTTTTTCCATGTCCTCACGTTTGATGATAACGGCTTTCTGCATATAACCGGTTATCATTTGGTTTTGTTTGGCGATGGTTTCTTTTTTAGTGCGCTCAATGTATTCGTGTTTGGTTTCGTTGGGGAATTTATTTTTGTGGTATTTATCCTCAATTTCGGCTTGAAAAGCTGCATATTTTGAACAAACATCGTAATCATACTGGTCTTCATCTTTCATTTGATTACTAACAAACATTTTCTTCATGCAACCTTTATCAAGTTTAACACCTAACATTCTTGCATTATGTTGCCGTATCCATTCCATTCTATCTTTTTTATTATCACCCATTGAAACAATAACAGCCTTTGAATTTTTCTTGCTTAGGTTTTCCTGTAACATTGCTGTACTCCCGAATTTATCTCCTGATTGTCCAAGATATGATTTGTCTAAATCAACGTAAAAGCTTTTCACTAAATTTCCGGTATTCTTCCCAATTCTTCTCGCTCGATCATCCCAAATTTCAACCATGCCGGGATCTTTTTTGTTGGTGATTTCTAATATGGGTTTGTTGTTCAACTTCATCCAATCTTGAATCGGTTTGATTGCTTTTTTATCCCATGCCCTGGCAGTAAGAATTTTAACTTTCCCGCCTTGACTAAGTATCTTATCTATTCTTTTCCATATTTTCTCAATCGGTTCGCCAATGTGTTCTTTCCCTTTCCATCCATCGTCAATTGCTGATGTCCCGTCTAAATCAACGCCCACCCAATGTTCATGTTTACTATTTTTATAGGGTAATTTCTTACCCCATGAATTTTTTAGAGAAGCTTTGAATTCAGATAGTGTGTAAGTGGACACTGGACCTAAAAAGCGTGATGAATCGTATTGACCAAGATATGCTTTAATAGCATCTTCTTTAGAATCGAAACCCAACATCACTTTATCTTCATCGTAAGCGTGTTTACATTCTGTATGGTGCTTATGACAATCAGGACAGATACCATTATGCCATTTTGAGGTTTTCCAGATTTGTTTTTGATGGATGACGTAAACCGCTTGGTCAACGAGTTCCCCGCCCGAAATGTCATGATAAGGAGGTTTTTTACCTTTTGACTTCCGTCTCACATAAACATCAACCGCTTCTTTGTCTTTTGCTTCAGTATTGCGGATATAACCATAATCATAACCCATTTTAGTCGACCAGACCGGTTTTTCTCCTGGCATACTTCGACGCATTGAACCGGCTTTATTTTCAACTGAAATAGGTAATCCTTGGAAGATATAACTGCCTTGTAACTTAAATGTGGGTTCTTTTATCTTGGTTTTGATCGCTTTAAACATGGGGGTGTAATTCGATAGGCTGCTTACTGTGATTGCTTTTGGCATAGCTTTTCCGTGGGAATATGTAGATAATAGTCTGTTTTGCGTTTATAGTTGCATATATAGGAGGACTTAGCAAAGATGTAATTTATTATCTTGACAGGTTATAAGTTATTTATTATTTTAAAGTCTGGATGTTATTTTTTTATTAAATTTAATCAGGAGACGAATTGAAAAAGTTAATTTTACTGTTAATATTACTTCTCGCATCAACTTTTTGTTTTGCACAAGAAGACTATTCTACTCAACAGGTAGAACGACAAAGACTGGAAATTAAAACTGTTATTGACATAGGTAATATTGTTCTGGATGTCGTGAAAGAATCAAAGATTACCAACAAGATTAGTGATGTTTTAACCGATCTATACTGGCGGATGTATGAAGATTTAGTTAAAAAAGGATTCACCAAACCGCAAGCTTTTGCATTGATGACGATGACTTTTGAACAGGCAGAAAAAGTTGCGGGAACAATTGCCGATAAATAAACCATAAAAACAGTTAACATGTTGTTGGCTGTTTAATTATAAAGAATATAAAATGCTAAATCTTGATTCAAAACTGATTAAAAAGATGTACGAATCTGGCACAGGGATATTTAAAATAGCAAAAATATTTAACTGTTCAATATCCCCAATACGTAACAGGCTACTAAAGGAAAAGATTATTTTACGAAGGCGTGGCAGTAAAAAAGGTAAGAACATAAAAGCAATATACACTCTCAGGAAACAAGGCAAAACTTTTTCTTACATAGCGAATATATATGGTGTTTCACGCCAAGCAATACATAAATCTCTTTTAAATTATAAAAAGACTTAACCAACCATTAACACCAATTGAATATATTGATTAGGAGACCATGAAAAACTTCAAAGCTGAAATGGCACCTGCGAATGAAAAGAAAAATGCACTTAAAGAACTCTGCAAAATAAATCTTCAACCCAGCAAAATTGAAAAAGTTATTCCAGGAGGGTTTGGTTGCGTTCTACCCTCAAAAGAAAGATGTGTAAGTGTCGGTTTTCTACTAAATTATCTAACAGATCATGTGACAATGATTGACTTTTCTTTCGGGCCTGAAGATGGGTGTGACACGGTTAGTTTCTTTTCTGAAACAGATACATCTGAAGAAATTAAAAAACATGTTATCATAAGTGAAGAATTTAAACATTGCTACGTTTTAGACAAAGGTTTTAGAAGTGGTTTTTACACAACTGTAGTATTTTATAAATCAAGAGGCTAAATTGAAATTCACCAGAAGAAAATTCATACAAGCAATAGCTTTCGTTTGCACTGCTCCTGTGATAAATAAAATTGACGGGATAGCAATGGTTAATCTTGATAGTTGTGTGCCTAATGCAATTACAATGTGTGATTCTGAGTTTATGCCCATAGATGTTTTCAGGGAAGTAGCTGAAAACTTAGTTAAAAATGGAATGATCCCTGGCGGTAAAACAGGATATTATGCAGAAATGAGCCAAGAAGTTTATGATGACATATCTGAGATGATTTTAAAGGAGACAATTTGAAAAAGCACCAAATCTGGAAAAGTAACAAAGGATCATATGCAATATCGTCTCTAAATTGTGACTCGATACCCCCTGAAAGTGTGAGTATGGTTTTTTATGCAACTTCGGTTGAGGATGAAAAGTATAAAAAACTGGAAGTGATAGAACGAGATATGAGACTTCAAAGTACATTATTGGATTATTTAAAACCTCTATTTATTGAAGATGGTGTTTACCCAATTTACAATAGGATTGGTGAAATTAGACAGCAAATTGTGAATGTCCCTGAAAAGATAATGTCGAGTGACGATATCCTTGAATATATAAATACTTACACAATACTGCCGCAAGAAAACCCGCCATGGAATGAAATCATTTACAAACTCAGATGTTATTCAAAAGTACTCACTGAAGAATATTTTGATAGAGTTGGTTTTTCATTGGACAAAAATAGGAAACAAGCTGAATCAGAAACTGGAATTATTGCTGAACTTGATAAGGACGCTCATTATTTTGTTTGTTGCCCAAAAGAAGATGAAGGAAAGATTAGTATCATATTCCACCTTAAAAATCCGAACAAGCCGAGACGAAATTGGATAATTTTAAATGAAGTATACGACTATGTAAAAAACGCATGGGTAAAAGGAGAATGGTCTAAAAAAGGAAAATGGGAACCAAGCAGTAAAATTTCAAAGAGAGAAAATCACAGAGTTGAACCTGCAACTGAGAAGAAAAAAGAAAATACTGAACTTCTACAAATAGCCAAAGCCAAAGCTGAATTTTACCAAACACATGAGAAACCTAAAACAACAGAATTCAATTGGAAGAAATTAGAGATTCATCCACTCGCTCATTTAATACCAGAGGCGACAATTGAAGAGCAAGAAGCAATTGATAAGAGTGTTGAAAAGAATGGAGTCTATGAGCCGTTGTGGTTATATGAAGGAAAAATATTAGATGGGAGACATCGTTTTAAGTCTGCTTTAAAATATGACAAAAAGCCAGAATTTAGGGCGTTTAAAGGCCCTGGATCTGCGAGATCATTTGTCCATGCAATGGGTGACAATAGAAGGCATTTATCTAAATCACAAAGAGCAGCTATCGCAGTTGACCAATTTCTTGAGGAATACGAAGCATTAGCACAAGAGAGATTAAAAACTAACATGAATGGCGTAAATTCTAAATCTAAAAACATGAATTCTATGCATAGTCAAAAAGTTGACTACGCAAAAAAAGGGAGAGCTTGCGAATTACTATCAAGGGATAGAAATGTAAACCATGCTTATATTTTTGATTGCAAATCCATCAAAGAAAAATCACCTGAAACACTCCAAAAAATAATATCGGGGAAACTTACAATTTCAAAAGCCAAAGCTCAACTATTCCCAAAAAAGAAAAAGAAATCTTATAAATTCGAAAAAATATACAAAGGAATGCTAAATAAAGTATTGAATCTACCTTACAGAGGACACGAAGATATTTACAGGAAAATGTCTAAAATATATCTAAAATGGAATAAGCGGAATGATAAAAAAATGATAGCTGAGTTAAACGATATTTCTGATTATTGTCCTGATTTATTTAATAATAAACCTAAACTTGAATTGATTACTAATAATAATGAATCTGAACTAATGGAGATGTGATTTTGAAAACATATTATTTTGGTTGTTGTGATGGAATTAAAGGACACTATCTAAAAAATGAAAACAGAGTTGGGATTTCATTTTACAACAATGAACTTCCTTGGAAAAATTTTGACGGGAAACTTGCACCTAAAAGAACAAACAAAGCTGGAATTGCTAAATTACATCATAAAGATAATTGGACCGCCTTGTCTTTTTGGGACTACTCAATTGATCATCGCCCTGGGAGTAATAGCATATTTTTTTCTGAAGGTGTCCGAACATTTGAACAAATGATACAAATTAATAAAACAGCTTTCCCTGATATAATGAAAAGGTTTGATTTCCCGATAATCAATAATGATGGTTAACATCAATACTCCAACTCTTTCCCATTTTCTCGTTTTCTTCTTCCTGATTGCCGATTGCTGAACGTAAATCGGCTATTTCCTTGTCTTCTTTAACTGGTTCTTCTCCTTCAGGCTGTTCTTGATCTGCCATTTTTTGCTCTTGTTCCATGGCTTTGTCTTGCTGCTCGATATCCATTTCTTTCAGTACGATTTGGACCACCTGTGCATTTGTCATGGTTGGGAAGTATAGAGGCCATGAAAATTTCTTAAGCTTTTCCTGATGTTCTTTCGGTGCCGCTTTCCAAAAATCAGCTTCAAGATTTTCTGATTTTCTGATTTCAGATACAGAACTGGATACCTCAAGTTTGCTCTTTAATATTTTAAGCTTTTCTTCAGAATCCGAAACATCATACACAAATTCCATTCTGAAATCAGGAGACCACGGATCAATTAAAGCAAGTGTTAAACAATGGGCAATATATTTCGTGTCACTAACGATGCCCATTTCATTCTGTAAATCCATTTGCTTTTCAGCGGCACCTGACCCACCCATTCCACCTGATTTTCCGTCTTCAAGGTTTAATAAGCGATAATCGAAACCATATGCCGCGCATTTAATTTTTACATAGAGTATAAACAATTGCTGGAATTGCATGTCAGTCGGTTTATCTTTGATCTTTAGATATTTAACATCTTTTTCAGGATCCCCGACAAATTGAACCATGATGTTATTGTATCTATCCGAACCTTCTTCCAGCATTCTTTGGTGGAATTGTTGCTTTCCTCTTTTATCCCGGCCTGAATCATTAATTGATATAATCCCCTCTGGCATTTTAGAGTCGAATATCTCAGCATTATAACCGGTCATTTTAAATATCACTTCACCGAAAGCGAACGATCTTTCGAAAGCGGATCCAGATGACCATCCCCACGCATTGACTTGAGGACTCGGATTCCCGATAAAAACAGAGATATCATTGTCAGTGTAACCTGCCGAAATTTGATGGTCCGGCATCTCCTGAACCCATTTTATGAGTCCTGAATTAAGTCTATACAGTTCATGTGCCTCTGAGGTGCCATTCTTTTTGGCCATATTTTTAGCGTACACTTCTGTGTTGTACGCTAATAATTGCTTGGCTGTTGTTTGGCTATTGTGTACTGATCTTTGAACCTGGTCACGCTGGTTTTTACCCGTATAGCCTGGAGCGCCACCCATTGCTTGTAATACCCATGTTGTCGGCTTGATTGTCGCAGCGTCAGGGACTAACCAACTTGCAGGAGCTCCACTGCCTCGATAATCTAAATGTTCTAATTTTTCAATTGGGATCCGGTCAAATAACATTTTTGATTCTAACATTGAAATAAATGCATCTTGATGTCTTCCCGGGTGCCTGGTTCGGTTTGGACTTTTGATTAGTTCTTCATACCATCGACATTGTTTTTCAATTTCAGGTGTTGTTTTGAATTTAGGAGAATCACTATCTTTATGAACGACACGCCAGCCAATTTTCCCAGGAACATCGGCCACACAATCCGATAAAATACGCATTTGCTCGTTACGTTTCCCAAATATTATTTTATCGATCGGTGAGTTGACGTGATAATATTGTCTTAAAAATGATAGATTTCTACCGTAAAGCTGTTCTAAAACATTTGAATTTGGCCCGGTCGTACTGGTTTGTCTGTAATAATCGAACGCTGCAGAGTATTGATAATTGTCAGATGATTTCTTGGATATCTGATCAACTAATGAATTTATTTGATTTTTATAATCCGAAAAATCAACCTCTAGTTTCTCAAGTTTCTTTTTCCTTCCCTGCCTGATAGCTGGTGGGCCATAGACTAAAGCCTTTTCTTCATTGTCTTGTGGCATATTGTTTATTCTTTAATTTTCCAGTTAATTGAGCACCTTAGAAGAAATATATCCGAATCATCACCATCAACCCATTGACCGTTTTCTTCGTTGTCTATTTTGTTGTCCTTAACATACTTTTTGACGTTAAATTCATGGGGGATTACTTTAAAATCATCATCATCTTTTTCATTTGCTGTTCGTGTCCATTCAGGGCTTTTAGGGATGTCAAAATGGTTACTGCCTAAATAATTCGATTGGCTCCATTCCCATTCTTCAATTGATACTAAATCACCATTATGTTTCTTGTATTTTTCCTGGCAAAGATTTCTTGATTCGCTAACCGTCATATCTGTCATCGGCTTATTATATATATTACTGTCAACAGATAGTTCTGGATCATGATGTTGCATTAAATAAACAGTTTTCATAACCGCATATCCGGTACCATCTTTCTGACCGATATAAGCAAATTCATTCAACCCGTTATCTGATAAGTATGAATTCTTGCCAGTAGATACATTTATAAATTCCAGTGTCGGTTCTCTGCCAAATGCGAAAGTTGAACTGATCGCCCCGACTATATTACCACTCGCTATATCTGAACCGATTTTTGCAAATCTTTCTGCGTTTTTAATTGATATATAACCTGTAAGAACTGATACGATAGCAAAACTAATCAATGCTTTAAATATCATCTTAGGTCCACTTCTAACGATCAGAAACCAAAGACTATCAATCCTTTTTTGATAGTCCATATGTGGTCGCATTGCCGGTTCTTTTGACGGTAATTCTACATCTTTGTATGATTCATCCGTTAATATAGGCTCTTGCTCATCCTTCATTTTCCTAAAAAAAGCAAAGTATGCAATCGCACACAATGATGCAATCGCGATAAGAATTAAAAATGTTTCCATGCTAACTCCACGTTAATAATGTTTTTTGACCATTTGTTATAACAACTGTATCTTTTGCGCTCATTCTGCATCTGATAAGATCTCCTTCTAGTACTGAATTTTCAGAAACCTCTGGAATTTGTGGCGACTCAATTCTCATATATTTTACTTTATGTGAATTGTTATTCATATAGGTCTGTGTGTCTTCATGATCGATCCGGTATGCTTTTCGCTTCTGCAAGAATGAATTTTGAGCAGGTGTTATGCCCTCGAATTCTCCTTCTGATTCCTGATACGTTAAATCTGCACCGAATGAAACCAATTCTATATTATTGTTGTTTTGTGCCAATGGTAAATCAAAAGATCTTCTGAGAGGCCCAAGAGATATGCCCATGTCTTCAATCTTTCTGGTCTGGAAATAATTAGGATCCAAAGCAGTATTGATGACTAAATCAACTAGTTTTAGTTTTGGAGTTTCCGCTTTTGAGTAAACGAAAGTTCGCTCATCATCAAGAAATAGAGGCTGGTAGACTTCACAATGCAAATCTTCCATCCTGAACGGTTCGCCTGTGTTTTCATTAGTGAAAAACGCCCCAATTATTTTCTCTACATTTTTCAGAGAAAAACCAGTATTCGGATTTTTACGCATTTTCTTAAATGGCTTCATTCCTTGTAAAAATCTTTTCCCTTTTTCGAATAGTTCACCTTTACTAGTTGGAGAATAAACTTTTGATAGTTCTGTTTGATACCATTTTAGAAACGCTTCCAGATTTCCTTTTTCATAGGCTTTTTCACCAAGTGCGATATATAACCCGATAATTGTGGAAGCTCCTGAAAATGATAAAACATCGTAATATTCACAAAGCAATTTTCTTTGAGCGATCACTGTAATCCCATCAGCCTTATTGTGCTTTTTCAGTGCCGTGATTAAGTTCTGAATGATCGTCACGCCTCTTGAATAATCACAGTCATCAGCGGTTAATATCCGTAATCCATCTAATCCAACAGGTTTTAACGCAACCGATTCTTTGACGTGATGTCTTTTTGATGCAATGATTTCGTCCCTCTCAATACTTCTCTTTAATGCTATTTCATGGTAATCAATGATATTAGAGAGAAATTTTGTTTTCTTCTTTTTAAGAGGGACTGGATTTTTTGCCTTTGGAATTTCTATAGGTGTTTCTTTTTTGACTGGGATTTCATCGGGTACATCCTGCCAAATTTTGAGGGTAATTCTGTTTGTCTGGAGTCTTTTGTCACCAATAAATCTGGGGATGGTGACCATTGGCATACCGCCCCTGACCAGTGCTTGAAGATCCTGATTAAATCCTTTTGGGTGTGTGATTTTTAATATTATTTTATAGTTACCGTTGATCTTTGTCTTTTCTTCTTCAAGCTTAATCACCCTGTTTATAGGGATGGTATGCTCTCGTTCGGATATGATTTTTTTCATGACTGTGCAATATTTGAGGTTTGTGACTTGTTTTCCTCGTATATTGCACTATCGGTGAGGTAAGTTCAAACGTGGGTTGTTTATGGCAGTTTCATCAATTCAAGGATGAATTTTTCATCTGAATATATCCCGTTCCAAGGCGGGTTGTCGCTGATAAAAAATCTTGGTAATACTAAACTTGCAGGGTTTATTTCCGTATCATTACCGTCTATAGTGACTTTGTATTTCATATGCCATGTAAAGGTAAAATCATCTGTCATTAAATCATACTTGACTAACTTTTCCCTTATGTCTGACACGCTAACTCCAATAGATTCTGATATATGGGTTAATTGGCTAAAACGCAAATCATCATATCGGATCTTTATCCCGTACATTGAAAAAACTTTTTCCTTCTCATTAAAATTAAAGTCAACTGGAATCGGTGATGTTGAATTATGCTTAATAGAAAGCCATGCTACATTCATTTTTACTCCATTATTAGTTATAAAATAACGATTAAAAGATACATATTAAATACATATCGGAAGATATCAATCATTATTAATTGTTTTTTACTTTACCAGTGAACTCTTTGCAAACGTGGGTGTTATTAGGGTTTTTCCATTAACTCTAATATAAATTCCTCATGTATATGCGATTCATATTTATCTGGTTCTGTCATGATATTACGGATAACAAAGCCAGATATAGCAACACACTTTCCATTCCATTCTTCTACGCCACCAACTTCATGCTCGTACTCTGACCATTCAAGGGTTTTTGTCATAATCCCATATTTAATAAGACAAGCCTCAATTGATTGTTTTTTTAAATCATTTCTGGCCGCTATATCATCAATAGTATAAAATTCTTCAGAAGGTCCACTGTATTGTTTGAATTGTATCCCAAACATTTCAACAATATTATTACCCAAAACTTTGCAATTAGGAATAATTGTTTTTTCACCAATTCTATCTAAGATATCTTTGTTTTTTGGAAGCCTTCTATCCAGAAATCTTATGTTCGCTGTTGCTGTTTTTTGAATAACAAGTCCATCTTTGTCTCTGATGAATTCACCAGTTTTTGGATCATGGTCATAGCATGTATATTCATTTTTTTCATCGTCAGCGCGTATCACATTTTCAATTTTGCAATCATAATCGGTGTCATAGACAACTATAAACGCTGCATTTTCGTGATTTGAATCTAATTTCATCCTGTCTCCTTCTAAATGTTTTTAAATTTGCCAGTTGGCTATACATGTCCACGCATTAAACCAGATTTACTTTTATTGGCGTTTAATTTCAATCTATCCGCTTCCATTATTCTAATCTTATGTCTCAATTGCCGGATACCCCATGATTAGGTTTATGAACAATTGTCCTGTTCTTCGAAAACAGATAGACATAAAAAGGCATATAGCCAACTGTTTGAATACGTATTAAATACCTATCCATTATGTTTGTGTTTAAAATTGTTTAGAAAATGCCTACATCTAAGAATCATCATTCAGACCAACAATATAAAACTGACTGACGTTCCCGTTCTTGTCTTTAACAAAAATCTCTTTGCCTGAGATGATTAGCTCAGATAAAAAGCCTGTAACACGCAAGGATAAGGAAATTGCTGCAGTACGGCTACGGGCATCAAGCCGTAATTTAAGTTCATCTGCAATTTTAATATCTTTTAGCGATAATTCCATTGTGACTTTTATCTTTTTAGTCATTAATTCTCCTTAATACGTATTAACTACCTAACACTGAATCAAGATTATCCATCATTCTTTTTATCTGTTCTTCTTTTCCTCGTTTATAATCAATCAGTTTAATTGTTTTATCTTCTGTTAAGTCTGATTTAATCTTCCTGAGCATGTAAAGGAATTCAATAAAATGAGTTTTCAAAGCCAAGTCATCGCCAATCATATTTTCATGGATGACTTTTATTTCTTCGTTATCGTAACCCATTAGTTTGTATTTAAAGCACTCATATTCCTTTTGGATTACCCACCGCTCAAAAATAAAGCTTTTACAAGGGAATTTTCCGTACATCATATTCCACACGTCCAGTACTTTCGGAGCCACAAAGTCATCCCTTGCATAAGCGCCTTCCCCTTTTAGCCATGTGTTCTGTTTCCTCACTACATGCGGAAATTGATCATGTGTGAATTCAATATGCCCCGGGTCGTAAGACAAATTATGGGGAACATCAGTGTTAAATATCGTGACTTTCCAATATCCTGAATCAACGTTTTTTTTAGACATATCACCTTTTCTTTACAATCCCTTCGTTTTTGTTGTCGACGCTTCCGGTAAAAATATACTCTTTAGATTTACCAAATCTTTCTTTTAGCTCTGTCACAATGATAGAAACGATGATATCAACAATCAAATCCTTGTCACCATTTTCATGAATGATATTTGATATCTTACTGGTGAAGATATTGAGGCAACTTGAATTAACGCTTGGCATTACCCCGATATGCAACCCGATAATTGGGTTTTCATGGTCTTCAAATCCAAACATTTTATTGCCAATACCTTCTCTGGAACAAATAAAATGACCATCTCTATCCGTTATCTCCCTTGCCGCTTTTTCTATTTCGTCTAATACGTACTGATTCTTATGTTTCTTTTTGGCTTGGAACATAACATCTTCAGTTAGCCTTGTTATTTTTTGTCGCTCAGTTTCTGGTTTCGGCTTTCCGAGTTTACTGATTGTCTCAAAGATCGATTTGTCCATGTTTTATATCTGTTTCAATTTTGTTTTTAAATTCAGTGAGGGTTTTCTCAGGGGGATCGTGACAAATTGAAAACGGTTGAATTGACTGGTCAAGCTTTTCATGCATCATGCCTTTTTCTCTGGCATTATTTTTACATGCTTCTTCTGACCATTTAGCGCCAGGATAAAATATATAAACCGGTTTATTCACTTCTTTAAATGTCTCAATGATATCTTTTCCTATAAATTCGGCGTCGAACACGAAGTAATCAGTGCCTATCGTGTATTCGAATATCGTTGGTTTTATTGATTTGTCGTGGTGTTCTTTGACCATGCATATCCCGATAAGTTTTGCTTCTTGAACAATTTCAAATCCGTTTTTGTTTTCGGAAATCGCACCATCAAAAGCAGGGATGAAAAAACATTTTTTACCTTTGATTGCCATTGGTTCTGTTAAATCCATTTGGACTGACAACCTGTTGCCAACTTTCACTTTTGCATGAGCTGTTTCACCGATTTTCGTATTATTGATATAAATTGGCTTAGGATCATTGTTGATTTGTCGGCAGATATCAAAGAGAAGTTCTTTTGATAGTTTATTGAGGTGCTTATCTGAGTTTGTTGTGGCTATTGTTATTGAGTCTGTTTTCAAATTTCATCTCCTTTTATGTAATTTCCTGAGAAATAATCTTTTTCTATGTCATTATCAAATATAAAACATTTGAAATGTAGCATCAAATTTGTGACAAAATCTTGTAAAGAATCTTTCCCTATTTTATTGAACTCCCTGCAAAACCATTGTTCAACGTGTCTATTTTCACCTTTAAGTACATCTACAATTTCCGAATAAGCGTTCAATGGTAAAACTTTACGCTCAAAACTGTTCAATTCGTTAAATTTTTTATTTTCATTGTCAACATTATATAGGGCGGTTGATATAATACCACCTTTATAATAAAAACACCTTATCTTTTTAATTGTGGTATCTGGTGAATTTTCATCCACAAATTCCTTCCATTTTTCAATATTCTCATCACCTTTAACGAACTCATTGAACTCGTTTACCCACTCAATCGGTATTGTTAATCCAGAATTGACATATTTTACAATCGTTTTTGATAACTCGGCCCGTCTTTTTTCTAACCAAATATCTTCTGGGTCTATCTCGGTTGTTGGTTTTTCTTTAAAATATCTTACCTTACCTTTTGGATACTTGTTATTATCGGGATCTAACTCTTCTTTACTTTCAATATAAAGAATCTCCACACAATCCTTAATTGATATAATTTTTGTGTGGTCATCAGCGAGTGTATAATTTTCTCCATCATGACCATACACTACAAATTCTTCCCCTAGCTTTTCGCTATACCAATAATTTCTACCTGGGAACTGTGTTATTTTAACTTTTATTTTGCCTTGTTCTTCCATTTATCTTCTCATTTAAAGTTTAAGCACTTCCTTGTGCAAGAGGGTTTTCCTGTTTTTCTAATGATTCAAGAATCTGATCAACTGTTTTAAACTTCATTCTGTATTGCATCTGAGATTCACTAAGCCCTGTTTTCTCCTTCAATTCGATCATTGTTAAGTGACCATATTTACATGGGTATTTTCGAGTGCCTTGACCTTTATATCCTGTCTGTTTTTTAATGAAATAGCTCATACACTGCTCATCATTACAGCACCAGCGATTATTATAATCCAACCGATAAAGCCTAAGACAAATGGTCCCCACAATGGTAATAATATCCATTTCCACGGCCAATTAATGAACTTAAAAAGCTTTGCAGCAATAACTATCAATCCTAATATTGACCAGAATCCTAAGCTTATTTCCATTGTTCGCAAGATTTCATCATATAGTGTTGAATGGCAACAATCTAGAACAACTGCCAATCTTTCTGCATGAGAGGCTGGACTATCCGCTAAAAAAGCCTATCCAGCCTGTTGTTAACCCGTTAATTAATCGGGTGGATTTGTGGTGGAAGCGGGGAATTTCGAAATCCCGACACCCTGCTTGCAAAACAGGTACTCTACCTCTGAGCTACGCCCCCACATTTTAAAACCATCTAAAGTACCATTGACAATAAGGCCACTTATTACTGTTAAGATAAAAACAGGACGATCAATGGCACTTTACATGATTTTACGAAGTCCTCTCACCTCCGCCACGCACCCATTTAGCCTTGCCATGGTCGGTGTACGTTTAGACACATTCTTATCATTTGGGTGGCGCTCTTTCACGCCAGTCATGCCCCTTGTACCAACAAGTCAAGGATGGAATCGAACCATCTTGCTCCTACCAAGTCTCGGCAAACGAGGTGGAATTGAACCACCGTTACTGGTATCATTTGTTTGGCTCTGTCGCTAAGAATTGAACTTAGATACTCCGTTGGCCAACGGAAGCAACTCACCTATTGAGTACGACAGAATATATTTATTAAAACGCCGCTCTCTCACGACAGTCACGCTCATATTTTAGTTATATTGTTATGACTTCCTATGTAAGTTGTTTTCACCAACCACCGTATTAGGGGTTTACGTTGTGCAATTACAGGGAGGGTTAACATGGAATAGTACGTTTTCAACCGCTGTTCGGTATCATTTTTCTGGCACCGGTACTGCTCTAGCATTAGCTAAATTTAAAACAGCTATCGAGATACTAACCGCATCATTTGGTTTAGTATCTTCTTTGATCTTTTCCAGAAGCGTTTTAATGGCTTCTTCAATTTTTGATTTCATAATGGACTCTATTAAATTTTTTAAAAGAAAAATATTATTAATAAAATGTTTAGCGGTGGTCATATATAGCATCAATAAACCCACCGCCTTAATGTTATGATTGACCCATGCCTTGATCTAACCTTTTCAGGTGATCATAAACGAGGTTTCAATAACACTAAACAATGTACACTAAATAAACATTTAATGTACATTTATTACTATTATTGAAACAGTTAAATTTACCAAGGGTATTTCTACATTTTACAATACACTTTTTTGGGTAAAAACCTGCAATCAAATGATCAATTATCATGCAATAAATTTAACTGCAACTTACTATTATTGAAAAGCAGGGACTCATCTTTTCAGACTATAATTTATGCCAGTAAATAAACTTGCATTATCTATTCCTTTTAGCAATAGTTACCCGGTAAAGCTGTATCCGGTCATACCTTACCTAATATTCAGCAACCAATTTAATCCCTGCTTAATACCATACCATCTCTATACGTTTTTTAATTTTAAGGATCGGAGAGCTTTCTATTTCCGATTAACCGCTTATGGTTCCCGTATAGGTCTGTATGGTGTTATTATTCATTTTTCAAAAACAGAGGCACAGACTTAAACTGTGTACAGATGGCTTCTTAGTTTATTGACTAGCCGGAAAAACGTTACGGTCACGTACTCTGTGGGCACCAAATTGGAATTTATAGCCTCATATTTCGAACTGGCAACTTAAACGCCTGTATTTGCACCATATTTCTATCTCACTGGCGATACCCTAACGGCAACCTCTGTTTGATTTCTTTCTTTGTGGTTTACTCCATGAAGCCTACATTTGATAACCCAATTAGGGCGACTCCGAACGATAGGCAATCGGAAATCATTTTTTATTTTTAGCCTAATCTATTTTACACTTGGCGGTGGTTATAGACTTAGCTTTATCATTTTTCTCCTTATTAGTTACTGTGATTTAAATCTTTCTATTTTGATCTTTCTTTTATATTGCTTATCGTTATACCAAATCGGAATTTGCAGAAATGGCACCGATTAGCCGTCAATGTACTTCAATTAGTTTAACGAGTTCTCGCTCTGATACTGCCAAAAGCTCATAATTAGTAACAATTATGAGCTTTTTATATTTGATTTCTTTCTGCCAGGTGTTTTTAACTTATGATTTGTATCAAGCAGGGAAACTTAAGGACAGTTTCAACCTCCAAGGATTTGTCCCAAAAACCGGCAATTTCATAAGTGGTATTTAAACCTGTCTCGTGTAAATTCTTAATAATATTAAATTGACTCAATACGTTATTTGAAAGAGCCGTTGATCGGTCTATCGCGTATATAAATTCAGCCATTACAGCCGGTGTAGAAATCGCAACAAAGTTATCAGGCGGGTTCAATGCCTCCTGAATCGTTTCTGTTGCCGCAAACGTTGATACTGCCATAAAAATACTAGCAAGTAACAAGATTATGGATATTTTCAAATTTGCCTCTATGGTTATTCTGTTACATTCATTTATCTTAGGTCTGAATGTTTAACCCGTTTCGATGTTGTTTTACAGTATCGGCAGTTCCTACCTTCCTGTGATTAGTTTTATACCATGTAATCAGGGTTTTAATTGATTGGTGGCGGATCCATTGTTTTTCCCGAATAATTGTTTTTATTACGATTCAAAACCTGCTTTAATAGCTTCGCTTTTCGTACTAAATGGGTCTTTAACTACTGGCTGTGTGGACCAAGACATTGATATTCCGCAATATGAAGCTTCACCTCTTTTCCCCGAATAATCAGCAAGAATAAAACCTCCAGCGTATGATTCTACGCTTATTGACTTTTCATTATCAAGTTTTTCCTCTAATCCCTTTTCCAACTTTCACCTCCTGATAATATTTACAGGAAAAAGAGCAGTCTGGAAAATCCAAGTTGAATGCTGCCCTCATCCCGATTTAATCTGTGTAAACACCAATGATCTGGTCAGAACTTAGAAGTTTAAATTCTTCATTGTTAATGTAGATGTGCCTGCCATCTGTTACCGGATATGCAATTTTATCACCTACCTTAACGGCATTCTTATCATCTTCTTTGAATGAACAAACATGAACAATTTCACCATATAAGACAGCAGGCGCATGTTCTTCTTTTGACAGTTCAATCCCCGCAGCAGTTATTACTGCTTTTGGATCAAATTCTCTGACGGTCACTTTCCCATTTAAAGGTTTAAAAGTTTTTACCATTTTTTCATCCTCGTCTCCTGTTTTTAGTTTAGAAAATCTTCTTTTTTGTATTTGTTGAATTAGATTTTAATATAACTTATACAATTTTATTCTGTCAAGGGGTGTTTATTCTTTTTTATTAAATTGCTTCGTTTAATTTCTTGTCAATATCATTATACGGGTTTTTACGCTTTATTCCTTTTGTAAATCTTTCACTACCACCCATGCCACTTCTCCAGTCTTCTGCTTTCATTCCAAAACCAAACCATTTTGGTCTATCCTCGATAACGGCTTTTATTTTGACAGATTCATACCCACAAAACCCGTTATCAGGGTACGTTCTACATAATTCAGGTCTCCCGCCATATATGTTGCATTTCCCTGTTTCCTTATTATGCTCAGTACAGCGGTAATGATACACCTGTCTTTTATATTCTTTAACTTCCCCATCTGGATGAATATTATCTTTATGGGTGAAAATAAAAATTGAATATCTATTATTAAACCTTTCCTTTAAATCTTCAGGTGATAATGTAAAGCCAATATCATCACAACAATATCCTTTGCAGTCTTTACATAGTTTATGATCCATTCGTCTCCTGCTTTATATTTTCATCATCGTAAACAATCCAATCAAGACGATCTTGAAAAATCCCTTCGCCTTCATGGTTATTACATCCTTTATTAGAACAATAATTCCACCAGTCCCATTCTTTTGCATCTTTGTGATCTGTAAAACTTCCATTACAGCAAGCATCTATTATAGGCCATCCACAATCTTTGCAGTGCGCTCCTTTGATGATACTTATTGTATCGTGATCAATTGGCTTATCCATTCGTCTCCTTTTTCATTAAAATACACATCATCACTTCATCATCATCTGGATAGTCGTAAATAGTTTTGAACCCGATCTTTTTATACATCTCTTTTGCAGAATTGTCTCCAGAAACATTTAGACATAAACTTATCTTATCACCAATTTTACAATACTCAATCACTTTGTTAATTATTCCTGTAGCAACACCGAATAATCTTGCGTCTTCATCCACATACAGATTATAAAGAAGCGGCGTTGCAGAAAAGTAATCAACAATACACGATCCAACTATCTCATTTTTTTCAATTGCCACGACAATTAAGCGATTCTTTTTTTCTACTAATGTTTTTTGAATTCTTACTTTAAAATCCATTCGTCTCCTGATTACCAAATACCTTGTTTTAAAAAATTACCTTCTTTATCAAAAACAATACCACTGGTGCATCCTTTAAACCCGTGTATTCTTTCATCCATCGTGTAAATTGCTACTGGATAAGAGCCAGAAGTAAGTAGAACTACCTTAAAACCTTCATCACAATCTGATATCCTACACTCAATTCCAAACCTCTTGTAAAGATTAGTAAAAGCTAACAGATCTGTATCAGGTGGCATCTGCTCTGTTTTACGGCAAAGCTCATCGTAGTTTTTATATATGGTCAAGTCGTCCCCTTTTTATTTAATCTATCATTATTAGCTTTAAGGTATTCTATAACACGTTCAGTAACTTCGCTTCCAAACTCACTATTAAAAACCTTTACATTTTTACAGGTATTTGTCGTTATCAATGACAACCATGCAATGTCTTGCCAGTATTTAGCAAACTCTTGATTTTTGCAGTGTATAGCCAGCCGCCATTCACCATTAAAGAAATAAACAGGGATTCTATTAAATATTATTCCCTTAAATCCGAATACTTTCGCCATCAATCCCATTCTCAATTAAATACATAATAATCATAATAGAATCATTCAGAGTTCCGAAATCATCAGAGAATTCTATTATTAGGTTTGTTATTTCTGTTTCCATGTTTAAAACGCCCTAAATTTTTCAGCTATCTGCCATTTAAAAAGGTCTTCTGATCCTGAAAATGATATTTTTTGATTATCAGACCTAATAAATCCTACCAGATTTTTAATATATACACCCCCAATTTTTTCAAGGATGGCGCTTTTAATTTTCTGTTTTGCTTTGGTTAACAGCTTCATTTCTTCTCCTGTGTTAGTTGATTAATACATTCTATAAGAGTTTCCTTTTATTTTAATTTTACATCTATAAAAGCTATCGTACCCTATCCTCCATCTTCCCCCAATATGCTTTTTTTCGTGTTTTACTTGGCATATTGCGCATGTCCTCGTCTCTCTGTCATCGTTGTTATATCTCCAGATATGCGGATGGGGGATACCTCGCCACATACTTATATTTTCAACAAAAAATTCCCCAAAAAAAGACGTCCCCATTCTATCAAATTGCTCCTTAGTGGGATGTGTTTCATAATATTCTCCACTATATCGCCTATACTCTGGAACCATTCTTCTTATTTCAACTTCACCATGGCATATAGAGTGTATAAAGTGGTCATTCCCTCTGCCGATAAAATATATAGGACCAAAAAAATCAACTTCTTTTTTACACTTTGCACATACAGGCTTTTCTTTCGAAAAAATAACATACCAGTTGTGCCATTCTGAATATTTCTTTTGGTGGTGGTGTAGATTAGTTTTTATATCCTTATTGCACCTCTGAAATATTTCTTCCATTATTCTATGGTTATGATATTTTTTGGCAATAAGGGTTATTGAAATAAAGTATATAACAATAACTATATAGATCATTTACCCTCCTTTCTTCTCATTAAAAAAAGTACCCACAGCAAGTCTAATAATAGAGGCTATAGATTCACCCGTTTTTTTAGACTCTTCTTTTAAAAGTTTAATAAGCTGCTCAGTAAGATAAATATTAGTTCTTTTCATTAACTCCTTGTAATTTAGTGTTTAGGTGTATATTATACACCTATGATATTTAAATCAAGTATTAACTAATATTAATTGGAGAAAGATATGGAATCATGTAACGATTGTGGTGTTGCAGTCGATGAATATCATCAGGATGGTTGTGACGTTGAAAGATGTCCTGTTTGTGGTGGGCAATATATAAGTTGTGATTGCGATTATGACTGCAATGAATCACCTGAAAAACGGATCAAATGGAATGGAGAATGGCCTGGTAAAAAAGAATGCAGGGAATTTGGATGGTATTCAAAGTTTGTTGAGGGCAAAGGTTGGGTTAAATGCCCCAAAGAAGACCCCAAGGCTACCGAAGATTTAAACAGATTAGCTATTGAAGCTGTATGGGATGTAAAATTATCACGTTATGTTAAACCGTAATTAAACTAATATTAATTACAAGGAGAGTTATGAATGATAATTATTTATGGATGTCTTTTGCAGGTGATGACGATGTATTTCTTGGGGTTATAATATCAGACGAATTAGATTTTGTAGAAGCTGTTAAGAAATCGCATAGATTAAACATTAATCCTGGCGGGCAAATTGCGGGGTTTGAAATACCTAAAAGTGAAATCAATGAGAGTGATTTATGGGCACTTTTTTCTAAAGAAGAATTAATTAATAAGGATTACATAACCGATGGTCAATGTTCTATTGGTGATGCACTGAATAATTCTTAAACAAATTAAAGATAAAAATTAATTTAAGGAGACGAAATATGACAAAAATAGTAGATAAAAGAGAGTTTAATAAAACAACAATATCCAAGGTTGAAATTGGACAATTCTTTGAATTTATAAAAGATAAAGAGAATCATGGTGTTTGTCTGAAAACAAAAAAAGATGACAACTACAGTGGTGACTCAAGTTATTTTTCTTTCAACGAAAACACTGGATGGTATACAGAAGATTCTAATATTCCCGTTAGAATTCTAAAAGTATCGCTACACCTTAACGATTAAACAATCTCATTAACCATCTTCAAATATATAATGGATTCGTTTTTACGGTCAGCAATTTTCTGCATTTTAAGTTTCGCTTTTTCTATGCGATTGATAAACTTGAATCCACCTAGCCTGTAAACAAACTCGCTCTTAACTGGCCATGACATTATCGTGTAGCATACTTTTGAACGTTTCACAATTGAAACGATAGCATATTTCTCATAGACAGTCGTGTCAATCTCATAAAAATTATCCCACTCAGTATTACGATGTTTAATATTAAAAAGTAATTCCCCCATACCACCAACTGACATAATTATTCCCTAAAAAAGATTCACCATATTCAACCGGATAAAACTAATCATCATCCACACATACATAAAGGAATCGATCTCTTTCTGTTCACTATAATCTACGCTGGTCATCTGGAACATGTTTTTTGAATTGTCCGTGGCCAGTACAAAATACCGTTGTTCCTCGGCTGTTTTCATGGAATCCAGACAATCTTTTTCATGCGCTGCAGTCATTTCCCAGCCTCGTCCGGTTCTTGTGAATAATTCTTTACCGCTTTTAGTTCGCCTGGCTGTCGGGAAATATTTGATATCTTCAAAGGTCATGTCTGATTGTATATAACTTTTAACTGCATCAAAAACGATCTTCCCCGCTCCGTTTGTCCTGAAGCAAGCAATTAAATCATTATCAAGTTCAAATGAGGAATAGACCCGCATGATATCGATTAGCAAAGCAATGAATTCATTCTCTGAAATATCCTGGCTTTGAAAGCTGATTACTTCCCGCGATGGTACGTTGACATCTTGAACCTTTCCTTTTTGATCGTCGGTTGCCCAGCCATCGTTGTATTCAATTACTGAGAAGCACTTCCGCTGGTCATTGACGATTGAGATAATATAGTTTTTATCCTTTTGCGGTATCGGACCTGGATCTGAATCACCAAATCTTAAGGCTTTTTTACTTTCCACCCAAAGCCGGAATAGTTCTGGGTGTTCCTTTCTTAGTTGTTTGGGGTTCATTATTCTGAATCTTCCCAAGGGTTGGTTATTTTAAATTTAGGTGCTGATTTTGGCTCAGAAATTTTACCGCCGCTTTTGTCTACCGTAAAGGATAAACTGGTTATAACCGGCTTTACACCTGCCCACTCCCATACAGATTCACAATGTTTGTCACCTTCGGGAGAACCTTTATCAATTCCGATAATCTTAACAGCATTCTTTTCACCGATGAGTTGTAGTTCGCCTTTGGGGATTGTGTCGTCTATGATAATCTGGTCAAAACCAAAACCCTTTAACCTGTCACCTATTCTAATAGAATCCGTCATAATTTTACGGCAAGATTTTTTCATCCCATCCTTAAACTCATTAACACTTAATGCCTGTTCATGGGCTAGCTCTTTATTGTCTTCACGTTTCCATTTTATATTCATTGATGGTAGTGGTGATGTCATCCAAAATCTTTCTTGCCTATTCTCTGTCCGCTTATATTGGTATTGGCTCCATATTCTTTCATTACGTTCTTCTTCAGTTTCTTCAATAGGTTCCCATTCACCTAAGTATCGCTGTTTAAATTCTCGTGGATTTTTAACCATTTGTTTTAAGTAATCCAAATCTTCCGGTTTAAATAATCTTGCAGGGTCGTGTTTCCAGTTCATAAAAGGCGAATCCCCTCTTTTACTTTTTTGCCACGGAGTAGGTATAATATTAATCTTCTCACTTCGAATACCTCTTCCCACCATTTGATATTCAGTCTTCAATTTATCAAGGCGCTCAATCATCCCCAATACCAAATCAACATTCTCTTCCAGATACTCAGGGTTATCTAAGATTAATCGCTTTGCTGTTAGCCAGTCTTTTTCTTCAATTGCTGTTTTTAGTTTTGACATTTTTGCTCCTATTTTTTGGTTAGTTTGAATATCATGAAGACATTAACCGATATCATTATTCCAATGCAAATACCGATATAATAATCATACTGTTTTAATTCGAGGGGTCTAAAGGCACCCATTAATACCGTTAACTGAAGAAATACCATATGAAATATTCTCATAATTCCTTTAATATTAATTAGTGTTTTTGAAACGTATACCCAAGTTTACCAAGTTCTTCTATCATTATAGTTGTATCAGTTTCGTAAGTGTTGTTTTCATCTCTCAACGTTTGCATTATCCCTGATACTGCTGTAATTAAATCAACGTGCTGATCAATATCACTATGGGATATCTCCGATTCATCCACTTCAAAGCAGACATAATAATCATGACCTTTGCTTGGAATGCACTTATCTCTGATAACTTCTTCCTGCCAAGTTTTATATCCTGATAAGGCAAGATTCTTTAGGAGTTCTTCCCTCTCTTTGCAGGGGTTTATTTTTAGTTTGATTGTTTTAGTCATCTTTCTCCTTTTGTTGTTTCTTTATTTTTAATATCTTTTTCCATTCTTTGTCGATACTATCAAACAGATCAGTTTCTTTATTTTTGTATTGTCCAATTAAGGCTACAAAGTTGAATAAGTTAGCATACAATAAATGAGTGTTTTTCTCTGAGGCTTGCCAGCAATTTAAAAAATCAGGTTTAATCTTTTCTAATACCCTGTTGTCAAACGGAATAAGATCACAATATTTATCAAACTCAGAGTCCTTTATTTCTCCCAAAAACTCTTTAGGAATATCCTTAAATTGTATCGAAGGTACTTTAAAATCAACACCTCTTACAGTAACAGTATATCCTGATGATGCCCAGTTTTCGGTTAAAATCTCACCACTTTCTTCATAACTTCTGAGTGCTAGTGTAAATAAATCTTCTTCTATATCTTTTGGAATTTTTAATATGTATTTACTCATCACGTCTCCTTTTGTTTAATTATTACAGTTTAATGGAAAATCTTATAAATCACGCCTTTAGCATTTACTTCTTTAAAACCTTCAAAATAGCCCTATTTTTCGGTGAATACTCAGCAACTCTGATCGCTTCATTAACTTTCAACCACAACTCAACCGCCTTAACAAAAATACCAGGAATTGATTTATTCTCTCCTGATTCATAAGCTCTGATCGTTCTCTCAGTGGTTTTAAATTCAACGGCCATTTGTAGACGGCTTTTGAAATGGGACTCTCTGAACGCTCTTACTTTATCTGGTGTCATTAAGTTTTCTCGAAATAATATTTTTTCTTGATTAGATTTTTTAGTTTGATATTGTGCCGTTTCATGAGCTTTCTTTTACCTGTAAAATATCCGGTTTCATCTAAATCAATCAGGATAGTTTTAAACTCTGTTATTTTATTTTGGAGTATGATTGATTTGCTCACTTTGTCCTCCTGTTTAATACTATGTTTGGTTAGTTAAATCTCATAAATATTTCATCTTTGGGTAATGGGCAATCTTCAATCCATTCTATATTTTTCTTGGTTTCCCACAGCATATAAATTTGAATCGGTCCTACTTCTCTAAACACATTTAGTCTTAAACTTTTACCGTTTACATTTTTGCAGTAGATATAATCATTAAATCTGTTAAAGCTTGCTATATCCATGGCTTCATGGAGTGTGACAGTTATCCCGTCTAACTTTTCGATTAACTGGTACATCACCTCATAATTATCAACCTTAGCCGTGTAAAGAATAATTTTGCAAGATTTATTGGCTGATCTAATTTGATCGATAACTTTATTAATTAAATTCGGGTTAAGCATTGGCTCCCCGCCTGTTAGAATAATCTGATCATATCCTTTGTAGGTTGTGCATACTGGAAGCCTTTTTAAATCCCATTGCTTATTACAACAGCCTTTACAATTACGATCACAATCTTCAAATAATAGTAGTCTTAATTTCTTCATAACATCTTCTATAAATACCCTGTGAGGGTATTTGGTTAATTAAAATATTTAGATAAGCATTTTAAAATCATACCCATGTCTGATAAACATTTTCGTTTTTGTTCTGCTACAGCCACCGCCTAAATTTGTGTAAATTGTTGACAAATCCTCGACTGTAAATTTCGTTCCTAAAAATTTATTCAGCCCGTCTCTAATATGTTTTTGCCATTTTTTAGTAAGCCCTTTATGCGATGGTCTGGAAAGAAATTCGATCATTTTACAATTAAATTCCAGATCATTTTCAATATTATCAATCCTAAAATAGATATTGTTCTTTTTCTCAATTATCAATTCATTATCTTTATAAATAAACGATTTTGGGAATACTTCCTTAACACGGTCTATCATTTTATTTATATCTTTATACATATTATTATCCTTAAATACCCTAATGGGTGGTTAATTTTTATTTGAAAGATCCGGTAACATTCCACCCGGTCCGAAGTTCCTACCAAAATCTAAAAATTGGCACCCTATGCATGTATTTAAACTTTGTTCTGAGCAACTAAGGCACCCACCGTGAAAAATTAAATTTCCTCTAGTTTTGGTTAATATAGAGGTCTTTGTTTGTTCCTTTAATTCTTGTATCTTGCCAGTCATACAAGCGCCCATTTCTTTGTAGATGTTAGCATCTTTAAGATAATTTTTTATTAATAATCTTGCTAGTTCGTCATATTCTGGTGCGTCTTTTAATTCTAGTTCTGTTGTATCGCTCATTTTAAATTTTTGTTAAAGGTTATATTATATAAGGTGGTTAAGAAATTACTTCTTGACCGGTATATCATCAAGAGTGCAATCGGGATGTATTTTATTAAATGGTTCAAAATTATCCAACTCACCTAAATTATCAACCCATGGGCATTTTATTTTAACCATGGTTTTATGATTCAATGGGCAACTATGACACGTCCCGATTTCTGTATATTGTTTCATATCAATCTCCAATGTATTAGTTAATAAGGTTTTTAAAGTGTTTTGGATTCACTGACTATATCCATTGCGTATGCACATAGTATCATTTCACCAGCTGCGATTTTTTTATTGAGATCAATGATTATACTTCCTTTGGTTATTTTATCTTGTTCTTTTAGCAATATTAATATTTTACCAGCTAATGATTTTTGATTCAACCTGTCAGATTTTTGAACGGCCTTATTATCCTGGCAATCAATTTTAATTATTCTTTTTGCAAATTTAATTGCTCTTTCTTCTGCTGTTTTCATAATCCCCATAAATTTTAAAATGTACGCTGCAGTGAATGTAAAAATACCTATTTTGATAGGTGCAAAAGTCGTTTGTTAATTTAATTTTATAACGTGGTCGCCTTTTAACATCTTTTTGGTAATATCATTCATATCAACTTTTGAATCAGATTTAAATGCGAAAACACTGACGTTCCTATGTGCGTTAATCCTTGCTCTTAATTTCATCTTGCTGATTGTTTCTGGCTTAATTTCAGATTCGTCTCGGACAACTTTGTATCCTTCTACACCTTCATTTCCGAACATAACAAAGTGATAATATGGTTTTCCTGCGTTTGATATAACTTCTAAAGATGGTTTAAATAGTTCACTATAGTTTTTACTGATCATAATATGTCTTAATATTGAAGGTTTAGTTAATCGATTTGATGAGCATTATTATCATTTATTAGATCTTCAGCAATTTCCCCGACTTCCAAATCATCCGAACATTGATGACAAAGACAAGGCGGCATCGCATCGTCTAAAGCTTTATTAATGGCCTCTTTTTTATTATCTGCTTCGACCTCAACTGTCATAAATGAGTATATTGGTATTGTTACGCTGTATTTTGGCATGTCTTTTCCCATTATTAAAGTTCGCCATAATCGGTGTTGTCTTCGTCTGGAAAAACATCCATGAAAGCTCTCAATAGTGGCTCATTTATGTTTTTAATATGTTCATTTATTTCATTTTTAGTTAATCGTTTCGTTTTTTTGACATATTCTTTTATTCTACCGAGACCCCTATACGCTTTAAGCATTTGATGTTGTACGTAGATAACTGGCTTATCGACAATTTTTTTATTGTCTTTAATTTCATACACGGACTTAATATGATCGTTTAGTTCTTCTATTTCAGCCCTATCTTGGCATCTGATATTACCGCGAAGATTTACATAATCATCAATTAAAATTCTTACCCGTTTAAGTTGTTTATCATTTAATACAAGCGTTGTTCCTTCCATATCTTATCCTGTAGTTATGATTGTTATTTTAATATAACAAAGTGGGTATCATCTGCCCACGCGTCAGTAGTTTTTACACTTTCATAGGCTAAATTCTGTAAATTTCTTTCGTCGTTCCACCCTTTCGAATCCTCGACCTCAGCCTTTTCTAATATTTTTGATATATTATTACCATTTAACCCACTTAAACTGTCCAGAACCTGATAGAGATAAATATTTTCTTTAGCGCATTTGGTAAACGCCCTTTTTAATGATTTCCAAGCCTTTTCTTGATTCGGGGTTAAATCTATCATTTCTTGTACTTCTTCTATGTTCATTATATCTCCTAATTAATAGTTAGTAAAAAGAGTCATTGCCAAAAATACGCTCAAAAAGTTGGCTATCTATTTGAGCATCCATCAACATTTTATCATCCATGCATTTTTTATATTCACCCTCTTTTAAATAAAGTATAGTCCTGTCAAAGATACCAAATTCAATCCCTTCTGGCATATCTTCAAGACATTTTTTCATACGGTTAAACCATTTTTGTTCAGGGGTCATTTTTGAAACCATTTTTATTAATAGTTAGCGGTTAAGCTGTTTTTAATTTTAGTCGGAATTGTTAACAATATATCCGCCGTTTCACATATCAAAAGAGGAATTAAAAAAGGCATAGTTAAAGTCAGAAATAAAACAAATGAAACACTTGCCCCTACCAGAAGACCATATAAGCCAGTTTCAATAATAGAAATTATAATATCCATCTCTTACCCCTTAGTAATTATATTGATTAAATTATTGAATAAACTTTCATGTTAAATGCTTCTCTTGCAAGTTTCGAGACATTTAATTTTTCATGGAATAGTTGAAATCTTTTTGATGCTGATTTAGCGTATTCTATTATTAAAACGGTCCTGTCAGAGTCGGACAGGTTTTTTAGAGTCTCGGTTGTAATCCCGTCTCTTTTTAATTCTTGTAGTGTGAGTTTTTCTAAGTTTGTCATTTTGTCTCATGATTATTTGTTTTAAAAAAGCCCACCTATCGGGACCGTTAAAATGTTATTTCAGTCTTCTTAATTCAGCTCTATATTTTAAAACTTTAATTTTTTTACCAGGATTCATTTTTTTTGTTAGCCCTAATAATTCTTTAGCTGTTATATCATTTACTGTTTCAGTTTGTTTTTTAGTTGAATTTTCCATTTTATTCCATTTTTAAGAGTGTTTGGTTTGTTGCTGAGTTCTTGATTTAATATTATTCCACTTGTCGGAATCCGTCAAGCAATAAATAACTTATTTTAATAATTCTATCCGGTCTATCTCATCAAATATTAATCCAGCCGTCTCGGAATCCCCTTTATCAACGTATTTCCGGCTTATTTCTTCAAGGATTTTTAAGGTTAAATCGATGTCTTTTATTTTAGATTCGTCTACTTTTCCTTTGAGGATTTGTTTTTCTAGGGTTTGAAAAAGGGTTTGCTTTTCGGTTTCGGGGTTGTGGTCGGTTGTTTTGTGTTCGTTTTGTTCTCTGTCTCTGCCATCTGCAGGATCAATTACACCACCGGTTAACATAAAACAGGCTTTTGCAGTGGAATCAATATCATCGTCATGGACTAATTTGCTTGGGAAGGCTTCAGCTGAATCAAAGAATGTCGCGTTATCTCGTTTTACATGTAGCCATGGGCCTTTGACGACTCTCACGTTTCCTGTCTCTGCCTTGTTTGCTAGGAGTTCAATATAGAAGTTTTTGGACTTCCTAACTCTCAATGGCGCTCTTAAGTGGGCAACTAGTAAATCATTCAGGGTATCAGTAACATCTTTACCGGAAGCGCCACCTTCCTCTTCCCAAATCTGCATGACCGATCCATACATTTGATCATCAAGGACAGCGGTTTGTTTCATTAAATCATACTTCGCTTTAGTGGCAATTTGAGTGGCTACGATATCGATAATATAAATCATTCCATTAACAAAAGTGAGCAATGATCCTGCTGTAAAATCGGGATTATTCTGTTTAATGGTTTCCTTTGGTGTTGATGCTAAATCCCAGAATCTGATTAGTTTACCACCTCTAGGGAAGTCTAAGACAGGTTCCTTAAACCATGCTCTGTTAATTAGATTACCGCCTCTTAATTTTGGTCTTTGTTGGTGTTTGGCTTCCCAGATGTAATGAGGCAAATTCTTTTTGAACTTTAAGGCCATTTTTAAAGAGTATCTTTGAGGCCAAAGCACTTCCCCTATTTTTCGTGGGTCAAGTGGATGCTTCCATTCCATAGCCTCTTCATCCATTAACCTTGGCAAACAAAGGACATGCCATTCACCCTCATCCATCCCATTCCATTCAGGAACTCCTTTTTGTGGCTTGTGTGTGTTGTATGATGCCATCCCTTCATTCAAAAGCCTTCTGCCTATCATATCTTTAATGCCCCAACGCTGCATTGTAAGCATTATAACGCTGTCTTCATCGTCCTGCCTATCCATAAAGGTTCCAGTAAACCACTCTTCTTCTGATTCTTGGACAGTGGGCGAATTTGCATCTTTAGCGCCACCGGTAGGATCATCGATATTTCCAATTGTAAACCCCTCACCTGTAATACTACCTTGAACACCTGCTGCTAAAAAACTGCCCCGGGTACCGCTTCCCAGTTCCCAGAAAGTATTCTGATCTTCTTTTATATCTTTGACACCTTTTAAAGTCCTGGTACGGCTGACACCTTCTCTTAAGAATTTAGGGAACACCTCGGTAAACAAATTATCCTTTACTATCCTTTTCACATTTACAGACGTTTTCCTTGCCCTTGGCATTGTTGCAGAACAGTGGATTATTTTCTCATCACATCCTTTTCTGATGATATTCCCGTCTTTATCTTTGTGCATTTTACCATATGCCCAAGCCATTGCCCTCTCGCAACCCTCTGTCTTGCTGTGTCTTGGAGGTAATTCGATAATTCCTCTTGTGATTTTTCTTTCAATAAGTGATTTGTAAAAATCGGAAACTACTTTATGGTGCCAGTTCTCATATTTGTAATGCCGGAAGGTATATTTTAGGAAGTGGAAAACGCTTCGCCTGGATAATTCTCTTTTGGCTTTTCTGATTCTTAATTCTTGTCTTGCCTGTGATTTAGATATCAATTCACATCTCCAGATAAAACCTGTTCGAGTTCTTCATCAGTATACTCTTTCATATCATCCGAATCTGTCATATCTGGTTTATCAAGAACGCTAGGGTCAACTTTACGCATGGCTATTTTAACAACTTCGGGAAGTCCAATATTATTTTTCTCAAGTTCAATTCCTGCTGTTATTGGATTTATCTTGTTGATAAGAAGTTTCTCCATAATCTCTTGGAATAGCTTTTGATTGGTTGGGTCTGGCTTCTTTTCCCACATTTGAATGCTTTTCCCAATTAGTTCAAGTGCCTTATTAGCTGCATTGGAATCGTGCTTATATATCCCGATAGGTTCGCCATCCTTCCCAATAACAGGCTCAGATTGCATGCATCTTGAATAATTTTCCATCAATCCAGTGAGGACAAAAGAGGATGATACCTTTAAATTTCTGGATCGTTCATTGATCAGGTGTGATATATAAAGCTGTATATTAGTCTTTTTTAGTAATTTACTGGCATTCACTGCTGCTGTACTATACACATCTGTCTGAAATGCTTGCATATATGATGAAGTTCCATTGTGATTATGAGTATTAACAAAAAACTCACAGAAGGCACCTTCGCTATCTGTTAAATCATCGATTATTTCTTGTATGTTGGTGTATAGCAGTTCCCCTTCAGGAGAATATACTTCCATTTCGGCGGGTTGTTTTTTCTTCGTTTTTACTACTTTCCCTGAGTTTTTAGCGAGGTGTTCTTTGTGGCGGTGTATATTAACACCATTGACTTTTAGATTGAATCGTTCTTTAAGGATGAACAACAATTGTTTGATCTTCGCCTTTCCTTTTTCCTTCTTTATTTCTGTACTAATTAACTTGTATGCTTCTGAATGTGTCTTTTTTAATTCACATACTTTACACGGTCTTCCTGCCATATCAATTACGTAATTGTTATTGTTTAATTTAGGCTTTTTCTTATGCCTATTGTGGTTGATTGATTACGTAATTGATTTTATATGAGGCAAAATGCATATTCAAACAGAAATTGTTAATAATTGCTTAGATAGTTAATAACATCCCCAATATCTCCATTATTAAGATTAAACCATTCCCCTCTTACTTTTTTGTGAGAAATATTATCATGAATTACTTTTTCATGATACCGGTAATTTTTTAACTCCTTAACGTAAACAACTACGATATCCTCTGGGTTATGTGTTTTATATATCTTCATTCTTTGTTCGAAGTCTAAGCTTGAGCCAATTTTATGATATTTACCAACTTTTATAAAATAGACTACCCCACTGGCATTTTCCTTAACTCTATTATGCCTGTTTAAAAATATTTTTTGGTTCTTATCTAATAAAGATGCTTTGACAAAATCTGAATTAAACATATGCTTTTTGTGCCTTGAAACATTCATTGGAATAATATCAATACCAAATTCTTCTACAATATTTTTAACAAACTTTGCCATTGATATTCCACTGCCAGACAACAATTTTTCGGTTATCTTATCAAAGGCAATTGGTTTAGTTCTTTGTAACCTGCATATTTTGCATGTCCTGCCTTTGGCAAAACCATTTTTTGTAACGCTTGTTTTTATTTCCATGATTATGTTTTCCCCTCCTCCATCAACTGAGTTATAAAACAATCAATACCTATCTGCTCAGTGATCCCGTTCATTATTTCATTTTTAAGGTAACTCTCTTTATTTCTTAAATTGAATATCTTTTGATCCAGACTTTTATTTTCAAAATAAAGAGATAGCAGCGTGCAGGATATCACATACCATATTATTTTACTAATCAGGTCTACGATATCACCTGAGAATGAAAGTATTTGATAAAGAAGGTATAGGCTTACTGATAAGTATAGATATGGTGATAAATTCTTTATCTTATTCATCGTTGTGTTTCTCCATCCAATTTACCAAGGCTTTCATTTTCTGAAGTGTTAAATCTCCTTTTACATAAATATGAGGGGAACCTTCCCGATAGATTATTTCAGGGCATGACTCTCTGTGGAGTTTTATATCTAAATCTCTAAACATTGCAGTGTCGCAGTTTTCTTCCAGATCTTTAATCCAATCTTCCGTTTTTTTATTCGGAAGCTGTTTTCCTGCGAATTCAACACATGCTCTCCATTGTATCTCTGTTTCTTGATTTGCATAATCTCTTAAAATTCCAGGAGCGCCACTAGTTCTCTCTAATAAGTCAGGTAATTTTGTGTCAGACATCATCCATGATTCAAAACTTTCTCTTAACTCTTCTCTGCTCATAAGAATTCCCCTAACAGTTCATAGTCATTATGGGTTATTGATATTACATATGGAGACGGATCAAAAATGATTGCTTCTGGCGCACCTTTTAGTACATACTCAGCTAGTTTTTTGATTTTTGACACAGTGTCCAGTTGTGTTTTACCGAAAAAAGACATAAATTCTCTTTTTTGCAAATTATTATCCTTGCAATATTGTTTGTCTGTTTTTATATCATGCTCTGTTTCACTGATATATTTTTCACAAGCAGTAATAACGATATCTGCTCTAATTTGTGCTGATGCCATTTTTTATTCTCCTAATTTTAAATATTTTTCAATTCTTTTGAACTCTGTTTCGTTAAGGAATATTTTAAGGTTTAGTTCTTTTGCTTTTTCGGCGTGAATTTTAATTCTATTTATGTGTCGAATAGCGTTTCCTCTTATGCATGACTGTACGGCGTTAAATGTTTTGTCTTGGGTTATTTTATCTTCATCTTGGTGCATTTTTGTAGTATCTTCAATATTCTTTTTACAAATATCTATAATACTATCCGGTTCAAACGGTCCTATTGATGCCATGGTTACCCCCGTAAATGGTTTTTAATCTTAATTATATTTACATCTGATAGGAACGTTATAATATGTATTTCACCTTTTGATATAGCGTCTGAAAGCTCTTTCTTTGTTAATGATAATTTTATTATGGCCTCCGTTTCTGCATCTGGATAACTTTTTAAATTTGTAAAATCTAACTCCAATGGTTTTTTAGATGCCATGGTTATTTATCTCCTTCCATTTTATCTCTTCGTTTTTTAAGATTTTTCTGATATTTTTCATTATCATCCTTGTCAATTTCATCAAGAAGATTTTGAAGGTATTTATAGAAACTCACCCACCTGTCAATAGTGATACTTTTTACAATTATAACTATTGTGAATATTATTATTGATGCCTGGACGAAATAGTTTTGATACCACATTGATTATCTCCTTACGCCCAATCAGGCATTTTGCATGTTGTTATGTCGTTGATTTTATGTACTATTTCGCAATATTTGAATCTAAAATCATGCAAGTAAAGATCTTTATGAATGCCTTTAGCGCATAAACCTTTCCCGCTGGGGTGTAATTCTACTTTAAATATCGGTTTACGCATCCAGTCTTTGATTTCATCTAAATCATCGTGGAAATCCCACGTTAATTCATCTCCGACTTTGATTTCTTTGCCGTTTGCATCTGCCGGTTTTTTGATTTCTGAACAGCCTTTGAAATACATTTTTGCCACTGGTTATTCCTTATCAAAATAAGATTTGTTTATTAATGTTCGTTCGCACCATACAGGGCTTGCTTCATCAGGGCACCCAAAATGCCTGACTAAATCGTTGTCGCCTGTGAATTCATCGTACTTATCGCTACCCTCGTTATAGTTCCATTCATATAAACATGGGCCTTTCTTACATTGATTACACCTAATGACCCTTTTTTGTTTTCTCTTTTCGTTTACTTTTTGCCATGCTTTCTTGCATTCATCGCATTTTATTAACTTACTATCCCAAAGATCATATTTTTTACCATTTTTTAATTCTAATTTTTCACCAAAATACCCGCATTTTCTATTAAAAAGACTCGCAAATTTACAACCGCTCTTCCCATCATTGCAAAATTCAGAGTCCCAAATTTCAGGTTTCTTATCTATTTTTATTGTTGGCATTATCCCTCTTCTTCTGACTGTAGGATGGTGAGAATTTTAACGAGTTTACTCCTTATTTTGACTCTATCGAGATTATCACATGCTAATGATGTATCTATTTCGTCAATTAAAAGGATAGCTGGATTAATTCTTAGTTGTTCTTTTACTTTTCCGACCTCTTCACCCGATTTGAACCCAGAATTATAAATATTAAAATGTGAATCATTGTATTGAAAACCATAATCAATTTTATGGCAATCTTCTGCCGTTTTAATTTTCGGTTGCTGCTTGATAATCTCAAAGTTTTTTGACATCCAGTCTTTAGCCGTCATTTCAAAAACAACACCATTAATATCAGTGAGATTAAACTTTTCTGAAAGAATAAGGTGACCAGTCCCGGTAAAACGTATTTTATCACATGGCACAATCTTTTTCTGTTCGATTGCTTGGATTAGGGTTGTTGGCGGTTCTGTTTTAAAGTTGTCTTTTAACAAGATGTACGGCTCTTCAACTTCTTGTTTTACTTCCTCTTTAACACAGTTTCTTTTTAATTCTTTCTCTGTTTCTGACTCACAGGCAGTCCACCACACCATACGGTCATTATATTCACATCCAGAAAATATTTCTTTTGGGCTCCCTGAAAAAAACATTTGGCAATTTCTAAAACACTCATGGCAGTGCCATTCTGTCAGTTTAAATTCATACTCAGACATAATAACGCTGTTACCTGCTTTAACTTCCCATGTGGCGTTGTCATAAAGATCCTTCATTAGGGTAAATGGGCTATCATCACCTTCATAATAAAGATTCCCGCCCTCTTTCATGGTAAACCATTTACCACAATTAACTCTAACCTGTTTCCCTGCCAGTACATATTCTAATATGTCTTTGTATTTCATTGGTTATTCTCCTTTTTATCAATGACTTCATAAGTTTTATGGAATTCATCATTCTTTTTCTTAAAAAACTCAACTATAGATCCAAATCTTTCTTGAAGATTTGGATCATTCCGTCTCAGTCCAATAAAACCATCAAACTCTTCCATGAGAATATCAATCAAGTCCCAACGTAAAGCATCACCTTTATTTGGATTGTCCGTTCTTCCCTTGTATTGTTCATCATGTACAGATGGAATATAATTTATTTGTTCTAAAAGTTCCTTAAGGTCATCCTTTGTTTGGATTACCACATTTTTCATATCTATTGTTATCATTTGTTATTCTCCTCATAATACCGAATTAAAGCTGAATTTTTGGCTTGTTCAAGAACTAATTTTAAATCATTCCTACCCCAACTTGTTTTAAGAGAAAGGGCTTTTTCTTCTTCCTCTTTTAAAATCTCTATAAATCGTTTCATTTATCATCCCTATCTAAATTTAAAAAATGTGCTAATTTTGTCCAAAAATATATGAACAAGCATACCCACAGCAAATGCCTGTATATGCAGACTATACATCGATATTATGTCGATAACATTTCTGTATTCTGGTTTGATAATATAAGTTATACATTTTAATATAAAATCAGTAAAGAATAAAATTAAAACTGTTTTAATTTTATGTGTCCACCCCCTGTGAATGCCTGCTTGAGCGAATAAAAAAGGGATTAATGGAATAAGGATTAATTTAAAATCAAGGTCTATGTAGAAAAGATATCCAGTCGCTATAATTAATCCGATAGCGTATAGCCGTGTAGGGGTTGACTTAGTATCAACATCAGGGAAAAGGCTTCCAAAGAATATGGCTGTTGCCACTATTTTTAACTGACTAAAACCGCCAATTATCCCGTAATAGATACATGATATTGTTATTGCAATAGCAGAGGATAAGCCTGTTATTGCGTGTGTTTTGAAGTTGCTCAACTTTTATCCTTTTTCTTAGTTGTTGCAGCATATACAATCTTACCGGAAATTTCAGATATAAAACTCCAAACAATTGCTATTGGTATCCATAATGGAGCTGTTAAGAATGCCCATTTAACTATGAAGAACATGAAATAAAATGATGCTGGTATTAATAACCAATAATAAATCCATCCTTGTGAAAATACGCTAATATCATATTCAAATGCTTTCCAGATGAGTCCTAAGTACTTTTGATATAGTTCTGTAAATGTCATATTTAACTCCTTTAAATTTT